TCCTAAGAATTCACCAATCACTTCCATCGTGATGACTTCCGCATCACTCAATTTAGGTGGAAGCCCTCGGCTTCTGAATCGTGTGCCTTGCTGTAACTGCGTTAAATTGTCATCTACCCAACAAAACACCCAAATGATAAAATCTTGTTGTGACATAGCCTTTTGTTCCTTTATTTCTCTATTTTTGACGACTTAAAGTTATAAAGGAGCGGCTATGTCATTTCAACTCATCATAAAAGTCGAGCATCGCGTTAATAATAGACTACTATGATGAGTAAACGAGTCTAATCAATTCAATTGAAGGGGAACTGTTTTGCCTGAAAATACCTTAATTAACGGGGGATTGATTCAAGCCTTTTCAGAGGTACGAAAAGAAACAGGCGGATTAGTCACATTAATGCCGAACACGAACAATACAGTTCAGCCAGTGGCTTTGATGCGTCTCGGATTGTTTGTACCAACCCTTAAATCGACTAATCGCAGTAAACGTAATCTAATGACTTCAATGGATGCAACCGATGAATTGAAACAGTTATCGCTTGCCAAATCTGAGGGTTATACGAATATTAAGATAACTGGAGAACGTCTTGATATGGATAATGATTTCAAGACGTGGGTAGGCGTGATCCATTCTTTTGCCAAGCACAAAGTCATTGGTGACAAGGTTACGTTAAAGTTTGTTGATTTTATCAAGTTGTGTGGTATTCCATCGTCCCGTTCTTCAAAACGGTTACGTGAACGACTCGATGAATCTTTGCGGCGCATTGTCTCAACAACACTTTCGTTTACCAATGACACAAAGGCGTACCATACCCATCTTGTTCAATCAGCCTATTACGACATGGAGAAAGATACAGTTACGTTGCAGGCTGATCCAAAAATTTTTGAATTGTACCAATTCGATCACAAGGTTCTCTTGCAACTCAGAGCTATCAATGAATTATCTCGTAAAGAGAGCGCACAGGCACTTTATACTTTCATTGAAAGTCTTCCTCCGAATCCTGCTCCTGTCTCAATGGCAAGGCTTAGAGCACGGTTAAATTTGAAGTCTCGTGTTAACACTCAAAATGCCACTGTCCGCCGAGGTATGGAGCAACTGCGTGAAATAGGTTACTTGGATTTTACTGAAACCAAAAAGGGCAATTCCGTTTACTTTATGATCCACGAGCGAACACCTAAACTAAAAAAAACCAAAACTATCAAGACAGTTAGGAAACGAAAGACCACTAAAGATAGTAAAGCCTCTAAAGGAAGTGATGATACTATCCTTGCCGAATTGACTAGGGAAGAGTTGGAGTTACTAGAAAAAATAAGAAAATCAAAGTAATATCTGGATTAAGACGTTATAGAAAGTAAACATCTAACGACCACTATAGTGAGAAGTTAACTCTTCATAGTGGTCTTTTTTATGTTACTTGGGTTTGGATTAGGGTATTAGAATTATTCTTCTATATTTGGCAAAACAGTAGGGTCGAAGATAATTCTATGCTGCGATGGATTTCTAGCGCATATTAGCAGATGCTGTCGATGTTCTTTAGAGCCTATCATACGCAGTTTCATTTCAGATCTACACCACGGGCAATCACAAGTTATTTTAGTTAAGTAAATGTTTTCTTTTAAACCAATTTCCAGATTTTGCAGACCGAGAAGATGTTGGAACTTAACTCGGTTAATGAGTAACCCCATAAGCAAAATAGGTAGAGAGAATACTAAAGCTATGAGCGCGATTGAGTGTAAATAGTAGTTTCCTGTAAGGAATGGTAAGAAAATTCCAGCTATACTAGCAAGACTTCCCCAAGTACCTAGCTTTAAAAAAGTTGAACGTTTTGCCAGTTTACCTTCTTTTGACCAAGGAAGTTTTACGAAAGAACGCTGGATATTTAGAGTAGAAGGGTCGATGTTATTCGAATTTGTATAACTGTCACCTACATGGATAACATTATCTTTTATCTCGGAGTTAAGGGCATTAAAACTATTATCACCAAAGACGATAGAGGTGCTTCCTCTCGTTTTACCGCATGTTGAGCAAAAATTATCATTTTCCGCGATTTCCTTTCCACAAGCTGTACAAAATACCAACGTAACCTCCTAATTATATGATTCTACCTAGTAATGGACTTTAATGTGCAAGAGGCTCACAGGTAAGTGAGTATAATATATATACTGTATTTTTATGCTACGTGCTTTAGTTTTTATAATAAATTTAACAATCAGTTGGTAAATTTATTTGTGAAGAAATGCATTAAAGCAGTCTGCTAAATTCCTTCTGTAAGGATACCAATTCAATTAATAGTGACGGCGTAACTTTTTGTGTTCTCTTATAGTATTCACTAGACCACTATAGGAAGAAGTAAATCACTCTTTATAGTAGTCATGTTTCTTATAAATAACGTCCATAGTTTTTGCACTACATTGCTCATTACTGTGATGTTGGGTGGTGTATTTCCTTAATAATTATCAGGAGGTGTTGATAGTGGGTATTGGTATTGACTGTGGGTATTAAATGAAGTAAAATTACTCTGATTTTTGCAAATGAGGAGAAAAATGAGTAGCGATGATTTAATTAAGAAAATTAAAGCGAACGGCTGGACATTAGTTAGGATCAATGGATCTCACCATGTTTTCGAGAAATCAGGAGAACCCTTGCCGTTAGTAATTCCTCACCGCGTAAAGATATTGCGGTAGGAACGCTAAACAAATTACTAAAACAAGCAAAACTGAAATAACAATGAAGTTAAGCGGCCGTTTATGGTCGCTTATCCTGACTTAAAATGAGGTAACTATGAGATACCCAATATATTTACATCAGGCTGATGACGGTTCATTTTCCGGCTTCGTTCCAGACGTAATTGGTTGTTACTTCGCTGGTGATACTATAGACGATGCAATTTCTGATGCTACAAATGCTTTAGATACTTACTTTGAATATATGAGTGAGAATGGTAACACCCCTGTAGAGGCAAAAACTGTAGCTGAGCACCTGAATGATGACGATTGTCAAGGTGGAATCTGGGCTTATGTCGATATAGATCTAACTAAATACGAAGGTAAAACGACTAAATTAAACATCACACTACCACAATTTCTGTTGGTAAGAATTGATGACTATGTAAACTCACATCGTGAATACCACAGCCGTAGCGGATTCTTTGCCGAATTAGCTAGGCGTGAACTAGCGAAACACTCGTAACTCAAAATATCCTCTTTGCAAAATTAGAAAATCCCGCCTTATGTGCGGGTTTTTTCTGTTATTAAATAGATGGTACTACGCACTATAAATGAATGACCACTATATGTAGCTACTTGAGCGTCGAAAGTAATGGATCATGATCAGCATTTTCCATTCGAGCAATAGAAGGTTGTTGAACACCTATAATGGCAGCCAGTTCCGCTTGTGACATGTCTAGTTCATCACGTAACTGACTAAGGGCTAATTTGATGCTAGGGGCTGTTGACGTTTTGTGTTCATCATTATTTATTCTGCCCACATTGGCAGCCATATAATGACAAATGCCAGTGCTAACATACTGGCGTAATTTCTTGCTAATTTATCGTATCTTGTTGCAATAGCTCGAAAATGTTTTATTCGGGCAAACGCATTTTCGACCAAATGTCGATAACGATATAAAACATCATCAATACTTTTATCAGATTTTCGGCTATTTTTCCGATAAGGAATGACCGTTGTCGAACCTTGTTTTTCAACGAACTCGCTGAAAGCACTGCTATCGTAACCTTTATCCGCAATCACAAAATCGGATGCCGGTGAATTAGAGAAAGGCTATGCGCCTTACCCTATTCCAGAAGAACAAGTCGGTGGACGAGAAACATTTGAACTTCATCACGTTAAGCCAATCAGTGAAGGTGGTGGTGTTTATGATATTGATAATATTCGCGTTACAACGCCTAAGCGCCATATTGATATTCACAGAGGAAAATAAACATGGAACAGAAAAACAGTATCAGTGATTACACCGAAGCTGAGTTTTTAAAGTTGTTACAGGTGATTTGTAATGTAGAGGCTTCCAGTGAGGAAGAACACAAATCATGGGTTAGACATTTCGTTAAATTATCGGAGCATCCTCGTGGGAATGGCCTGATCTATCATCCTAATGATGGTGAGGATGACTCTCCGGCAGGCATTTTGAAAACAGTTAAAGAATGGCGAGCCAAAAATGGTAAGCCCGGCTTTAAAAAGGGTTAATAAAATTACGTTAACGGATTAACAAAGTAGTCGAATACCCGTTACTCACGGATGAGAAGCGGGTATTCATTCACAACAACATAGGGGTTGCTATCAAAAGCGTCATTATTTCAGATGCAAAAACCAAAATTCGTGATCAGTTAAATACCCAGTTCGGGCGCGATGCCACCAGCTTTGATTCAAACAGCGCCGGTCGAATTCCAGACACTCACTTAGACCTGTTTATGTAGCTGCATAAATAGTTACTTCTGTTTGCTTAATGGGAGCATCAGCGTGTATGGCTCCAACGGTGACTGTGCGAAGCCAAGACGCATATAAAATGTACGTGCGCTCTCATCAAGTGCGTGGACGATTATAGCTGAAATGCCCACATGCTCTGCTGTGCTAGCGACACGTTTCCAAACATCCTGAAGAAGCAATGCACCAAGCTTCTTCCCCTGATATTCCACATCGATAGCCAAACGACCGAGAAGCACCACAGGGATAGGATCTGGCATATTGCGTTTAAGTGATGGTGTAGATTCAATATGATTAATTGAGCCAGCACTTAAACAATAATAACCGATAACGTCTTTTGTATCTTCCTTGCAAATAACAAATGTGCGGCTCGCGCCCAGCTTATTATTTTTTAACGCTCGGCGAGAAAGCCATTCGTTTAATGTTTCATGCTGGCAATAAAAACCATTTACATTATGTTCAGCCGTTAATATTTCAGGGGTGCTTATTCCCACGGTGCTTTATACTCCATCAGTTTTTTAAAGCCCTCATTCTCAGAAAGTGGTTTCTCTAACATCTGCATGAATGCTTGATATTTCTCCTCGTCAACGAAAAAGTGGCGCTGATCAAGTATGACCTCTTCGGCTGCACGGCAGGCAGCATCCAAAATGAAATCTGTTCGGGTCTTTGAGTGCAGGTTTGCTGCATGGTCAATAAGCTCCCGCTGGAAAGCTTTTGCCCGTATGTTAATCGGAGTTTCTTTCGGCTGTGTTCTCATAAATCACCTGTGTAGCAAATGTATATACAGTCATTATAGCATCCGTGTAGCTAATAGCTATACATTATATTTGTTTTTCCGTTGTTCAGTAATATCCCGCAAGGTTAACTTGGTGAAATCGTCACTTGCCTTAACTCGCAGTTGATGAGGTTATCAATTTAGTTATCCCTGATTTGATGTGAGGCCAACAGATGAACATCCATAACCAGCATTTTAAAAATGGGTGGCGGATGTTACGCCGTAACAGAGATTCGAGCATTAAACCAGCTCCGCCGATGTAAAGCATGATCAGTATAATGATGGTGTGATTCATAATATTTTTATGTATGTATTTTAATACATATCATAGTGATTTTTTTATAAGAGTAAATATAAAAATAATCACATTATCTAATTTTAATCATTAAGATAATGCCATTGTTTGATTGCTGATAGTATTTTTCCAAAATGGAAAAGGCACTCAATAAAGTGCCTTTAAAATTAACTAGATATGCTGTTCAAGCTTATTGCTAAGGTCATTGATATGATGAATAGGTAAGTTATGTGAGCTATCCTAGTATTGCTTTGAGGAGCTTAATTGCCTGTTTTTCAATTCCTTTAAATATGGCATCACTGATGTGTGTAGGGAAATTATCAGGTAGTTGCGCCGAAACTTTCTGGATAACGTCAGGTGTTTGTTGCCCTATCTCTGTTAAGAATTTTTTTGCTAGCTCTGGAGAAATACCAACATGATCAGCAGTATTCAGAAAATGACGCGGTAGGATTTTTGCCCAATGGTATTGACGGTTTTTTCCTTGTAGTGCCATCGCCATTTTAGCTTTCTGTTGTGGAATTCCTCTAGGATGAAACAGAGGGTAGGCTGATATGATATCGTACAAAGGAGTCATGGTAAAAGATGACCCTGATTCAATAAAGAGACTAAAATTCTTAGCATGACCATCAATCGCAGCCAATAGCCAAAATAGAATTTGAGTACGAAAAAATGTTTCTCTATCCAGTGTTGATTGTCGAGAACTAATAAGTAATTTCATTATATCTGAAATACTCGGCCCTCCATCAGACTCATATTTTTGTGCGGAAGATACCCCTAAAGCCTGACACATATCTTCCTGTGGTAGACGCATTAGCCAAGAACCGTCATTAGACCATCGTCGGTCGAAACGCCGTACTATTAATACGTTTTTATTACCAAATGTTGCTAACTCAGCATCTGCTACTGGAAAACCAAATTCTTTGGCAATTTTCAAACATAACCATTCGTTTTCGCAGCTTTCACTTAGGTCTATATTATTTTGTTCTATTCTTCCTATTGGAAGTTTAAAAATATGGCTGGTTGGTGTACTACCGATAGGGCGTTGCCAGCGTTCCTGATGCCATAACAAGGCTGTTTTTTCTTGTGCACCAGCTAGGGAAATTCTGAAATCAGTATCAGTATTCATGCCTAAAGGAGCTGTTCTATAATCATCAAGTAACTGAACTATATCTCCTTCACTAAGCGGTTCTGCATGTATTTCTCTTACGGGAGGAATTTTTGAATCTTCTGGATAAAGCTGAATTGCTCCAATGCAATCGCGTCCAACACTAGCCAACAGGTCAAACGGATGGGAAGTAGCTATTTTAAATTTTGCCTGCATACGTGCAAGTATAATATTTGAATCAGGTAATAAGTTGCTGAAAAAATTGAATACTTCACGTCCGATATATTTATGAGAGTTCAAAGGTAAGGAGAGCGATATGGCCCGCGAACCACTGGTTTCAATCCATGATTTTTTGTACTGAAAAGACATCGCTCCACCGGTATCACGGGATAAGATACCCACTTCTGTACCGTTCATTGCAACAGTTAAGTGTTGGCTTTTCATTTATCACCACTCCTCAGTCCAACCATTGTTTGTATCCTTATCTGGATTGCGCTCAGTAATAACTAGTTGTAGTTCTAGTGCAGATAACAATTTGAATAATGTTTCTAGTTTGCATTTTTCTGGATCATTCTCGAAAGCAGATACTGTACTCTGCTTCATTCCTACAAGTTCAGCGGCATTCTTTTGAGTGAACTTCATTTTTTTGCGTTTATCTCGAATTGCCGCAGCGAGTGTTTTAGGTGTTGTGATCTTCATAAATATCCCCTCTAAAGGATAAAAAAACAATTATCCTCTGTAGGGGATAATTTTGTAATATCTGTTATAACGGATAAATTTATAATATCCTCTATAGAGGATAATTGCAATATAACTCAATTAGAAAACACTAACCGTAAGATATTTATATTGTTTACTTAATTAGTTATTTTTTGATTTTTCTAATTATTAAAAATAATTAATTTGTATCTAGTTGATAAAAATATAGAATGGGAAGTAGGAAGGGCGCATAGCACCCTCGTTGATATGTATTATTCTTCCTCGTTATCTTCCAACTCACCACCATCCATTGCGGCATCTGCAATCTCTGCATTGTCAGTATGCCACTTTTCAAGCAGCTCAATGATTTTCTCTGTAGGGATCTTCTTGAAGTTTTCGACAACTTCTTTACGTGAATAGGCTTTTTCACCCAAGAGAATACGACCGGATGCATTCTTTTGCAGATAACCGATATTCAGCATGTGCTCAACTAAAGACTCGGTTGAATCGATACCAATATCGGTATCGTAATAGAAGCTCCACGATGCGGTTTTAAAAGGTGGGGCTACTTTATTTTTAATGACTTTTGCCGTTACAACGTCACCAATACGTTCCGCTCCCTCTTTGATTTGAGCTTTGGATAACTGAATGCGGACGGATGCGTAAAAGCCCGGAGCCTTACCGCCCGGTGCTTTTGTATTATCACCAAAAGTGACACCTAAATCTAAGCGACATTGGTTCAAAAAGATCATGCACACGTTGTATTTACTCGCCCATTGTGCGAGAGCAGGGAAGTGTGAAGATGTGCAACGAGCTAATGCTGTATTGTCGTTCATGTTCAGATTATCTTTATCTTTTCCTTTACCAGAAGCCTTGTTTTCGAACTTCTGGAAAATCTGATTCGGAACCATTGATGCCAGTGAATCGAACACAAGAACAATAGGTGCTTCTGGCTTAATAGCCTTGCTATCACGCATTGCTTTGACGATTGAGGCTGCGTATTCAATCGATTCCTCAAACGTTTCCGGCTGTTGGTAAATCCAATCCCCGTCATTTCCTACATTAAGACCGCATTTCTCTCCTAACAAAGAGTCAAAGCTTTTTTCATGATCCATAAAAATAGCAACCCCACCTGCTTGTTGGGCGGATTTCATGGCTTGAGTTGCTATATAGGTTTTGCCGCTGGATTCCCAACCAAATATCTCAATGATGCGACCACATGGAAAACCGCCGCTGTATTTACCTGAAATAGCTTTATTTAGATGAGGTAAACCTGTATTCAGCCATACATTGACGTGTTGCTGCTTAGCGTTAGATTTGACGGTGTTTTTAAAGAATTTTTTTAATGCGTCGTTCTTTGTCATGTTTACATTTTCTCCAACGGGTAAACGGTTTTTAATACGTCAATTTCAATGATAGTCTGGCTTAAATGTTTACAGACACGGTTATAAATAGTCAGACAGTGACCGTACACAATTTCAATTTCACGTTCGGTTACACTAATTTCTCTATTTGCCAAAATGGAGCGAACACGGCCTAATCCATCACGACCGTACAGGTTGATAATTTCCTTTGCTAATTCGGTTGGGGTGATTTTCAGATCTTTGGTTATGAGTGAAGTGATCATAAATTCTTTCCTTTCAGTCCATACCGTTCAAATGGGACAAGAAACACGTCCAAGTCTTCCAGAATGGATTGGAAATTTAACTTGAGCAGTAACTGCCGTAATTTTTCAGGATTGTAATCTGTCGGGATTTGTTTGATAGTGTCTGGTTTTAATGGGCAGCCACGTAGCATCATTAGCTTGAGGTTGCGTTTGAAGATATCCATCATGCCAAGACCCTGCTTTTCGTTAAATTCGTTGCGTGATAGCTTCTCAAACGATTTACGAGCACGGTTCTTCATAAGTTCTTTGCCAGCTAGGACGATGCGACGAATTTCAGCTACAGATCCATATTCAGCCATAAACTCTTTTGCACCTTTCTCACCAATTCCGCCAACTCCCGGTATGGTGTCTGAGTTATCACCATGAAGAGCTTTCCCTTGAACGAAGGCTAATGGGGTGTGATAACCGGTATCTTCAAAGAATTTCTCAAGGCGTAGAATATTGTCGTCACGCTGATTGATATAAGACACATTTTCATCAACCAATTGTTTCCAGTCTCCATCCCCAGTCAGGAGATAAATGTGATCATATTTGTGTTTTTCAGTGTTAACTAGAAGACTAGCTAAATCGTCGGCTTCACCATCTTCTGCAACGAGTTGTTCAACGCCTAAATATGAAAAGGCTTCTTGAATGAGAGGTCGTTGTTGCTTAAATTTCTCTTTCATTGCCTCCATATCAGGATTTGGCTCGCGTGTTTTGTATTTCGGGAATAAGGCTGTACGCTTTAGCGGATTTCCATCCCAAAGGACAATGACACGGGCTTTTTTGATAGAGGCGATACGTTTAACAGATCGCAGCGTATTGAAGATAGCTTGCACTTCCATATCGCTAACTTTCAATGTCGCTGCTGATTGCTGGTGATAGTAGCCTTGACTGTGTGCATCAACTAATAAAAGGTTCATCATTTTCCCCTAATGGCAAGGGCGCACGAATGCGCCCTTGTTCACAACCAAAGTTACAATTACAGACCTTCTAACTGTGCCATCATGTCAGCCAGCTCATCACCGCCTAATGCTTCGGATGATGCAGGAGCAACTTGAGCAGCCGGTGTTTCTGTAACGGTTGATACACTAGAAGCGCCTTTAAATTCAGCGGCTACAGCTTCCTGAGCAGCTTCTTTAGTCACATTGCTAGTAGCAGAACTTGAAAAACCCGGTAATGCAGTATCTGTTGCACCAGTGGCGGGTAGAGCCATAGTTGAACTAATAGCAACTGAAACTCCAGTCAATGCTCCGATTGCTTTACCAGCGATAGCCAGTTTATTTGCATCATTCAGACCGTTAGCGAAGTTTTCGAGATTATGTACGGAAGAAATAAATTTAGCTGGAACGGTAGTTTTGCCCTCTTTACGTGATGGTGACACTGTGTACTTAGTATCACGACCAGCACCGGTACGTTCGATTTTAAAGCAATAGCCTTTTTCGATATCCAGAGGTTCACCAATTTCATCGGACATATCTTCTTCAATGGATTTAAGAACGTCTTCAAACACGGTTTGAGGCAGTTCAACCAATTGAGTTTTTTCGGCCAGATTGATATTTGGTGTTGTCGTTAATGCGCCATTGACGATATAACGCTGGCTTGATCGGATTTCTGAGATCAAATCTTCCATGCTAGAGTTGCCTTTATGGATTGCTTTTGCCTCCATAACAGCTTCGCATAATTCACATGGTTCACCGTATGTCGCAGTCTTACAGACAGACGCGACAGTTTTATCTTTACCAGCCTCTTTGGTTTTAACAAAGTGCATACCGAATGGCTGATAAAAGATTGAGTTTGGATTTTCTACATTAGGGAAAATACGGAGATACTGGACTCCACTTTGTAATTTTGCGGTATCGATGCCACGGCTTGCGCGTTTTGATGCCAGTTCTTTACGTTTCCCTTTGATAAGCTCTAACAATGTAGACATACCGATTTCCTTAATTTGTTTATTGATTTGTGCGTTTAGGCTGTGAATTAATTTAGTAAGTTGATTGATGCTCTTTCTTACTCATTTTTATGATTAAATAATAGATCAGTAAATACATACATAAAAGCTGTTTTTTAAGGGGGGTTCATTTCTTTCCAGTAAATATTCCGGCATTCAGGTACTCGTAATCTAACGTGGCTTTCTTTGAAGCTTGGACAATCATGTCTCGACGATGACGAAAAGCTTCTATGGCGGCTTTAAAGAGATCTGCTAATTCTTTATTGTGGTTATAATTGTGTCGGGCAGAGGCGAGAGCATGAGCGATCGCAATAACCTTTTCTGGCAATTCTTCTATAAAAGACGTGTTGAGATTTAGTTCGGTTTCCTCACCGGAATAATGGCGTTCTATCTGGCTTACCATTGCATCTATAGCTGATTCGGAACTCTTTGTGCCGTTCATGCTACGTACTGACCTGACAACGTTATAAATAGCAGCTTCAAGTCCCTCGATACGCTGTTTTTCCTCTAAACAGATACGCTCGGCGCCAGCCTGTTTAGCTGCGTATTTCATCATTAAAAGGGGCTGTGTCGTCCAGACTGCATCTAGGTCGTTTAGATCGGTTTTAAGGTCTTGCTCTATCTGGTCAATGATAGTTTCTTTAATACGTTGATTAGGCTCTTTCATATAAATAATAACTTATTAATAGGTATTTAAATACCCATTTAAAGGAGTGGAAATTATGTGTTAATAATCCTATATGACGCAAAGATTTGTTCGAGTACCGGATAAGCTATTGGGCGATTTTTTCCATTACGCTGCCTTTTGTCTTTCCGCTTCTTGTTGCCTGAATAACCGAACCTTTTGGGTCAATTCTTCGCGTGGAACACCTTGTTCAATTAAATCGTCCAAGTCACCCCCAATGAACTCATTCATTAATGCTATACGTTCCTCAGCCGAAGATAGGAATCTATTACGATAACTAACAAGATTCTGAAATGCCTTTTCTGTATTGTTACTGAATGCGATTTCTTTGAGTAGTCGGTTGAGTTCGTCCAGCTCATATTTACCGATCATCCCTTTAGTTACGTCACGAAGGCGGCGATTAACACGCATCTTTTCTTTTTTTGCCAACTCTATGACGATTTCTAACGTGGTCGTAACACTGATGAATCTTCCGTAAGGTGAAGTTAGTACCATTGATTTAGCTTTTTCGCGGATTTGATCTGTGATAATTGGCTGTGTTTTTTTCATTTCCATTTTGTTTAGCTTTTAATGAGTTGCATTGGAATACTAAGCCATCTAGGAAGGTGTTAAACCATAACTGGACGGCAGTAGTGTTAACTTTCGTTGATCGCGTTTGCCATTTCTGAAATGATTTTTATCAGCTTTTCGTCTTCTTCTGGTCGGAAGTAGAGAATATTAGGATTGAATGCATAAAACACGGTAGCATCCATTCCTGAAAAGTATTCTTTCCTGCCAATAAGATTTGATGGTTTTGATTTGTTGTTGAATAGCGAAGCCGCCAAACTGCCACAGGTTAAGACATAGGTAGGTTTTGCTATTTCCAGCTCGGCTTTCATGTACTCGGTAAATGTAGAAATATCCTCTTTGGAATATGTTTTCATTCCTTCATCTTTAGGTTTTTTAAGTACACCAGTGATGTAAATATCTCCCATTAGGAAGCCTGTATTTGTCAAAATAGACTTAAATTCGTTATAGCCGGACTCCATAAAATAGCCGTTTGTTGTATCACTTTTGCTTGCACCATCAAGGATGATCATGAATTGGGGCTTGCGACCGGTACGTGGACGGACAATACCGTCTTTTAGTCCTGTTTCACTGGCTATGCGATTCATCAATAGATTGATATTGGCATTAACCTTTTCATTCATCACAAATTCACGGGAAGTTTTTACAGCTTCGACAATGAGATTACCCATCATTTCAGCCTGACTTTTCCGGCGTGACACATCTGTTGCTGATGGTTGATCGGGTTCTATCGTCGCAAAAGCCCCGACTGAATCCAAAGCCTCAATGACACGAGCGTTACAGGAACGCTTGTTGACCGCTTCCACAAACTGAGCCTTGCTTTCAAATTTGCCACCGACCTTATCTCTGGCATTGACAATCGCAATGCTACCTGCCGATGAACAGCCTTTAATCGAGCTAAATGGAGAAAATAAAGAAGGGTGACCGTCAATGTCTCTAATTTCCATTCGTTGACTGGAGATATTGATATCAGGTGGCATAATGACAATGCCGTAATCCAATGCATCATTGACGAGATCTTGATGCTTATCTTCCCCTAGTATTGTCAATGCAGCAGCAAAAAACTCAGCCGGATAATAAGTTTTCAGCCACATAGATTGGTAGCTAATCAGGGTATAGGCCACGGCATGAGATTTATTGAATTGGTACGATCCGTTCTTTTCTAGTGCTTCCCAAACTTCATTTGCTTTTTCTTCGGATAAACCCGGTTGCTCTGATCCCGAAATAATAGAGTTAACTAACTTGTCTTCAACAAGAAGTTCAATACCGGTTCTCAGAGCATCTTCCACCGTTAAATTAGTATCTCCGCATTTAAAATGTTCTGCGCGATGTACCGTTTTGATTACTCCATCCTCAAATAACACATCAACCCAACCAGCTCCAGCTTGTGCTTTGAATAGAGTACCCATCGAAGCCATTTTTGCAGTATCTTTCTTGCCGATAGCTTTACGGACACCATCAGCCTCGGCAAGTGTAAAACCACCGAGTATTTGCACTGTTTTCATGGTTTGTTCTTGGTAGAGAATAACGCTGTTTGTTTCTTTGGTTAGCTCATCAAGTTTCGGGTGAAGTGAACTTGGTTCATGGAAGCCTTTAGAGACTCCAACAAACGTATCTAACATGCCTGATTGAATCGGGCCGGGTCGGAATAACGCTGTTGTAGCAACAACCGTTTCAAATGAAATGGGATCAAGACCACCGCCTAAATCTTTAAGTAACTTACGCATTGGGGCAGATTCAAGCTGGAAAACACCTTTAGTACGTCCATCAGCAAAGTTTGCCATGACTTTAGGATCATCAAGTGACACCTCATTTAACTTCACTGTACCGGAGCCATAACGCTCATCTATATAATCAACTGCCAATTGCAGTAAATCGAGCGTAGCCAGCCCTAACACGTCTAATTTGATTAATCCCATGTCTTCACAATGGCGCTTATCCCAGTTGATGACTCGCTCATCCCCACGAAGTTCTATCACAGCCCGCTCACGGATTGGTACACTGGAAACAATCATCCCGGCAGCGTGACGACCATAGCTTCGCATCATGCTTTTTAACTTACAGGCTGCGGAAAAGGCTTGTGGATATTTATTTGCGTATCTGTCTAGTGATGCCAACTCGACACGGAGTTCTTCGAGTGGGAGGTTATCACCTTCTTTAGCAGCCCAACCCACTTCTTTTGAAACGGAAAGATCACTTGTCGGGACGTTGAAAATCCTTGCTGAATCACGGATTGCCGATGCAGCTCCTAAATATGAATAGTTAACAATACCGGCAACGTAGTCCTGACCGTATTTATCATAAAGATACTGAATAGCAAGGTGACGTTTGGCTTGAGAAAAGTCCAAATCGGCATCGGGTAAATCCAGACGCTCAGGGTTAATGAAACGTTCAAAAAGTAGACCATGACGGATGGGGTCTACATCAGTGATGCCTATGCACCATGCAACAAGAGAACCCCCTACAGAACCACGCCCAGCGCCTACTGGTATTTTGGTTTTTAGTGCGTGTTGCATAAGATCTGAAACCAGCAGGAAGTAACCGCAAAATCCTAAACGACTTAACACCTCTAACTCGTACTTCAAACGATCAATATAGACCTGCCATTGTGTTGATGGTGGCGTATAGCCAAATGATTTCCCTGTCAGCTTGGCTTTAAGTCCAGTCGCCGCCATTGTTTTCAATGTTGCAGTTTCATCGTCTGACATTTTAGGTAAAACAACATCCATCTTGTGCCAGCGCCATTTGCATTTTTCTATTAGCTCATCTTGCATGGTGGAAACCATTGCCGATGTGACAGGTGTTGATGTTCGCGCACTGAACTCTTGAAGACTCTTGAGTAGATGTACACGATCGTTAATCGCATTGTCACGCACATAAGGGATTCTCATGCGGTGTATTTGATCTGATTTGACGTTGTTGCATACTTGATATGCGACATCTTTCAGATCTGCATCTTCGGGCATTTCGTAATACGCAGGGTAAAAGGCTATCTTTTTCAGTGAAAGAGTATCGGCAGCAAGAGAAGATTTAATATTAATCTGGTCAAAGAAAGGTGAAGCCATAGGATATATGGCAGCATACAGATCATCACGGTTTACAAATGCCAACTTTTCCATAATCGCTATGTAATCACGACGGCGAAATACGCTGTCAAAGTCGGAAGTCATTAAAACGATATTGCCTCTTTGGTATATATCGATTACTTGCTCAATATCCAGCCGTGGTGTTTTGTAAAATTGTTTGCGTTCATATCCGAGGCTGATTAACGAGCAAAGATCAGAAAAACCGGCTTCATTTTTAACCATAGCAATAAATGAATAGCTAAAATCGCGCACAACCGGAAGTAGCTCTTCACCAACCTCTTTACGTGCTTTGTTCTCTGATTCAAGAAGAGGGTTATCAACGATACATAGTCGGCTTCCCAATACTACTGAGAGTTCGTCAGAAGCTGCCAGTTGCATTGGGATAACAGCGGATATATTCATCGTGTCAGAGGAAATAATTGCTTTGTAGCCTTTTAGCTTTGCAATTTCGACTGCTTTCGATGCCTTAATGGTGGATTCACCTAATGAAAAGTCGGTTCTAGCAAGGAGAGCCTGCATTCTTTTTACCTTTTTTCTTCCCTGCGTCCATAGGGAAGCCTTCAAATTTGCCAAAGATAGAGATCATTCGTTTCTGCGCCTCTGTATGGCACGTCTCTTTATGTGTACAAGCACAACAAAGCGACGACTTTTCTGAGGCTGTAGTGATAGAGCCAAAACAACCTATCACGCGGCCTTACCAAATATCCGTTGCGCAAACTCGCCAGTTGCTACAGCAGAGGCAGAAGGCAATTTGTTGATATAGGATTTTTGTAATCCGAGTACGGGGTCGTTACGCATTACACCGACAATGCCTGCATTCAGCAATTCACGAGGGCCAATTGGTTGGGAGACTTCGTGAGCTTCATATGCATCACGGCAGCGTTTAGCAAACTTGACCAGATTCTTAGCCATTTGTTCAGGTATACCATGTGAAACTAGAATTGCGGTTTCTTGTGCTTCCGGCATGTATTCCACTTTTGATACCAGCGCAAAACGTGAGTAGTTAGCTGCGTTTTGCTGGTTTGTACCCTGATAAAGTCCAGTTTCATCACCAGAGCCGTTTGTGTTTCCGGTGGCAACAAAGGCAAAATGTTTATGGCGAGTCGTCTTTCGCCATTCCGGTGTTGCTTCTTTCAGGATCAAAGGTTCTCCCTCCAGTACCGGCTGATACAAAGAGAGAATTTGCGGATAAGCAAAATCGTATTCGTCGGCCAGATAGATAAAGCCATGCTTCATTGCTAAGGTCAGAAGTCCCGGTTCAAAATAAGTACGACCATCTTTGGCAAGTATCTGTCCTGTAATGTGTGATTCTTCTGTGGATGCCGTGTGCTGGGAGCGGATCAGTGGCCGACCTAAACGAGCAGCCATTTGCGTTGGCAAGGACGATTTGCCAGTCCCTGAGTGTCCCCACAGATAACCCGGCATTCCGGTAGTAAACATCATCAATGTATCTTTAATTAATTCAATATCATTGAATACGTATGATTCTTTTACTTCCGGCACAAATTCTGGGAATGGTCGATTAATAAAAACCTCAGTAACAATTGGCTTGCCTAGTGCATTGCACAGGTGTCCAGTTGGAAGCCCAAGCACTTCATTTACTGCTACTCGTTCAGTACGGTATTCTGTCATACCAACATGACCGTGAATTGTGGTTGTTTTTGTGTCAGAGATATCCGCTGTAGTGGACATTGTTACCTTTGTGCTTTCTTCTGATAGCTTTTTCTCCTGCTTTTTACGCCATGCGTCCAATGCGCTAGGTGAGATCGTCTGCATGTTAGGATAGAGACGCTTGTATTCTGCTAAGGCATCGTCTGGACTCATAGGTGTATTGTCCTCATAGGTCGGATGCTTAGAGCACAGATACTCACCATCTTTAGGAATGAAGTGCCGCTTCATCATTACATCTGGTTTCCCGCAAAGTGCGCAGTGAATAGCTGCAATCTTCTTTTCGTCAGCTTCTTTTGACATTTTCTTGTAACCTTAATCTGCATTGCTGTTATCGTTTTAACTTATAGTTATATCTTACATAAAAATATTATGTAAGTAAGTTAATACCTGCTAATTTATGTGAATTTTATAGAAAACCTATAAATATATTATGGGAGCACAGTATTAATTTTTTACGTATTTAAAGGGCTATAACATTCCCTAGTAGCGCGTTGCGGATTGCTGTAATCACTGTTTTCGGCAAATCATCCACTGAATTAACCTTAGTATGGTGCTTGTAAAATCTTGCTGGATCACTTGTCTGTATACCAACAGCCAGCAAATCAATTTTGGCCTTATTTATCAAATAATCAGCAGATTCAACTAAATGCTTGCTAAAACCATGACCTTTAGCACAAGGAGCGCCATCAGAAAGGACAAGCATAATTTGCTTATCCTCAGTTCTACCTGCATGGTGGCGCGACAGGGCAAGAATGCTTTCCCCGTCCACATTATTACATAACGGAATGTGATTAATACATGCTCCTAATCTAGCCATTGCGGTACTGGAATTAACTTTTTCGTTCCAGTTTTTTAGCATTGGTAGAAACAAAGGCTCATAACGGTTGCAACTGATATCACTGCCACGCATTAAACCAACAGTTGTAAAGCCAGTGATTATGTTTGGTACTTTAATTTTATCTAAGGCATCAGATAAAGCGTAGGCAGCAGCAGTTGCGAGCATAATGCGTTTTCCGCCCATAGAACCGGATAGATCAATAACAAGCTGAACGGCTGCGTTAACTGCTTTATGGTCGTATTTTTTAGAAAATACTCTGTCATCATTGATAGTAGGCAGCGCAATCTTCCATAAACTTGACGAGTTAATTTTGCCTTTACGTAATCCATTGACCTTTTGTACTCGGTTTTTGCTGGCAATTGCTCGTTCTAAATCTTTCGATAGGGTTTGCGATTTGTTAGTGAGCTGTGGCCCAATAAATTTTTTGAAACTACTCAGTCCCAATTTTTCGTTAACTTCATAATAACTATGTGAACTATCAGCCCAAACAGCTCCACCAACACGCTTTGTTCCATTCCTGATAAACTCTGATGCATTCTCCAACAATCCCATGAAATCATTAACGCGGGTGAACGGCAAATAAGCATCTGAATGGACGGATTTAATCTCATCAGAGATCATTTCGTTGGCTGCATCTTCTACGCTTGTAGACTTCGGGGCATCATCTGATTCTAATTCGGCTATATCTTCTGCCGTCAATTTCTCCGATTCCTCTGAACTGATTGAACCTAAATCACTATCTGATTTATCAGAGTCATCGCCTAAACCTGAATTACCAATTGACTCCCGATCAAGTTTTTTGGACTCAGATTCACCACTTCCCTCTAGTTCTGGCTTCCTTAGCTCATTATTATGATCACTCTTCGATTCTTTGGTTTTATCATCGTTTTTTGGTATTTCATTATTTTCTGATTTTTTATCAGTATCTGAATACGTGTCTTTTTTGTCGGGAAAATCGGGTTCTTTTTTGGTGCTTTTTTCGTCTTTCACCCTTTCAGTTGATTCTAGTTCTTTACTTGGCGTTGTTCCTTTTTCGGTTTTAGACGGTTTTTCACATTTTTCTTTTTCTATCTTTTCTTCATCAAGGCGGAATGCGCGTAACAAATCGGCAGCTAACTTAGCCGAACCCTCTGATTTAGTGATACGGTTTATGCGGATTTTATAATTGATTGAATCAAGCACGGCTAGCTCACTTTCAAACATATCCCAATATGGCTCCATAAAGTCCATAAATGGTGTATGGCCGCAGAGTGCTCGTGAAATTGGCATCAAAAATACTTCCAGAAACAGAGTGCGAGTATTTTCTGAGTAACTATGAATGTAACCATCTATTTTAGGGAAAAAATAATTTTCAATTATATGTTTCTGCGTCTTAAGTAAATTTTGACGACTTCCCTGAAACATTGAGGACATTTTCCGCTCAATGTATGTGTCTTCGATGACGTTCCAAACATAGTGCGCCTTTTTATCTGAAAAAAAGGCTGAAATTTTCTGGTCAGTAAACAAGACGTGTGCAACTTCATGGTCTATAAACCCACGTATGACATTAAGCAATGTATCAGAGGCTGTGTCTGGAATTGACGGGATATTGATGTATTCAAGTTCGCCGGTCTTTTTGTTATATGCGCAATACGCTTGTGAGCCAAAATCTACTACTTTGATTTTCTTTGCTGCTAAAAGGCTAACGACTGTTTGAAGCGATTCACGAAAAATTAGGACTTCATGTCTTATTCTCTTATTTGTTGTCATTTTTTTTCCTTTTCATGGTGTTACGTGTTTTTCAGTGCAGAAATAATAAAAAAAGCGTATAGGCAGTCAATCTATACGCTTTTTATTTGAAAGGTATGTGGATTTTCTAACGTTGAGTTAAAACTCGTGAAGCCCCTGTATCTGCCAACATATAAAACTCACCATTGACTGTAATGTGATGAATAATTAGGTCATTAGACGTATAAATTTGCAAAAGATTGTTAGAGGCTTCGCCCATGATTTCAGCCATTTCATTTTCAGTCAAAAGAACGTATTTGCCTGACTCCATTTTTTCAAGCAATCCTGTTATCGCTGCCATGTAATTAACGCCTCTTTTGTATGTAACTAAGTACTTATATTGATAATTCTTTATTGGAGGTTAGATTATATAAATTAGAGCTCAATAAAGGCAATTGTTTTTATTCTCATTTTTAAATTGGGCATGAAATACATGAGGTTGATTGGGTTTATATGTCATAGTTAATGGCTGTTAATAGATAGGTATTTACTTATATTGTCTTTAGCGTGTATATTGTTAAAACCTTTAAATTACAAAACTCACATTAAATAAGGCACAAGAAATGAGTAAAAATGTTATCGGCGACTTTTTAGCTGCTGCAATTCTGGCTAGTGGGAAGTCGCAGGCTAAGATTGCAGAAGAGGTAGGGTATTCAGCTCACAATAATATTTCTATGCTAAAAAGTGGCAAGATGTTGTTTCCAGTTGAAAAAATACATATTTTTGCTAAGGTTTTAGGAATTGATGAGGGGGTCTTGTTCAGAATTGTTATGAAGACCCGTTACCCTGAAATCTTTGCAATGTATGAAAAGAATGCCCGTACCCTCTCTAAGGATGAAGTGAAAGTATTAGAAGCGTATCGTAACTTTAAAGGCGCCGATATTGGTGATGTTACAAAGGCCGCAATGATTGCTGATGAATTTATCAGCAAAGCAACAAGTAACTAATCTTCACAATAGATTTTTGAAGTAGGCGGTAATGATAGGCTGCCTACTTCAAAATCATGGTTTAAATTTCGGTAAGAATCTGCTTCTACAATCCTTTTAACTTCGTTTGAAAACAAATCAAGCGCATCCCGCATCTGTCCAAAGTAATCATGCCTATCATACACTCTGTCTATTCCTTCAAGAGCATGGTTCATTATTTTACGTGATACATCATTTTGAATCCCTAATGCTGCCAGCTTGGTTCTGGCTGTTCTGCGCAAGTCTCGAGGGGTAAACTCTTCCAACCCAAAGTGAAGATGGTCACGAACCATGCGACGTATACATTGCGCTGGTGCACCTTTCGATATGAGTTCGCTCGGATATTTAGGTGATGGGCAAAGCCACTCACTGTTAGGAGAGGCTTTAAAGAGATTTTCTAAGCAAGTTCCCATCATTTCACTAATAGGTAATGAGTGATTGCGGCGTGATTTGTTACGGTTGCCCTGTCTCCATATGCTAGATTCAAGATTAAACTCACTTTTTTTTGCTCTGAAAACTTCATCCGGTCGTCTGGCACTTAGCAAACAAAAACGCAGTCCCCATCTAATTTGATCGCTGAAATCCCACATGTCTAATCCATGCCAAAAACACCATATTTCGGCATCTGATAACGAGCGGCTACGTGGTTCAGGAGTCTTTCCGCCAACATCTTTACGTGTCATTGAGGCTAATGGATTTAACTCTATGTACCCTTGATGTTCACACCATGAAAGGAACTGTTTTGTAAGAGCAAAGACTCGTTTAGCTTCGTTAACTTTATTATCGGAGAGTAAGTAATTAAATACTCGATTCAATTGAATTTTTGTACATTTTCTTATATCTAGATCACCAATAATAGGTAAGAGGTGAGCCAGTAATGATGAAATAGCAATCTCTGGCCTGCGCCTAGTAATAAGTAAGGAAACCTTTACCCACATACTAATTAAATCTCTCACTCTATATTCATTTTGTAATTTTTCTTCCAATTCAATAAGTGAGTAATTACCTATCATATATAAATAATTTATAGTATTTATACCTACATACTCATTTATGCGATATGAATCGTTATTACCATACTTGTTCATTTATATGCCTTATTTTTATAAATAATTTATTGTTATAAACAATCTTATTGTGCTTTTTATTTTGATTTAAATATAGTCGATTAAATATTGTGACTCCAGACGTAATTAGTCTGGAGTCACAGAGAATGGTTTTAATGAAAACTAACATAGAAGAGGAATATTTCCCCAGTTGAATCAATTGCAAATTTAAGCACATTACCTGTATGTTTTCATGGCGTACAAATTGTGCTATTTTAAAACATAATGTACTATTTAAATATGTACAATGAAGGAGGGTTTTACCATGCCTCAAATTCCTGTAGAAACTAATGATCGTATGTCATTACGCATTTCCTCAGAAGAAAAATCGCTTCTGATGCGCGCTGCCGCTATACAACACACTAATCTAACGGAGTTTGTTATCCGCAATGTTGTTTCAGTGGCGCGAAAAATTATTGATGAGGACGAAAGACAGGTGCTGACAGAAAGGGACAGTCTGCATGTTCTTGATCTTTTAGATAATCCACCGCCTCCTAATGATAAGTTAATGGCTGTGGCCTTTGCGTTGCCTAAATTACCATGATATTAGTAGATTGGCATGAAGAGCCTATTGGCAGACACCATGATCGTACAGCTTTTGATTGTGGCGATGATGCGTTAAATCAGTTCCTATATCGCCACGCAAGGCAAAATCATGAGAAAGGTGGAGCTAAAACATACCTTGCAGTAAGTGGCTGTAACCAAAAAGTACTTGGTTATTATAGCCTAAGCCCCGCTTCTATTGCTTATGAACGTACTCCCGAAGTAATTAAGCGTGGTCTGGCACGGCACGAAGTACCGGTTTTCCGATTAGGTCGATTGGCGGTAGATATTTCAGTTCAGGGGCAAGGACTTGGTGGTCAGTTATTACTTGCCGCAGGTAGACGCAGCCTGTTAGTTGCAGCACAAGCAGGTGGGATTGCGTTATTAATTGATGCTAAAAATGAACGAGTAGCTCACTGGTATGCGGCATATGGAGCTGTTCCATTATTAGATGCTTCTTTATCGTTGTTACTACCGTTTACAACAATCTATGCAGCATTAAGGGCAGCAGGGAAACTTTGAGTTTGATCCTCTGCAATTGAGCGATAAACCCTATTTATCAGATGGACGACCGCCTGAGCGGTCGCCTAATACAAGATACTAAACAAGGTCTGTTGTTAGGCTTCAATAAATTGTTGCTGTTTATCGACATCAAATTTATGCGGCGTTCCCTTCGGCTTCTTATAGCTGAAACCCTGACGGTGAAGCCATTTTGTCGGTCACGTATTCAATCTGTTGATGGTTGTGTATAATCGCCATTTTTTCGGAGAGGTTAAATGGCAACAGTTGAAGTAAAATGTCGATTTTGTCAACAAACAGAATTCGTCAAAAAACACGGTAAAGGCGATGCTGGCCACCAACGCTATCGTTGTTTATCCTGCAAACGAACCTTTCAACTTGAGTACGCTTATCGAGCGTGCCAAGCGGGTATAAAAGAACAAGTCGTTGACCTTGCTATGAACAACTCGGGGATCCGTGATACTGCCCGAGCATTGCATATCAGTATTAATGCCGTTGTCCGTGTTTTAAAAAACTCAAACCGCGATGCGTAACAACACTTCCGCTGGATAATGTCAACGTTCAGCTCATCGGTGAAGTTGACGAGATGTGGTCGTTTGTCGGGAATAAAAAATGCCAACGCTGGCTATGGTACGCTTGGGAGCCTCGGTTAAAGCGTATTATTGCTCACACATTTGAAAGGTGGAACAAGAAAACGCTTAAAAAACGGCTGAAAAAATTATCACGATTCAATGTTGCTTTTTGGTGTACAGATAAATTTAAGGCTTACAATATGTTGCCTAAAAATAAACACCTCGTCGGGGAAAGTTTCACGCAACGTATCGAACGTGAAAATCTCACACTTCGTAACAGAATTAAACGTTTGAACCGTAAAACACTCGGTTACTCAAAATCCCCGGAGATGCATGACAAAGTCATCGGGACTTTTATTGAAAGAGAATACTATATTTAAGGTAATCAACGGATTGAATGCGTGACCCAGTTGAGACGAAAGACACACTAGTTTTTGATGTGTTCTTAAATGCAGACAATTCTGTACGTGAAATGGAAATTTTTGGCTACGCCATCGATAATGGTGGTAAGTATCCTCTCTGCATAACATATAAAGAGAAAGAGGGGCTTCTGTACTGGGGGACTGGTGAAAAAGAAACAACTACTACTGTAAATCTTTTCAGAAAGATAATTAAAGTAGGGGAGTATATTACTTGTATAGATATATATGACAGTGAAAGAGCAGAATATACATATAGGATAGGAGATCTTTGATTGGGATCAGCTTCGATAATGAGCATATCAGCCCCCCGTGTAGAGGGCTGTACATAGGATTTTACTACTTGAATAATGGTAACTGGTTCTCTATACGCCATTTTTTAACGCGAGCTACAATTCCTGCTGGAGAGTCATCATCACAATCCTCTGGATAGTAAATTAAATCACTTCCTGCTGGGTGCTGAGTTAGGCGTTCGAACTCGGAGACATCATAATCTTCTTGTTGTTCCGTATCGTAATCTGCGTTACAAATTTTTGTCACGAAGGCTAAAAATTCAGCTTCAGTATAATCTTCAAGTTTATTCTTACTCATAAATGAATCTCTGTTTATTTTGAATGAATTTTAATGTGGTTTTTCGGGGTGACCACTCGTAGGTTGTCAACATTATAGACTTCACCGCCATGTTGAATTTCTTTAACATGGTGCAATTCAAGTCTTTTTCTTCCACCAACCTGATCATTTTTACGGGCAAATGGTGATCTACCATTTGAAACAACCTTTTTATTGTTTTTTGATTTTATTTGGCTCATTAATTTAGGAATTTTTCCTATTTCGGTCCATATAGCTTCCCTAAATTCATCAAATGAACTGAATTTTTTCCCTCTTAATTTATTTGCTACTTCTTTGGGAATCGGGGATCCTAATTCTTTAGATACACCTTCCAGCCATTTCTCACCAACATCTGTCCCATCTCCTGTTGCTATACCGGGTTGCTTACGTTTATTCTCTTTCTTAGCCTTTTCTTCTTTTTCTTTTTTCTTATTCTTTGCTTTTTCCCGATTTTCTTGAGCTACTGTGAGGGCATGCTCTGATTCAGCAATTAAGCGCTTTTGTTCCAATAATTTTTTTCTGGCAAAATTAAGTTCCTCTATTGCCATTTCTGTATATATGCCGCCTGTTTCTAATACATCTTCAGTGTCACCTCGACTAATCTCTTCAAGGAGTTGCCCTGGTGCAGCATATTTTTCAAACACATCTTTCCAACTAACTTCTTCTGGGTAAAGTGATTCAGCTCCCTTCTCCAGCAATAATTTCAGGTTTTCTCGAGAATTAACAACTGCATAAAAATTAAAATAAACCTTGGCATACGGTGCATAAACCGGAAACTCAATACACTCATCCCATTTTTGCGTGATAGGATATTTTTCGGGGTTTGCCAGTGTTAATCCTAGCGGTTCATTCCTTTTAGTATCTAGAGTCTTACCAGCTTCAAGAACAGTAGCTTCTGCATCACGTAATTCTTTATCAGCTTCACAAAGTTCTAATTCTGCGGCCAATAGAGGGTTAGCTGCTGCCCATTCCTTCTCTCTTTGCTTAGACTCTTCCAGTTGCGTTTTCTCTTCTGCTTTTGTAGGAACTTTGGAAACAGAAATATAGATAGCATCATGTTCACTACCAAAATCGAGTATGGCGTGATAAGTGTCACCCGCTGCTGTTGTTGAAGATATTTCCACTTCGGGGGTTGTATTTACTTTAGTTTGATGTTCTAGGGATGAACGAGCTGAATTATCAACAGTAATTTGTATAGGTTTCATCCCAGCAACAACCTGAGCAGAATAAACGTTAGGTTTATTTGTTTTTTCAGCTTTGACTACAGGAACATTAGTAGGTTGCCTTGTAATCGCTATTTGGCGTTGTTTACTTTTTGTATCAACAACAGGTTGACTAACCACATCTGCAAGCACTTTACCTTGTTCACGAATACGTTCCATCAAAATGGGTGCTGCAAGAATTGTTGCTACTGGGAGTGTGGTCACGTGAAAAACATCAGTGACATTAACCTTTTCGGCTTCTTTTCTAGCGTCGTCTAGCATTTGCTGCTGTAATTTTGCGGTAAATTCCTTTCGTCCATCTTCCAGACCCATTAGGAATGATGCGACTCTCCCTATTGGAGTCCTCTTTGCTGCACCTGCTAAGCGTGCGGCTATAGGTTTAGCATTGTCTATATACCTTCCCCAATTCGTAAAAGTGTTCTCAGGCACTTTGGTACAAACTGTTGCGTTTATAGTCCCTCCGATGGGAAAAGTTGCTGCTGGATAGCCGGGCTTGACTAATCGGAGATCAGCTACAGAGTATCTTGATGAATTGGCCGCTTGTCTACCACTATATCCACTGGTGTCACCGCTATTGCCGCTTCTGCTGCCATCTGGTCCGGAACTACCACCCCATTGACCACTACTCCATCCGTTATTCTCTGAACTCCATCCCGAATGATCTGAATAAGCAGCATTACTATTATTTCGACCATCGCCGCCTAAGCCAGTTGGACCACCATTGATACCGCCACCCGAATTGTGTGCTCCGCTGTTATGACCCATTCCATCTCCGCCACTCATAGTGAACCTCCTGTTCAGTGAGTCTTAATTAATTTTTTGTCTACTATGTTCGTATACATATTGAACTTATAGATGCTGTATTTATATACAGCATATGAACTGTAAATTCCACAACTCAGAAAGTCAAAAATTTTTTATCTATTTCATATACTATTTTTATCGATGCTGTGATTGGAACTTCACAGAGATCTCAACCAAAGGGGGAGTGAAATATACGAGTTAGTACTTTGCACCTATTTGGGGTCTAGTGGAATGTCTCCTAAAATAACAACCTTTCTTCAAAGAATTATCAAATTGTCTACATTTTGATTTGGTAAAAAACAGCTATCAAAAGTTGCTATCTTGATATCCTTCCCATCCTGAAGAACGGGGTTTACAGCGCACAGAATAAGAAAGCGGAAAGATGAATTCTGAAAATGGCGGGGGTAGTGACTGGGTAGCTGCGATAACCTCCAGCAAATGCGAGGCTGGCGTAGCCCCACATTTACTATTGCTTAATGCTTTGAAGTGACCTGCAAGGTTTCGTCTTGGTCGCCGTATAAAACGATCCCAGACGTGTCGATTTTATTTTCCAATTGACGCAGGTCATAAGCACTCTGGAGACGTAACCAAAACTCAGGTGTGCTTCCCAGCGCGGCAGCGATGCGAATTGCTAATGGTGGAGTTAACGCAGTTTTACCAGCAAGAAAACGCGATACAGTAGCGGGAGTTACTCCGATATTGAGCGCAAAACGACGACCACTAATGCCCATATCAGCCAAATCTCTGGCGATAATCTCTCCTGGGTGGGAAATTTTAAACTGTCTCATTAATGATAATCCTCATAATTCAAAATATAAGCATCACCGTTGACGAACTGAAAAGTAATGCGCCAGTTAGCTCGGACTGTAATAGACCAATAACCTTCGCGATCTCCTTTCAACGGGTGAAGTTTGTAGATTTGACGGTTTAACTCGCTTATTTCATTTGCTGTATCGATGGCCTGTAAACGGTCGTTAATCCTCTCGGCATCTTGCGCTGGTATACCAGAAGTAATTCCTTTTTCAAAAAGTTGCTTCAATCCTTTGTGCTTGAATGATTTAATCATTGTCCGAACCGTATTACATGATGTGTAATAGTATACTGTAATATTACACGCTGGGCAATGGATAAGCCACTGATCTACTGATCAGCGGAATGGGATTGCGCAAACGAACGTTTTTGCTCTTATGGCTGGAGTTGAGGAAAATTGGCGATTATCGCAGCTATCTTCCCATTCCCTAACAGGGTTACCGCTACATCCTGCTCACTTTGCAGGGTAAACCTCGTCAGTTGTGCTCTGAATGGAGTAATGACTGGGTAGCTGCGATAACCGCCAATTTTTGAATGGGTTTAGGGTGGATTAGCCCATTGGATAAATGAACAAAAAATCAATTTATTTACTAAGTAAGATCATTTTCAGGAGTATCTTTATAAACCTCGGCTACAAGTGAATGATAAACTTCTTGATTGATATCACATGCTAACGAAATCAGATCATGTAATTCGGTTGAACAATTGTTGCTGGTTTTGTCGAGAATCACTTCAAATAAAGAGGTTCCTAAACCCGCCCGATACATCGCCTGATCTAATGAGATAGGTTTCTTATGTTTTACGTAACTCAGTAATTTTAGTGTTAATGGCTTTGGTGAATGTTTCAAAAGGGCATGGTGAACGTCCTGATTGATATCATTCACCAGTGCAATCAGGTTATTTAAATCTATTGAGCACTCATTTTTCGCTTTTTCGAAAATGAATTTAAATAGAGACACTGCCAAACCTGCACGGTACATGGCTTGTTTTAGTGGAATAGGATTACTACACACAGCTTACCTCTACAATTACTGCGCTTGGGTAATAATTTGATAATTATTCCTGAGAATTGTTGCGAGGTTTACGTTCAATTGGTTGACCATTTTTGTCAAAGTATCGACTAGGCCAGATTTCTGAGGGATGGATTCCGAGATAGTTAGCAATTATCCATTCGCCTTTAGGCCACTCTCGCGATAGGGCATTTGCTAATGTTGATGAACTGAGTCCCGCTTCACGGGAGACTGCGGCTAAGGTTGTTCCTTGTTTGCGTATGGCTGCAATTATATCAGCTTGATGCCAGTCATTTTTGGTATTGAACATTCCTGCTACCCCTTCCATTAATTAATATTGATGGTGGCGATTCAAGGCAGGGTTCGCGGACCGGGAACCATCTTCCGGCAAGGCATTAGCCTTCCCTACCTGAACCGCCATTGAAAGGGCGATAGCAAGCACACTGGCAGAAACTTCCTACCAGTGGATGGTTCGTAACAAGGCCGCGACGCCTTGACCACCGGATTTTGCCGATGGCGGAAGCACTTTAACCGATTGGTTTATTTGGATCAATAAGCGAATCGGTATAATTCTTATCTTTTTGTATGTAAGCCGGTTAAGAGTCTTATGCCATTGCACTTGATACTCGCCTTTCTTCTACTGTAGACTGGATGCGGGAATCATTTTTTGATAAGAAAACATGAAGAATAAAAAGGCTATCCCCACACCTCATGATGCAGCGTTCAAAGGATTTATGGCTCGAATTGAGAATGCTCGTGATTTTTTTGATATTCATCTATCGGAAAAAATCAAGAAACTGTGTGATTTTGATACGTTAAGATTGACTAACTCTTCTTTTATTGATCATCAGTTACGTTCAAGAATGTCCGATGTCCTCTATTCGGTGAAAACTCAACAAGGTGATGGTTATATTTATGTGCTTGTTGAACACCAGTCTACTCCAGATAAAATGATGGCGTGGCGAATGATGCACTACGCTTTTATGGCGATGAATCAGCATTTGCAACAGGGGAATAAGGAATTGCCGCTAGTTGTGCCTGTTTTGTTTTATCATGGTGATACCAGTCCTTATCCTTTCCAGCAAGCTTGGACACAATGCTTTTCATTGCCAAAACTGGCGGAGGAGATGTATTTTAATCCGTTTCCGCTGGTTGATGTGACAGTTATTGATGATAACGAATTGGTCAATCATCGCAAAATCGCCGTAATGGAATTGGCGATGAAACATAAGAATTTGCGTGAGGGATTTAAAGCAGTTACCACGCTATTAGCCCACGCCCTCAAACATAACTATAATAGTGACAACGATGTTGTGACTATTATGAACTACCTATTTGTTACAATGGACTCGCCGCATTTTGAACAAGTGATCCAGCAACTGATTGAACAGGTAGATAGCCATCAGGAGGTGATTGTGAATATTGCACAACGATTACAGGACAAAGGCCGGGAAGAAGGAAGATTAGAAGGTAAATTAGAAGGTAAATTAGAAGGTAAGTTGGAAGGTCAAAAAGAGGCATCCATAAATATTGCCCGTGCCCTCTTAAAACGTGGTGACAGTATTGAACTGGTTATGGAAATTACCGGCCTGAGCCGCGAAGAACTTATCCCACTGCAATAACTCTTTTCTTTCTACTTTTTTTACCCACTTACCTGCTTTTTTCAAGGCAGGTAAGTGTCTTTTGTAGTTTGCCATCGCGGGCATTACTTTTGATGTAAATCACGCATCATGGCTTCACGTAAGATAGCGTTAAGTCTTGTCTGGTAACCTTTTCCCGGTTGCTTAAGCCAAGCCAAAACATCTGCATCAATCCTGACCGAAGCCTGAGTTTTTACTGGACGATAAAAGTGTCCTCGTTCGGCTTTTTTCCAGAAATCATCCTCCAGCGGAGCAATATCACTGTAATCAATATCACTATCAGACAATGCCTTAAGCTCCGATTTCCGATTTTCAGTCAGAGATGGCAATTCACTTCGTTTATATCTAACTATGCTCATAACGTTTTCTCTCGTTCCGCTCTGCTTTACGTGCACTGATGATACGAATAATTTCAGTCCCATCTTCAAATAGTATTGTGTGGGCAACCAGCACAATCAGATATCCTTTTACTGCTCCAATTGTCTGCCAGCGGTATTCGCCGTTTTCGAAGCGATCTTGTACTGACAAGTGAAAAGGATCATCAAAAACACGAGCAGCTTCTTCAAAACGAATCCCGTGCTTACAGAAATTAGTTTCCGCTTTTGCGAGATCCCATTCAAATTCAAGCTCCATCTTCACACCATAAAATACATTTTTGTATATACATATTAGTCTGTTTTTGACTAAAACTCAAACAAAATATTTTACATACCGTCCGTTGCTAAAACTGGTGGAGGAGCACCAATATAGTAATGTCACTTTTTAGCCATTGACTAAAAATTATTTTATTTCATAGTATTATAAGTGCGTTTTTAATATGTTTTTATCACGGAGGATAAAATGGCTATAAACGGAGGAAATGTTGGCAGCGAGGTCGTTAAAGAAACGGGTCTTCGGTCAATGTTTGAAGCTGGAGCTAAATTAGGTTTAAAACCCACCTTTAAAATGTCTGATTTCATCGGTAAATCACAAGGATTCAAATTAACATTTGGGAGTGCTGAGTGGGAAGAGGAATATAATTACGATGTGTATGATGTTTTTGCTCATGGGGTGGCGTTAGAAACTAGTGGGGAGAGATTTGGTGCTCTTGAGAGATTTGGAAGCAGTCCATCAGGAAACATATTCTTTGAATCAATGAAATTGACCCAACTCTGTCTTTATAGAGATGATTGGACAGAGTGTGGGGTGCTTATTTTTAAACCCCATACGATAAGACGGGATTTGACTGTAACAATAGATGGCATATCTGAAATATTTAAATGGGAAGAATATCGGAACCGCTCATCTAATGTTAATTATAGGTTATCCGATTCATTTATTGGAAAGCTGAAATCAGGTCAAACTTACATGGTAAGTATTAAATAACTTGTTGTTAAATCAAGGTAGGATAACCGACCTTGATTTAACTGTAGTAGTTCAGACTTGATATGACAGTCGCCCACTTTAATTTGTACTGTTCTAGGGGAGCGGCATTATGACTTCGGTGATGGCTCTGAATTGTTTACGGGGTTATAGTTGTATTGATAGATATAGCTCCTTGATTTTATATCATATATTTTAAGCTCAACATCAATTATGTTTCCAAATAAATGATAACCATTTGAATACACATCCATGTACATCTTACCGCTGTATGATATATCTGAATCACGCTGTGCTCTAAGGTTCTCAATTTTTTGAACCTGAATATTATCAGTTACAGGCAAGCTACAGAAAATATCATTTTTGATACTTATACTAACATGTTGAGGATTGGTTATTCGTCTCGGTTTGCCTTTACAGCCGAGGTTATCTATTGGAAAGCTTTTTGTTACAGGGTCGTATTCTGACATCGTTGGGAGCGCAAATGCCAAATCTGCTCTCATAGCGACTTTCGATTCCGTTCGCTACTATGGCTCTTCCCATTTTGCTGAATTCATTTAATTTGTTAATTGCTGTGATCCTATCCATTTCATTATCTCCACTTTAATACCCCTTTAAAGGGTAGTATGTGTATAGATAATTATCATAACAATTACTTGTATACATAAAAACCCCATATAAGGGGTGTTTGTGTAAATATGATGCGGGGTTTTAATTAGAGCAATCCGATGTAAATCCTTGCTCAATGCCAGTCACAGGTTTAAAACATTCCAGCCATACCAGCCAATTTAGAACCACGCAGTTGAATTTCAGCTATCTTTGATGAGGCTGTTTTTAACCCGTATGCAACAGCTTGTTCTTTCATCATTCCAACTTCTGCAATGGCATTAGAGGTAAGACGCGCAGAACGATTAATGACATTGTCTGCAAAGGCGTTAGCATGGAGTACAATTTCTATAGCTGAACTGAGATTCGGTAGTATCTCTGCACCCTGATAATCTTTAATAAAAGTGAGAGCTTCATTTGATGAGCCTTTAATATTGCTATAATCAGGCATATTAGCGATTGCTTTGCGGTATAGTACGACATGTTTTTCTGATTTATAAGCCTCTCTTTGTTGTACTGCTTTCGCAAAGACTGACAGCGGTAAATCAATAAATTCTTCATCAGATTGCTGTCGGTAAGCTTTGACAAAGAGATCGAACATTTCCGATACTTTTTTCTGTTCGAGATCAGATACGGTGGCTACGAGCGCATGGTCGTTAAAACCAATCATATAGGTGACAGGTTTATCGGTTTTAATACGAGCCATATCCTTCATATATACAAGGTCATAGCTGACACCATCATCGCTAGTGTGAATATGATGTATCTCTAGGCATGGGGCGTTTGGGGAATAAGGGAATTTCTCAGCTGTGAGTCGATTAAATTCATGTTCCATTGCATCCATACCGGCATCAATGACACTCTGTCTTTCATCATTTTTAATGGTGCTGAATCCCTCTAAAGACTCAATTTTTTCAAGATAAACTGACTTATTCATTTTGCATTCACCTCTATTTGATTTCTTATATTGGTAGGTATTAATAAGAACGAATCGCATTGTGCCCTTTAATTGACATTTCTAGTGCTAATTGGTGATTGAAAAACTTAGAGCAGAAATAAGCTTGTAGTATTTCATCATCATCAGATTCACCGGCATCTTGACCCTCACGAGTAAAAGCAGCGATCTTCACGTTAAGTCCTATAGACTGTAGCTTTTTAGCAGCCTTAATCGTGTTCTTAACTGCTTGTTTCTCTGAGTCCCATAGGAAAATGACGTTTTTAAGGCCAGTCTCTTTCAGTGTTAAAAAGCTACCTAATTGATCTTGCCCTTCTTCTGATAAAGCCCCTGACAAGTGCATACCAAAAGTGCCTATTGGCTCAACGTAGTCGCGTAATGATTCATCACTGAATAAAGCGCGCTTGACGGCAAATACGTCAAATACGCCCTCTAAGATAACGACCGTAGATTTTCCCATTGCGTTGTGCCCGTTATATAAAAAACGTCCTGATGCCGGTAGAGTAGATGGGAACAAGTACTTTTTATCTGAGGTATTAGTGACATCGCGCCCCTGAAAGGTACTCAATTTCCCCGTTAAATCGTAGATTGGAATAAGTATCCGCATTGAAAAATCTTGCATTGAGATACGACCGCTATAGTCGTGATAAACGTGTGAGCCATTCACAATAAATCGCAAGTCAAAATACCGGATAAGTTCAGAAAATATGTTTCTCTGAGCAAGATAATCGGGAATACGACCATCAGGTAAAGGCAGTAAGTAATGTGGCGGGAGCTGTACTTCTTCTTTCAGCTCGACTTTACTCTCTAAAGCAATTTCTTTTTCTTTTGGTCGCCAGCCTTGCTCAAGTAATTGAGTATCAATATAGGCATGAAGTTCTCGTCTAGCTAAACCAGAATGTTTCTGTAAAAACCGGTATAGGTTGAATTGCTCATCTTGTGGATGGCTACCGGCAAAACATACTCCTACCTTCGTTTTCGGATTGAAGTAGACCTTCCAATCATAACTGCCACAAGTTGGGCATTCTCGGATGTTTAACTCAAGTCCATTCTTACCTGTTGTTCTGCGATAGGAGATGCCTTCCAGATCAAGAAACTGTTCAAAATCGAATTCGTTTAACTTTTCCCTAAAATTGCTGTTTGCACTCATAATCTACTATTTCTTTAGGTAGTTATAATAAGAGTCACAGGTATTATTTGGCGATTTGTGGCTCATTGCTTGAAGTTATTAACTGTGTGGTTTTATATAAATTTCATTAGATCGGGAGTCACAATCTTTTAGATTATATCTATTATTCGTTTAATAAAGCGCATCTGATCGAGGTTCTGTTCAATACGAATACTGACATCTCCCTTCTGATTACGAGAACCTGCAATAAATAATCTAGCTTCGCCTTTGGCTTTTTCTTCTTCTGTTTTGTTGATAGTGATAACCAAGTCGGCAATACGGACTTTTTCAACGTTATCTGCGGCGTGCATCATAGTCGCAACTTCTGACGATCCACCTTCACGGTTTGTCTGTGATGCAGTAATGCCAGCTACGTTGTAAGTATCAAAAACAGCTCGAAGGTCGGTATAGATACTTTTCACGTCTTCTCTAACGTCACCGCTACGATAGTTTGATTTCATCAAGTCGGCATAGTCCACAACCAGCATATCCAACGTAACACCTGTAGAGATAATCCCTTCAACAATACGGACAACATCATTTGGTGAAACAGAGCCTGATGGACGTTGGACAACGAACATTTTGCCTACTTTACCTGTAGCTCCAATCTCTTTTAGTTTTTTCGATACCCTATCACGACCATCAACCAGCTCGTCCATATCCGTTTCAGAAAGCCGGGCATCGAAACGATCTGCAATAATCTCCTTGTGTACTTCTAAAGAGATATAAAGAACGTTAAATCCCGCTAGTGCTGCGTTAACTGAAAATTCTCCCATACCGGTCGATTTACCTGATTTAGCAAAACCCATAAACAGGGTCATTTCCTTGCGACCCCATCCACTGTGATACAACAAAGCATCCAATGCTCGATATCCTGTTGTGATCCCTTGTGGTGGCGCTTCACCAATCGCCTTTTTCTCACGTGCTTCAAAACGTGTCGCTGATTCACTAAAGTAATCGTATACCTCGCTACTTCCCTGACCACCAAGATGTTTGACTTTCTCCATAATTTGCATAGCCTTATCAAAGTCACCTTTATCTTTGAGTTCAGCCGCTTTTATCATGGCGTTATCAAACGCGATCGAACGAGCAAACAATGTCACCTGATCAACCATATATTGAGAATCAGTTAATGTTATCTCGTTGATTTTTTTTATAGCAGCAGTGACCTCCGACACGTATTCTTTGCGAATAACCTTGTCTTTCACGTCACTGGTAATAAGCGATACCAACGTAGTCATTGACGGTGGCTGTTTATATAACTTGTAAAAACGACCGGCTGCAGCGACCAAAAAACCTAAAGCCATATTGTTAAATTGCTTTGGTTCAACTAAGTCGTGAGCCTGAGTAACAAAACGGTAATCACGGCAGTAATAAGCAGCCAGTACTACCTGAAAAGCATCATCAAACCGTTCGGATAATGAAACGCTTGTATGTTCCAATTCAAGTTTTGATGCTGACATTTAAACCACCTGCACTACAGCAACATTATGAAAACTCTCAATTGCTGAGTAGTTCACTGTCTTAAAATCGTTTCTGTCATTCTTGCCGATGGTGTCAATCAGAGCCGATTGATTATCAAACTTACGCACAAATCCCGAAATTACGTTGCCAGTATTTGTTGTGATTTCCAGCTTTACGCCGTTATATTTTAACCAAGACAGACGAGATTTGATAATTTCATAATCGTCAATCATTTATCATTTTCCTTTAACATCAATCCATTATTGGATATTTTCATTTCCGTATAGGGGTTCTATAAAAACTTAGAGGCTTTTCTTAAATCATCGGGAAACTGGTTCAAGAATGTTTGTTGTTCGAGATAACCAAGTGAATACACCGCAGAGAAAATCAACAAATGACGTTTATCCGGTCGTGCATTAGAAATTTGCGCCATGACATATGCTCTATGAGCATCTTGAACTTCATCACCCACATAGTTATTTTTTTTAAAATAATCCAACTCAGAACCATTCAATCGCGTTCCCTTGCGTTTTTCATTCCTATCGATAAATATTTCCAGCAAATCGTCCTGCCACAAATGCTGTGGACGCGGTAACTCCCCCCATTCCCGTTTTGCCGCTATAGACAACATGCTCATGATGAAAAAGCTGTATTCAACACCAAGTTCATCGGCTTTTTGTCTGGCTTTCCAAAGAGACGTTATGTTTGCTTTTGATAAGTTGATAAACGGAACACGTTTAAGTCCGGTACGGAAAAGTGCTTTTCGATAATCCTCACGACCGTGGGTGCTCATGACCCGAGAGTATTCACGCTTATAGGATTTAGTGAATAACATCGTGGCATCCATCGGATGCAAATGCCGATAATCAAACCATTTGGATTGATACAACTCCAGCTCACCTTGGGTACGAGATAGACCGACATTTTCCACAACCCATTGGTCTTTATCTTGTGCCGTCCATGAGAGCATAAACTCCTGTGGATCACCTTCTGCTAAGAAAAAACCCATTGTTAGGCACATGAATACAATAAACCTTTTTATAAGTAAGTGAAAGAATACTTTTTATATCAGTGCCAAGATAGGAAATCAATTCCATAGTGTCGGTCTTTTTGTAGGGTTAATGACTGAGTAGCTGCGATTTTAAACAACCTCTTCTATCAGAAATCGTATAAAATCAGGGAACAGTTTTGAGATGGGAGAATATCATACTGTTTTTTGAGCGAACTTTGCTCTTAAAATAAGGCTTATCTGCTAACGAGCAGCTAGCATGATGTGTTCCATATTTTGATGGGTAGGTTTGAAGCCTAGTCGCTTAAGGTCAATGTCGGAAACCACTGCATCTGGCCCACCCCAAATGGTCGCGCCAGCTTGTTCCAGTGCATCAATTTTACCTTTGTAAACTTCCGGTTTGCCATTAGACAAACGATAATCTAGATGCTTTCCGCTAACCTGCATGATATTGAGCTGCACAGAGTCATCTTCAGCTATGAGTAACCATATAAACATACCCGCGGCTGTTTGGTGGGTATCGCTGACAACCACTCCGTAATGATCTATGACGCAACGATAGATTTGCTGGGCGAGTTTTACACCGCGATAGTCTCTACCAACATAGAAGATGAGACCTGCGGAATACGCTCAGGGAAACCTTCAGGAGCGGTGAGCTTAAACTCAAGCAAAATATTTGCAGAAACCTGATCTGATCGGACGTGGCGCAGGTAAAGCCGAACCATACCATTACTGTCTTCCAAGATAACAGTGTGTGCATCACCAATATCATCAATGATATCATTTAAGTGCACATACGCCTGCTCTGGATCATCTAAGTTATCAGGCCAAACCAGATTTTTTCGTGTTCTTCGATCAGAAGTGGTGGCATTGTCCAGCAAGTCTCATCTTATTCTTGTTGAAAGAATTGAATAGCACGGAGGCGTAAATTAGTCAGATTCATTGTTTTCGACGGCATAGCTTCTTTCTGCTCAATGCATTTTTCACGGCCATCGGCTTCAAACTGGATGACTATCACAGGAGTAATACGATCACGGCGACCAGCTTCATGCCAGTTGTCATGCACGACGATTAACATTGGGCGTTTAACTCGCTCGCTGTTGGTACGGACTTCGAATTGTCCCGGAACATCAGGTACGCTAAAACTGCCTATAAGAGCATAGCGATCACCAATAGTGAATGGTGTATGAGTAATCATAGTCACCTCCGTCAATTCATCAATTCAAAGTATTCAGTGGGATAAAACAAACCCAATATGCTCAATGGATATCGTTAGTATAACGAATTTACGCAACTGAACAACCTTTTCGTTTGTTTTTTCAGCATGTTTAAGGGAAGGAACAATCGTACACTAAGAAAGTAATTATCAATAAATTGGACGCATTACTAGTGAAGACCGAAATTGTAGCTTAACCCTTATTTAACATAAATTCCTTAATACCCCCGCTTGTTGTAACTCTAATATAGTAATGTCACTTTTTAGTCAATTAGAAATTACTTGTCTAAAAGTTGGCGGTTATCGCGGCTATCCGATCATTACCCCTAACCACATGCTATTTGAACAATTCATGCCAAAGTTGTAGGATAGTATCGGTAGTTTGCCAATCTGTGCCAAAACTGTATTATAATTGAATTTAATATTATAAGTATCAAAGGATTGTCCTAATTTCGGAGGACAAATATATGTTGGTTAATCAAGCGAAAAATAACACAATGCCATATTTGATCCCCGACACAGGATTTAACAATAAATTACGCCATCCTAAAAAAAATGAAGAACATACTAAAACTTTTTTACAAAAAGGCGTAGAAAACTTTGAGTTGCCAAACTTTGATGTCCCTTATGGCTACCATCTAGTAAAATCGCTCAAAGAACACCAATACCGTATGATTACAACTGGTGAAGATTCTGAAACAGTTTATGCCGTAAAATTACATTTTCGAAAAGATATCATCGTGGGGAAGGAAACTTGCACCCAGATTATGATATGGCGTACACCCCGCTCAGAACATCAACATGCAATTGGCGATTTGCCAAGAGATTTTTTTAAGAATTTATTGAGCAAATATAACATTGTAGTAACTGATGAAGCACAAACTCAAGATGGTAAACGCTTTTGGGAAAAGATGATCGACTGGGCAATAACTAAAGGCTATCACGTATACTCTTCTGATGGCATTTCTGATGATTGTGATATGGACTATATTCCCTTGGTAGTCATTCCATCCATTTCTGAGTTTTATGAAAAATGGGATGAATTTTGTTGGGGCAGTGACAAAGATGTTCACAAGCATCGCCTAATTGCTATTAGCAGAACACTTCTAGCTTCGAACCCATAAAAGAAAAGCCGCATCAGCGGCTTTTCTTTTATGGGATCTTTTTATCTAAATCTTTTATGAGCTGTTGAATCTCTTCCGGCTTAGTCTCTAAGCTCAACTCTAACGCAGCCTTTATATCACTAAAGGGTAAAGAAGCTAAAGTTACCAAAGCAGCTCTAAACACGTCTGAGCGACTTAAATTGGCACGTCTAGGAGCGACTCTCAGCAGATCTACTAATTCATGATATTCATCTTCCATCGAGACAGTACGACTTTTGATAATTTCAGTACTGTTCTTGCGGCGACCACGCTGTTTGACTGTTTTCTCTTTCAGGGAAGAATTGCTCAGAAACTCCTGTACCGCTTCTTCTCGTTCTTGTTTTGCCAGTCCAGCCATCGGGTTCTTAGCCATCTACCTTTTCTCCATACACAAATTCTTTTACTAAAAGTTCAATTTCCGCCTCAGCCTTTTTATCCCGTTCTTCTTTTGTTAATTCAAAGATAGTACGACCGGCTTCTTCCGCATCGTCATAGACGTTACGGGCGTAGATATTGGTATTTAAGGCGAACATGCCAAAAGTTTCACAAACGTCTTTGGCAAACTGAATACGTGAGTATTGGTTAGGCAGTGCCGGACACTGGTTCATCACTACTCTAACCTTTAAATCTTCATTTAAAGTCTGCGCTTTCTCAACAATACGATCTAGCGCAGCTAATGAGCGAACGTCACGGCGTTTTGGGCGAATTGGGAGCAGTAAGTGAGTGGCTCTCAGCATAGCTTCACGTTGAGCTTCTGAGTCGAAGCCTCCGGCGTCAATAACAATGTAATCGAATTGGCCTTTAATGCCATCCAAATATTCGATAACACCGTCACCACGGTAATGATATGAGAGCTTTTCTGCTGGCTTCTCCGCTGGTAGGCTTTCCCTATCTTGACACCATTGATAGGTTGTACGTTGGGCATCGATATCTAACAGGTGAACCTTTTTCTTTGCGCGGTTAAGTAAATAACCCGCAATTTGTTGAGCTATAGTACTTTTACCGGGGCCACCTTTACTGCCACCAACCAGTATTATTTGGGCTTCTCCACTCATCATATTCGCCTTATGTATTTCGATTTATAAATCAACCACGCCGTTACTATTGTTTTGTATAAGATACATTGGTTATTTAACAAATGGAAGAAAACCTATAAATAAAAACATTTAAAAAAATATATTGTTTTGTTATTTATCTAAATAATAAATTAATGAGCAAGAAAAATAGTAGCCTATAATCAGTGGTAGCCTCATTATTGTAATGTTTTAAAACAATTCAATTTTTAGACGATTTTTTCCACCCACAGAGCCTATATCCGATAAGATTATAGGTAAGAATATTTCTTGCCGTAAGATCTGTCAGTGTGTCTTCTTTGCCAATATAGATAGGTGAAGCAATGTCACAAAAGGCAGGTGCTGTCGAACCAGTGGTATTATTTACGCATCCAGTCATTACGAAGCTCAGTAACAGCAGCCCCGATTTCTTTTTGCTGAACTTCATGTTCAACCTCTTTCTTCACATCCAATGTGGTTTGCAGGCGTTGATTTTCTTCCTGCCGTCGTTTTATTTCAACAGATTTTTTAGCCGCTCTGCCGCCTATCAAATAGGCGGCGAAGAGAACAGCGATAACAGATAGTCCGGTATATAGCGCTGATTTTATTTTTGAAATCATTTAACTTTTCGAGGATCTTCGTTTAAACATTCGATCTTGCTGAATGGTTCAGTTGAATGCCAACCCATCATGCCAACAAAACCATGACCGGGGCTATAGAATTTACCTGTGGTTACGTTATATTTCGTTAGCGGAATAGATTGAGTTTTTGCTGTAGCTTTAATGTCAATGTAACCCCGACACTGAACAGACTTTATATTTTCATTCTGTGCTATAGCTGAACATCCTGCCAAGAACAAAGCAGCAAGAGAAGCAATAACTAACTTACTATTTTTCATTTATTTTTTCCTTATGTTGTTGAGTTTATTACAACTCATTCAACTAGGGAAACAAGAATCAATATCCGGTAACGTCTAATATGATGATGTTCAAGTCGTAATCTTGAGCGACATAAGAGATTTCATCTTCATCGCGAAACCACCACATAGTATTTTCGTTGTAGCGGATTTCAAACCTATCGCCAATACGCCTGAACTCATGCCAACATCCATAAGCGTTATTGCTATAGTAACCCATTTGATATTCTTCACGACCACCTCCCATCATCAATGCATATTTTTTTCCAGCAGGGATTTTGTAACTCCAATTACGCACAAAGCCCAGATTAAACACATCAACGACTTTCATTACTGCCCAATTAGAGTTATAAACCTCTTGCCCTTGCTCGTTTCGGACACTTAAACCATACTGAGAGTTAAACCAGTTCTGTTTATTAGTACCGAATCCATACAAGGTCACATTTGCTTTACCAGCTCCGGCAGCTTGTTTGATACCACCGGCAGAATTAATCCAGTTATCTGAATCAACAGCTGTAATTGTTGTTGTTGGCGGTACTGGTTTAGAAAATGATGTATTTACACCAATGCGTCTATAGGTACTGTTCTCAACGTAGCCTCCCTGAGCAACAACAGACTCTTTGATGGTCAAATTCATATTTTGGTATCTACCATCAACTTGCAAAATACCGTGACTACGTCTAAGTTCGAAACCATGCGCCATTATCTGATCCCATAATAAATCTTAATTCCCGATGTCTCTGGAATCCCCGTGCCACCGCTACTCACTTTTAATTCCACTGTGATTGTCGTACCATTCAAAGTTATGCGGCCAGACCCTTCAATGTTTCAAAATCCGTATGTAAGGTCAGTCCACACAAATATTTCCCCCATATCGGCAAGTTCTGGGTGATGAAACTCTCTTTTAAGATATCCATTACGACCCAGTGCAGGCAATATACGGCCAATACGATCTGTTTCACTTATACTTTCTCTTCCATCAGGAGCGTAAATTGAAACTCCACTTAATGACATAACAGCATAGTCCCCATTACTGAAGACTATTCCTTTAATTAAATTCCCTGTTTATGACGACGAACTTGCGCGTAAGCAATTACACAAGCCACCACAATAGTTGCAACTCCGAAGGTGATGCGAACTACTGAACCACTGGACAGATGGCTTTCTGATTTCATCATAGCATCTGAGATCTGAGGCATGACTTCGGCAATCTGACCAATCCCTAAAGACGCTGCAACCGTTGCACTCGCGGTTTCCTTCGTTACCGGAATTTTGACAACTTCTTTCGTCTTTTTGATAATACCGGCACGACGCAAACCCTCGTCGATAACTTCACGGCTGTACCATGAATTTAGTGTTTTTATTTTACCCCGACCGTTTTCCTGACGAATTATCGCCTCCACCAATGGACAAATAGTGTCGTAATCATGCAGGTTAATATTTTGATCAGGATAAACACCCATTGCCTTACTGACGAACTGAATGTACCGTTCTGTGTGGTTTTCAACTGAGGGCGCCCAACGTTCAATGACTTTACGCACGGTATCGATGCGAGTGCCATTTGTTGCTTTACGTTTATCGTGATAGGTGATCAGCGTAACTGCTAATGCGCGAATACCATAAGCTGCATCCACGAATGAACAGAAACGGATATCTTGAGGTTTTTTGGTTAAACCTTGCCACGGAGACCCTATTTCGAGGTTGCCGGGGTTGTGGTTTCTAATCCCACGAGGTAATCCTTTACCAACCATAGCTAACTACTCCTTTAGTTACCTACACCATTTTTTAAGCCCCAAGCCGCCAATCCTAAAATTAGAGCTGCTACCAGCATGGAAGCTATCTTCGAAATTATGCCTCCGTAAAATCCACTAGAAAGGCTGTCTAACCTAACCAGTAATTTTTCCAGATTGGCATGTTGAATACTGTGTTGTGCTGCTGTCATATCACCAAAGTAGGCTTTAAGGTGGCGCTCAACTTCTTCACCAACTTTATCCTTTAAGTCATCACTTATATTTGCCGCAACTTCTTTGGCGACTATTTTGGCGATACGTTCAACCATTTCTGGTGAAACATTTCCCACCTCGTTTGCCATTTTTAACCTCCATGTATTAGGCGCTATCGGGTGGGTAATTTATATCATTTTCAAAATTAATAGGTAAGTAAATACTTATTAATTTTTAAGTTCATCTACCTGTTTTTGTAAATCTTTAACTGCCTCAACCAATAATCCAATTATGCTGTTATAGTTCAAGCGTAATAAATCATTTTCATCTTGAGTTACAGCCTCTGGCAAAACTTTCTGAACCTCTTGAGCGATAAGACCAGCAGAGCGACTATTATTTTTGTTATCGTCAGATACGGTATAGGTATAGCCACTCAGTTTTGACAGTTTTTGGGTTGCATCACTGATTTTTGCAATATCTTTTTTGGCTCGTTTATCTGACCTGATATAGACATCGTTAAAGTTACCATTACCTCCACAGTAAAACGATCCATCAGTTCGCATCTGCCAGTCACCACCGTGAACACCATTATTAAACATCAAGTGCCCGTTAGGATCTTTGAAGATATATCCATCAATTTTAGAACCATTATTAAAGATAATATGGCGACGAAATGCACCTACTAAGGTTAAATTGCCCTCACCTGATTTAGCATAATAACGACCATCAGATTCACCTTTGGTATAATTCTCCCCTCTTACCGCGTAATTCCCCGCGAGCTGGAAATTTCCACGCGGTTGATATTTTCCGTCTGATTCACCTTTAGTATAAGCAGTACCATTTGCCATGCGACCATTAATTTTCGCGTCAATATCACCTCGCGAATATGTCCAGTTTGTTGTTGCAATATGGTGCCAAGGGTTCCAAGTATTGTTATCCCCATTTTTTGTTCTGAACTTAAGAACATCACCATTACTGTGGTATCGAGAAACAAGCTGCAATACATAATTATTATTCAAGGCAGAAAATGAAGCGCCCACACCTGTCTCTTGAGAACTGTTTGCTGCATCATGATAGACAAATGCAACTCTATTGTTCGGCCAGTTATTTAGATCTGAACTATCACCACCAGATTTTTTGATTACATAATTGAGACTGCTGTAATTACGATTGTCAGATTCACCTTTCGTATAGCTATCCCCTTGGAGAGCAAATACACCACCTCTTCCAGGATGCGTAATTTCTCCCTTCCAATTTCCACCCTGTTGTACAGTCCATCTCCAAACACCATCGCTTTGAAAAAAGTAACTTTGGTTGTTTATTGCTCCAGTGATGACGTTTGGTGCTCTCACTTCACCACTAAAGGCGTGAGAAGCTGCATTAGCATAACTACCTTTCGGCTGGTATTTACCATCTGCTTCTGCTTTAGAGTAGGAATAACCCTGTAATGCAATAACTCCAGTTTCTGTTGGTAGTGATGCAACAGAAATATTAGTGCCCTTTTCATCACGGTAGATAAAGTTTAATGGCGCACTGCCGTGTGGAGTGGTTTCAATTAATGCATATCGGTTATCTGGTTTTATTAATTTAATCCCTGCATAATTATTAATCCATTTAGCTGAAAAATAACCAGCATTAATCTCTTCTTGCGAGTTTTTTAAGACATATTTACCATCAGACTCGCCTTTCGAATACGCTCCTACATCACTCGCAGAAGGTTTATTTTTTGTGGTGTAAAACTCCGTCCAAGTCTCTTCAAATCCATGACCATCCCTAGCCGAACGATAGGCTATACCACCATTCTTACATATTGATTTTAACTGGAGTGATGGTGTACTAGTATTTCCCGCCCCCATACTAAAATGAACAATAATCTGGGTATGACCGCTATAATTGGCATTATACACACCAGATGCCGCATTCCACGGTACGTTATCGCCTGAAACAGCTTCCGTTAATCCTCTAGAAAACGCACCAATATCGGCAGCATTCAACGTAATATCTGATGATAATGGTTTTCCGTTAACTTTCCGGCTATTAGGGACGGTGTTCTGAGTGATGGCATAACTACCTTTCGGCTGGTATTTACCGTCTGATTCACCTTTAGTATAAGCAGTGCCGTTAGCCATGCGCCCATTGATTTTCACATCAATGTCACCTCGCGAATATGTCCAGTTTGTTGTTGCAATATGGTGCCAAGGGTTCCAACTATTTTTATCCCCATTTCTAGTTCTGAACTTAAGAACATCCCCATTACCGTGGTATTGAGAAACAAGCTGCAATACATAGTTATTATTCAAGGCAGAAAATGAAGCGCCTACTCCTGTAACATTGGAATTGTTTGCCGCATCATGATAAACAAACGCAACTCTATTTCTCGGCCAGTTATTTAGATCCGTATTATCACCGCCAGATTTACGGATTACATAACTAAGGCTGCTGTAATTACGATTGTCAGATTCACCTTTAGTGTATACATCTAATTCACTCGGTGAGGGTTTATGATTTTCTGTGTACACCCTAACCCAAGTAGGATTGCCCTCTTTCGTGTTAGAAAATCCGTAATAAACTTTCCCATTATTAAAACCCGTTAAAAATCCGGCATATCCCTGAGCCATATCACGAGCGGCAATGACATTCCAATATCCATGATCAGCGAATCCATTCGGTAACCCAAAGCTGTTGATACGTACCATTGTCGAATAGCCAATAGGTTGACCCCATCCGCCATCTGGAATAGTTGTCAGGCTAGTCCATGATTTACCAAGATTTGTTGTATCGCTTTTTACAAAGTTCTGGTTAGTTTCGTCTTTAGTGTACGAAGCCCCAACTACAGCATAATTTCCTTTAGGCTGGTATTTACCATCAGATTCACCTTTAGTATAATGATCTTCCAATATGGCAGCGGTTCCTGACTTTTTCGGATGTCGGAATTCGCCAGCATACTTATCGCCAATGTTAGCTAACCAACAAGCATTACCCTCTTTGGGTTCTAGCCATGTTCTATCCTTGCCTTGCGCTCCAGAAACAAATCCCGGCCCATATATATTGGTATCAATTGATAGATTACCGCGGTCGTCAGATGAAGCCAAAACGTAATTGTACGTTTTACCCTCCAGCACTCCATCAGGTAAGGTTTCTAATGCTCCTGATAAATTACCTATATTTAATATCGTGGCATTAGCTTGTTGTACATTACAAATCAAATTGAATGGAAAACCATAGAAATGAACATAAACATCATATTTATCATTTCCTGTATTGATGGTTGCCACTTTATTCGCGGCACAAGTATTTGTTCTATAGAGAGAAGCATTGAGCCCCTTGGGATAACCATTACCAGAGCGTAAGACAATCTCAGACATCGCTGTTTGTGGATACTCGCCCACGTTATAACCACTACCTCCTATAAGCTCTATACGAACTGTACTAGGCACGCCGGGATTTTGAGGCATATCTACTTCAGCTATTTTTGTCCAACTGGTTTTACCCGAACCGAGGCTTATTGCAATTGTCTTCCCTTTGAGAAGATCTTCTTTTTCCTGTGCCGCAAGTGTTGCTCTATTGGCAGCATCCTGAGCCTTACTTTCAGAGACTGCGGCTAATTCTGCTTTTTTAGTTGCTAAGGTTGCTGCTTCTTGTGCTGCATTTTTTGATGACACGGCCTCTGTTTCTGAGGCTTTTGCTGCGATTTGAGAAGTAGAGGAAATTTTTGCTGAATTTGCCGCATTGGTTTCTGAAATTTTTGCAGCGTCTTGAGAGACTTTAGCTGCTTTTGCTGCATTGGAAGCATTTGTTTCTGAGGATTTCGTAGCAGTTTCGCTTACCTTTGCGTTATTCTCTGATAACTTTGCGGCTTTGGCTGCGTTATCTGCAACCTTTGCATCATTCACCATTTTGGCAAGAGTACTTGCTGCGTCTTTTGCCGATTGTTCGGCTGCTGACTTAGATATTGCTGCATTATTTTCTGATGCCTTAGCATTTCTCTCTGAGGAGGAGGCGCTATTTGATGATGCCTTAGCGTTAGACTCAGACGTTTTTGCAGAATTTGCAGAACTTGCCGCACTAGATGCAGAGGTTGCTGCGTTATTGGCTGAACTTATTGCTTTATTAGCTTCCTGTTCTGCTTTGCTTGCAGAAGCCGAAGCATTAGAGGCAGATTGAGCTGAGGAAGCTTTGGATGATGCAGCATTAGTTTCAGAGGCTTTTGCTGCTACTTGTGAACCGGTTGCTTGTTTGGCTTTCTCTGTCGCAGTATTCGCAGACGATTTAGCATTAGCCTCTGATGATTTAGCACTAACTTCGGATGATTTTGCGTTAGTCTCTGAGGTCTTAGCAGCAAGTTCAGATGCTTTACCTGCTTTAGAAAAATTACCTGCGTTAGTTTCAGAAACCTTTGCAGCCGCCTGAGACATATTCGCCCCTTTAGCTGAGTTCGCGGCATTAGTTTCTGATGCCTTAGCCGCAGTTTGTGAAATCGCCGCTGCTTTCGCTGAATTTGCAGCATTTATTTCAGATGTCTTGGCATTCGTTTCTGACGTTTTTGCGGCCGATTGAGATGCTGATGCTACAACTTGAAAATCCTTTGCCGATTTAGCAGAATTAGCCGCTTGCGTTTCACTGCCCTTAGCAGCTATTTGTGAGTCTTTTGCAGCTTTCGCTGAACCAGCCGCATTTGCGGCTTGATTGCCTGCATCTGAAATCAGAGTCTGATTTTTATCAAACCACTCTATACGAGCTTTGTGCGCCGCATGGATTGTTTCCAATGAATCTGCCTTGAATGTAGTACCATCATCTCTAACAATAACGACTGGTGATGGTGACGTTAACCAATTTCTAATTTCACGGGAATCACCGGATATTGAGTGAAGCAAGGCTGAGAACCGCGCACTAAATTGTGACAAATCTCCTTCGTAAGTAGTAATAATACGGCAGGGTTGATCCTTGATTGTATTTCCCTTGTAAGCCTCTACTAACGTCAGTTCTGTATTATTCTGGACCCTTTCAATTTCATATAGGAGATTATCAGAACCAATAAGCACCATGCCCGGCATAACGCCATACTTTGCTTGTGACCAAAGAGTTCCAACACCTGTAACCTTTTTGCTGTCTTTCACAAAAGAATTAGTACCTTCCCTGTACCACATTCCATATCTCCCTTTTAGATATATGATAGGTATTTAATTACTTGCAATAAAAGTGATATTAACACACTAAATAACGCTGTTTACAGCAAACCGATCCGAACTCTTAAAACTCCTTTTTCATCATACACATCAATACGATTATTGGAGATATTTAGTCTTCCTTGTCCAGAAGTTTGACCATTCATTTCTAGTTGACCATTCTTGCCGAATCGCCAGCCAGTTTTCCCTGCTGAATAGTTGTTAGATTGCAAATCTCCAACCTTGCCACTACTTATTGAGCCATCTTTAATATAAGCGGCATTCATATAGGTAGTGCCATTTTCAACAACAAATGGGGTTGTTACTGCACCATTGTTTACATTTATTAAGCCAAATCGATCTGCCTGAACAAGAAATTGTGAGGCATTGTTATTCACGCCTAGCGTCATACCTGCCGCATACTTTTTCCCATCCTTAGCAGTTTCTACTTTCAGATTCCAAGATGCAGAGATTTTACCATTAAGTTCGGCTACTGCTTTTGTGGTCTGCTGAACAGTGGCTGTATTTCCATTGACTGTTGTTTGAATTGTATCTATCCGTTTCCCCAGTGCCGAATCACCATTCGCACGCGCTGTCTGTTCTGTTCTTACAGCAGCCTCATTAGCATTGGTTTTTGCCAGAACTTTAGATATTTCCCCTGCTAAGGCATCATCTCTGGTTGCCCTTGCGTTGGCTTCACTGGATACCGCACTGGCAATATCTTTTTGGGTCTTTGCACTCAATACATTGACACTATCGGCCAGACTCCTCTCAGAGGTTGTACGTGCATTTTTTTCCGCTAATACGGCTGCTTCAATATCCTTACTGGTCTGTGTCTTGAGTCGTTCAACACTTTGAGATAGCGCTTCATCTTTAGTTGCTCGGGTATTTTTTTCCTCATCAAGTTGAGATTTGATGTTTATCCCAGTTTCGCTTCTCAACTGAGTTATTTGCTTAGATAATGATTCATCAGCATTCGCCCGTGTTTGTTTTTCCTCACTTAACTGAGCTTTGATATTTTGATCGACTTCACTTTTCAATTGGGTAATTTGTGTAGATAATGCTCCATCAGCATTCGCCCGTGTTTGTTTTTCTTCATTCAATTGGGCTGTGATATTTTGGTTAACATCGCTTTTCAGTTGAGTAACTTGCTTAGATAGAGCTTCATCCGCATTAGCTCTCGCTTGTTTTTCCTCATGCAATTGAGCAGTGATGTTTTGGTCAACATCGCTTTTCAGTTGAGTAACTTGCTTAGATAGAGCTTCATCCGCATTAGCTCTCGCTTGTTTTTCCTCATTCAATTGAGCAGTGATGTTTTGGTCAACATCCGTTTTTAGTTGTAGAACCTGCTGAGACAATGCTTCATCTGCATTTACCCTCGTTTGTTTTTCTTCATTTAATTGAGCCTTGACGCTCTGATCGACCTCACTTTTCAGTTGTGTGATCTGTTTAGATAATGCCTCATCTGCATTTGTTCTTGCTTGTTTCTCTTCACTTAGCTGTGCTTTGATGTTTTGGTTTATTTCACTTGTTAATTGTGTAACTTGCTTAGACAATGCTTCATCCGCGCTTGCCCTCGTTTGCTTTTCCTCATTTAATTGAGCTTTTATGTTTTGGTTGAACTCAGCGGTCATTGTTTCTATTTTTTGAGACAATGCCTGTTGCCCATCGACAATAACTTTCTGATCCGTGAATATCTTGGCATTGGTATCGCGTTGTTCCCTAACTTCTTCTTCACCTTTTAACGCCGTATCAATAGCGGCTTTAGCAACAGCTTCAACTGAGCCGGTAACGCGAGCGATTGTCTTCTCAGCATCAATCGCTGTAGATTCGGCTCTTTTAATGGCTACATCGTGGCTGTCTATTTTTGTTTCGATCAATTCAACTTTTTCAGTTGTTGCTTTATCCCCTTCGATACGAGATCTTTTCTCTTCAATCAAGACGGCTTCTATATTGCCTTTTACCGTCTGAATGGCCTCTAACGTTGAAGCAAGCTTTTTATCTTGCTCATAGACAGTACTTTTGATTTTGACAATCTTAGAAGCGTTGCTATCTGAGTCTTGCAGAGCTTTTTTAGCACTCTCTTTTACTGTTTCTACGGAAGAGTTTAGGATCTCTTGTGATGCTTTAATTTCACCGGTTATTTTGTCAATTTCATGAATCTTTTTATCTGATACTTCGAACAGATCTTGTATTGCCTCAATTTTTTTCTCTGATACATCAACTAAATCTTGTATAGAGTCAATTTTTCTCTCCGACTTATCAACCAAATCTTGTATTACCTCAAGATCTTCGCTGACAGCTTTGGAGTCTAGCTCTTCGAGTAACTCTTTACCAAGCTCGCTTGAAGTGATTTTATTCCTCAAAAAAGACAATACATCTTTCGTAGTCGCGCTTGTGCCTAAATTAGTATTTACTGGACTTAACATTCCCCGCTTGTTGACAGCCCTTACCCAGTAATACCATGTAACATCATCGTCCAAACCAGAGTGCGTAAAAGTTGTTGACGGTATTTTTGCCAAAAGACTCGCCGTCTCAAAATTATTTTTTCGGGAGCCATAAACATAAATAGTTTCAAGGTCGATAGCCTCAGGATTTACCCAAGTCAGCACAATTTGTCGGTAGTCTCCAACGGCTGCCAGATTTTTAGGTGCTCCCGGAGGCATTAAAGTGCCAAGAGTGGTATAAGTCGCTGCTAATGTCTCGGTTTTTCTACCTGTAATTGAGATCGCAAAAACTTCAATATCATATCGAGCGCTATCCACAACATTCAGTATTTCACATTGATTGTCGGTGAGTTCCATCCGAATCCAATTATCCACCACATCACTACGGCGATAGCGGAGAACATATTTAGGGGATCGTCCTTCCCAAGATACAATTAACTTCACCGACAGATTACCCGGTGACGAAAGGTACGTTGCCTCTGTCACATCCAATCCAACTGGTTTACTGAAAGTCGGATCTAAGACACTTGTTTTAGGTGGAATAAGGATTGCACCACGGTCAATAGCTTCAAATTTAGAGGGGTTATGCTCAACACCGGTGATTTCGAATGTACCTTTTTCATCACCTTCTCTGACACTTAATACACGAATCAAAACGGGTTCTAAATCAGGCTCAGTGATCGTCCAGATACCCATTTCCATTGGCTCGTCACCCGTATCAATAGGCTCTTTAAACGTTACAGTCTGGTATTCGCCAGCCGATTCAAGTAAGTTGCGATCTATCATACGGCTGTCAACTGTTAGAAACGTGATAAATGCTCCCTCTTTATCCAGTCGTACTGGCGCGTCCAGTGTTATGCTATTTTGGGTAAAAGACTTAATACGCCCCGAATTACGCTTACCAGAACGATATTTATCTTGCAGTTTTACCAATTCACCGGGAACCAGAAACGAACTATCGATCCCTGCCTTGAAGATAACAACATCTGTCTCCATTTTCGAAGTATAAAGCAGCCACAAACCAGTTCTGTACGCTTGTCCCCGACTGGTACACCCAAACGCTAGCGACTCTGTTTTACGAATCCCAAAGCGTTTCTTGGCCTCCTCATCCTCGACGTATTCAATATTTTGCTTGTAAAGATCATCCTTATCGTTGTATGTAACAACGGCAACTGTTGGGCGATCTTTTCGTGAAGATCCCTTACGGATGACTTTATCGATGATATTTGATGCTGAAAACTGCATGACTGGTGTAGCCGGGCTATCTTGTCGGAGGTTTATCATACCACCAGCCCAAAACACCATGCCTCGGAAAACCGAAGCAATGTCAGAAATGACCTTATATGCCTCCTGACGGCTAGCAATCACTGTATTAATAGTGAACCGTTTCTCCATACCACCGAAGCCATTAGGGACTTCTTGATCGCAATATCGTCCTATCTGATAGAACTGACCGGTATCTATCATATATTCGTTGACGAAATTACCCAAACCGTATCGTTTGTTCGTCAGTAGGTCATAAAGAATCCATGCAGGGTTAGATGACACCTGAATATCAAAGCCACCGTCCCAATCTCCCTGATAGCTGTTGTCGGAAGAACGATAATTTGAAGGGACTCGAATTTTCATACCCGAAACAAGGTATGAACGACGAGGCATATTTCCACCAAATTCCTGTGAATCAATGGTGATCCCAACAATCGCACTGTTAGGATATGCCATTTTTGCAAATACGATTTCCCCGTAGGATGCCACTACGGTTTTGTTGTGCAGGTAATCGCTATTAGTATCAGGCGTAAATCGAATAATCTTAATACGGTAATTTTTGCCGGGCTTAGGTAAATCAATAAAATATTCCCGCTGAAATTTACCGCTCGATTTCTTGGCAATCTTAATCGTACTATCTTTATGGTCTAACGGAATGACTGGCTTAAACGAATTTTCACCTATGGCTAATTGAAACTGAAATTTTACCTCCGTCCCATTTATGTCTCCGTTTTCTTTGTCGGTTGAAGTCATACGGGGGAATTCCATGATGATCCGTACTCGGTCGGCATCATCATTATCCACTTGCAATGTCTTAGGTGTTGTAGCCTTAAGCTGTGTTGCAACATTATAAGGCGTTTCAATATCGTCAAAACCATCCATTGGATCTTGGTTTTGTTCCCCTCTTCTTTCCCAAAACTTCACTCCATTGAAGTTAGGCGAGCTGTCAGGGTTTAACAAAGGCACGTCGTCCAAAAAGATAGACTGACCGCCATTTTTCAAACCACCAATTACACCTTCTCCCAATAAATCTAGCATTGAAGCAAGTGTTTTGGACTCAACATTATCAGGGGCTTCAATAGACTGTCTTGGGCGATCACCACCACCACCACCAGCTCCCGCAATGAATATTTTTTCTTTTTTCACTGTAACCTCCATATCACAAAAATAGGTATCCAAATACATATTATAATAGACAATGCAATATGCTAATACAATTTAAAGAGACTTGTTATTCAGTCTTTTATAACTATAATATGACTTATTAACTGGTCTTTTAAGGAGTTGAAATATGCCTCAAGTTATCCTAAGTAATGTGACAGCGAGCGTTAGTGAGTTAAAAAAAAATCCAATGGCTACTGTTAGTTCAGGTGAAGGTTATCCTGTTGCTATCTTAAATCGCAACAAGCCTGCATTCTATTGTGTTCCGGCTGATATTTACGAAAGCTTATTAGATCAACTGGAAGATAAGGAATTAATTCAAATTGTAGAGGCGCGTAAGAATCAGGATCTTGTAGATATTGATTTGGATGAATATCTATGAGCAACAAGGATAGGACATACAAAATAAAGTTTAGAGAAGATGCGGTAAAAGAGTGGAAAAAACTTCGCTCGAACATTCAACAACAATTCGCCAAAAAATTAAAAGCCTTAACAATTAATCCATATATTCCATCAGCGAAACTAAGCGGTATGCCAAACTGTTACAAGATTAAGTCCAAGGCATCTGGTTACAGACTGGTTTATGAAGTCGTAGACAAAAAACTAATTATTATCGTTGTAACAATTGGAAAACGTAATCGGAATGAAGTGTATGAAATTGTGAAAAAGAGGCTTTAATTAGCCTCTTTTGGTTTTTAAGCCACTAAAGCTTTAATCTTCTTGGGTTCTGGCGGATCAGGTACTAGCTGTTCTACGGACAGTTTAAGGCTGATTAACTGAGAGCCAACAAGGATTTCTTCGCCGTAAATAAGAGGCACGGGTGCCCCTTGTTCCACCGTATTTTCAGGACCGTCAAAATAAGTTGAGTTTTTGCGGTTATCCGCCCCTCCCGTGTTTGGCTTCGGTTGTTTTGACAAAAGACCGACTACACCACTTGCCAACATGGAAAGACCAGCCATAAAAGCTGCTGGACCGAGCCAAATTGAAGCTATCATTAACGCTACACCAACAACGACCTGAACAATACTCATAGCCTTAGCGCCAGCACCACGATAAATAGGTGTAATACAAACATGAACCATGTCCCCGTTATTTTCCATCTGGTATTCGGTTTCGCTCATTTCGCGTGTTGCGCCATTGGCTCTCGTCACACGGATATGGTATTTCTGGTACTTTCGGGCATTCTGTTTCATCCAAGCGAGCAACCCTTGTCTGTTGCAGTTAATAATGCTGACTCCTTGTCGTACCGTCGTGCATTTTACCTTGTGCTCTTTGCCAAATTTCTTGCCCAACACGCCGCCAAATTCAAATGTAACGAGATTAGGTTCTTTTATCTTTTCACTCATAGCAATTCCTTATGCCGTAAATGATGGATCGTTGTTTTCTGATACATACCACCGTAAATTGCCTTACAACTTAGCCGGTTAGATTGATGATGCAAAATCAGGTTATCACCGATATAAACTGCACAATGATCCGGCATCTTAGCTCCTATTTTCATAAGAAATAGATCACCACGTTTTGGCTGTGTTCCGTAAGGCAGCTTAATAAATCCCTGTTCAGTGATGTTGTCACTGAGAATATCTTTATCGCCATCCCACCAATTAGGGATATGCAGATGCGAACATGCTCCCACCTGAATATTAAATTCTCGCTTGAGGTAATCGCGACATAACATCCAACAATCAAATACTCCAAAAGCGTAAGGTCTTCCCTCATAAGGCATTTCAAAGCCATTCGGAGAAATGACATTCACATCACTGATGATGAATTCACTGTCAATTTCAGGGTTATAATTTTTTGTCACATTGATGATAAGCCAAGGAAGTTCTGAGGCTTCACAACCTGCCATATCTGCTTCACTGGCTTTATTAGTTCCATCCGTATGGCTATGCCACACCCCTACGACTTCCCCCCTTTTTTCTGCTGCTATTTGATCTTCTGCATTCATCACAAAAAAATTAACGGGGTCTTCCGCAACGTTTTTACACAACACAAGCTCATACTTAGTTCCTTTAGTGTTGACCAACAACCCACAGGCTTCGTTTGGATAAGCTGTGACGGCGGCCTGTTGCATTTCCAAGTACAGAGATGTACTCATCATTTCTTGGATCATGCTCGTGTCGCTCCCGGAAAACCGCCAAACATAATGATGCCATCAGCAAAGTAATTCTTCCGCGCTCGGCAACTAGATAATCGCTTAGGACAAAAATCTGCTCCAGCGATGGAAGTTGGTTTGTCATCTTTATCAAAAGCGGGGCCAGTATATCCACACTCCGCCCCACGATAATCCCACTGACAGGAATTACGGATCACTTGTCGGTTAGGAAGCTGTACTCCCATCAGGTCATAAACTGACGCCAGTTCAAACTCCACTATTTCGCAGGTTTCAATAGTTTTCTGATCGATAAACCACACATCATCAGGAAAATGCTGTTCGGGATTTGCATCAGGATTGACACCATCAGGAAAATTCTCTGCATCAAGAAAACATTGCATCGTTCGTTTGCGTGTCACCTGACAACCTAACAAGTCGTCTTTAGTTTGCAGCTCAGCAGAAATCAATCCATGCAGATTAACAACTTTTAACTTAGGTCTTGGAAGTTTACCTTCTCCGCTAATATCAAAGCCTGTTGCCTTTATCGGCATAGGTTGATAGATCTTTCCCTGCCATACAACAGGTTGGTTCAGATCATTTGTACCAGCGTGAAAATAAAATCTACCTCCGCCCGTATTCTTAGGCAGATCGATAATAAAAAACTCAAAGATAGATTCAGGTGATAATAGTTGAATGTGCTGTCTGATTGACTTTCCTGTCATTACGTTTCTCTCCTTGAAATCATACTATTCCCGTATTGGGATAAGCACAGTTTTACTCAAACACTTGTCTGAATGTCGCTGTTAAGGTTGCACTCCCTGTATTTCTTGTAACATTAAAATCTTCACATACAATCAAATAAGGTTTTTTATCTGGGGATACCCAATTAAATAAATCTTTTCCGCCATGTTCGTAAAGAAAATCCTCTATTTCTTGAATGAGGGGATACGCCCCCTCAAATACCAAATTCCATTCGTATTTTCGCCAATTGAACCCTGACGTTAATCGTTGCTCATAACCATCATCAAACGTCTGCTTGCTTATTGTCGGTTTGAAGTTTTTACGCGATTCAAATTTTGGATGCCACTTAAAGGTTTTCCGTTCCATGAGTTACTCCGTTAACATACCACCTGGGCGTTTTTCTTCAGTCATTGTTTCAATAACAATGGATTTAATTTTTTGAGCCGTCTCGTTCCATGCCGATTCATTACTGGAATTACTTTCCTCATTGCTATCCCCTCCCTGATTTACTACAGAGATAGAAATGATTACATTTTTATCTGAACCAGCTCCGATGTCGTCACCAGCAATGTTCATATTCACAGGAATACGGCGGCCATCAGGTAAAGGTACATAAGCTTCATTGTGCGCCCCCTCACCAAAGAGGGCTAACTGAGGTGAAGTGGCAATGCCACCTTTGGAATAGGTTTTTAGCGGAACTTCCCCCAACGACCCCATTATGCCGCCTTTTGCAAAAGAGGATGTATAGGCTTGCCAATTGGTTGACATTCCCATTGCCCCCGTATTAGCCGCAGATCCTGCTGCACCAGCCGCCCCTGCTCCTCCGCCATATGCAGAAGCTGCTGCTGACCCGATTGTTCCTACCATTGATACAATAGAACTAGCACTACTTGCTGAACTACTTGTCATCAGGGATGCCATGAAACTTATAACGGCACTTCTTGCCAAACCTAATGCAATTGCAAATGAAGTAACTGTTGTGGTAGCTGAAACATCAGCGGCTGATTTTGTTTGGGTTGCGGTTGTACCAGCGATCATTGCCCATAATTGTTGCGCATAACCGGCAATAGTAGAGAAGATACCTTCTGATTGCATTGTCTCCAGTGCACCAGTTGTTTCAGTAGCCGCCTTACCGAGAGCTTGAGTAGATTTGGCAATGCCATCGTCACCTTCATTAGCACTAGAACCACCGAACATGCCCCCCATCGCGCCACCGATTTTTGAGATGAAGCTCTCGCCAGTCTCTCCGCCAGCACCTAAGCCTAGCCCGTTAATCATCGGTGAAATAACCATGCTACGGATAAAACTACGTTGAAGCTCTTTAAAAATAAAATTACCGAAATCAGCAATATTAAATTTACCGGTATCAAGAAATTCCATAAGCTTATCTTCGAGGTTATCGAAAATATTCTTGAAATTATCGTCAATTAACTTACCCAGATTCTGGTAATCATATGCCATTTTCGCCGTAGCGGTTTCAGTCATACGCACCATTGCTTCTTCTTTGCCAGCGTGGAATTTTGCTTGCTCTGCTTCTAGATATTCATAAACTTCGGTATTTTTTTCATTTGCCTTGATAATCTTGGCAAAATAATTATCGGCTGCTTGGTAATTCTTTTCAAACTCGCTACGCATTTCTGCAATGGATTGTGTCATATTACCTTTAACTGTATTCGCAAACCCCGCCCATTTTGAAATAAGTTGATCAGCAGAGTTTTTTGCCAAAGCATTTAGATAATCATCGTTTTCTATTTCAGCTTTGATTTCCGCCAACCACGCTGTGGCATCATCTATCTGCTCTTGAGACAAAATTCCTTCTTGTGGAGAGGCCTTGGAGAGTTTTTCAAGGCTTTTTCTCAATTCATCTAATGATTGATTATATTTAACAACCTCTTGGCTCCCAAAACCGATCTTTGCCGACATAGCATCAGCATCGCTCAAGATCTTACGATGTGCCTCAGCCATACGTTCAGCTTCACGTTTAGCTTTTTCAGCTTTGGAGTTATCCTTCTTTTCATTCGCAGCATTACCCGCCATACGTGCGTTTGCCATTGCTGCATCTATACTTGCTTTATGACTTTTACTTAAATTTTTATAGGCAACTTCAAGATTATCAACGTTAATTTTTTCTTCTTTAAGCGCATCCACTATATTGTAATGAGTCTGCAATTCTTGTTGTGAGGTGGCGGTTCTACCATCGATTGTCTTTATTTTCTCACCATTACCTAAACGTGCTGATGCGGAATTTCTACGGCTCGAATCCTCTATAGTTTTTAATTTATCACCGAGGGCATCGGATGTAGCATCTATAGCCTCACCATTAATACCTATCATCGACCCCATAAACATCTTTGCAGAATTGGTTATACGTTCAAGGGTGGTTTGATACATTTTTTCATAATTATTTAGAGAGTTAGTGGCGGATAATAGCTGGTTTTCAAGTTGAGTAATCTGCTGTTTCTGAATATCAGTTGTATTATTTCCAGCCCGAGTCCGAACTTTAGTTAACTCTTTCATTACGCGATTAATTTCAGTTCGAGTTAAATCTGCCTGTTTGGTAATACTTTCTTTACCACGTTCTAATTCCTCATTGTACAAAACCCCCATTTTCTCACCGTATTCCTTCCGGATAGAAAGTTGCAACGCAGTATCATTTTTTACCGCGTTGAGTTTCGCTACCATTTCAGCATTAAGAGCCTCAAGTTTGGATCTTAACTCTGATTTTCTGACCCCATCTTCTCTTTCAATACTATTCTCAAGTTGGGATAGTTTTCTTTCATACGCAATTTTAGCTTTAGCGATTTCGGTATTAGTTAAAGCATCTTGTAATTTTTGTAATTTTCCAGCAATTTTTTCTTTTTCCTTTAATAAGGCTTTTTCTACTTCCAAAGCTTGATTCAACGCTTCTTCGTTGGGAGATTTACCACTCTTTTTATATTCTAAAGCAGGTTGCATAAGCTCTTGCTGATATTTTATTTTTCTTTCAATTTCCTCTAATTCTTTTAATTGGTTCTCCTTTGCTTTTTTTAAGTCCTCCATTTGTTCATCAGTCACCAATTCAGGCGTATTTTTAGCCGTCTCCATCGCGTTTTTGGCTCTTTCATTTACTTTGTCATACCACCATGCAAGTAAAGCAAGAACCTCGATAATCGTAGTAACCGCAAAGATAATCGCATTGGCTTTCATAGCAGCGTCTAAACCACGCCAAGCATGTTTCATTCTTCCAATGGCAATTGTTCCAAGGTTAAGATTTTGCCCCATGCCAGAAGCACGTTGAGAGATTAAAACCATTTGTCTTGCTAGACCGCCAGAACTTGTCACAGTCGTTGCGATCATTCTGTTAAAACCTGTTAACGCACCAGTTATTGACTTAAAAAAGGACAGAACAAGTACACCGCCAGCGATATGCATTAATGCTGAGCCTAAAGACAGTAGCATTTCTTTGTTATTAAATATCCAAACAAGCATTTCTTTAGAGGCGTCAATAATTTCCTTAACCATCTTGCCAAATTGCTCTCCATAGTAAACAGCCGCGTTACTACCCAATAAGCTGTTTATATCTCGAATTGCATCTTTAACGGCATCCATATAACCAGAGTCACCAATGGATTTGGCTAAAAGGGCGGCGTTAGTTTGCATTTGTGATAACAAACCAACATAGGTGTTCATCATTCGCTTGGCAGAGCCGCCGTATGAGGCTTCCAAAATGTTCATCATTGATTCAATAGCATCTTTTGAACGAACAGAGCCGCTAGAAACTGCTTTAACCAATTCAGCCATTGACACGTTCATACCTAATGCCATTGATTGCATCGCGGTAGGGATTGCTTCACCAAGTTGTTGACGAAGTTCTTCCATCGAGACAACGCCTTTACCAGACATTTGTTGGATTGCAATTGTAGCCCGTTTCAAAAGCTCACTATCACCACCAAATCGAGCAGTTGCGTCAACCAGAGCTTGCATAGAACCTTTGGTTGGATCTATTCCTGATGATTTTAATTTAACGAAGCTATCTGAAATAGCATCAATAGAAAAAGGAGCTTGTTTTGCCGATGAAATAATGTATTGGAAGTCTCGCATTGACTCGGCTGCTTTATCCGAAGATGTCGCCAAGCCTTGTAACATGACTTGCAGGCGTTCTAATTTTCCTGCGCTATCAAGAATGGTTTTTTGCCAATCAAAAAAGGCAGTCTTTAGTGTTCCAATTGCAAAAGATGCCATACCGATTGTAGTAATCGTATCTGACAACGTGCGACCAAAACCTCTAAACCCGCCCTCTAAACGCTTAACACCCGTACTGGCTTTTGTACCTTGATTGGAGAGACGATTGAGTAAACGACCCGCATTATCGATCTTTATCTCAAACTCTTTGCTGTCCAGCGACAATCGAAAACCTAATGAGTCAGCCATCCTTAGCTCCTACCGAATATATTCCTTAATTTCAATTCGGCATCTGGATCAGCCTCGGCATGGAAAGGTGACAACACCTTTTTCATAATGACCGGCTGCCCCAATCGCTGCTGTAAACTTTTCTCAAATGCCGTGTAACTATCCGCCGTTGCCTGGGCAACCCTTGCTGTCTGCAAGCGACGAATATCATCTTCTGACTTGATGCGGTCTATGTTTCGACTTAATAACCAGAACCGTTCAAGCGGCATGGCGATAACCGATTCCGTGGTTTCGCCATAAAAAGCAACAACACGACAAAAGTAGAAACCAAAATCGATAGAAACAATCTCGACTCCGCTTTCTTGACGGGTTATTACTTTGCGTCTTCTCCAGCGTGACGTTCATTGGTTTCTTCACCTTCCTGAAATGCAAAGAGAACAATTTGCTGAACCTGTTCTGGAGTCAGATTATCTATTTCTGCTTCCGGCATTTCAGGTAGCAGCTTGCGAACAATCTCAATACCTGCCTTTAATTGCTCAGCAGGAGTTTGATTTTCAATATCCTGCGATTGGAATTGCTGCGCCAGTACAAACAGGCCAACTGTCATTGGTGACATTTTGTAATTTACGCCACGCAAAGTGACTTCTTTAGGTTTTGGGGCAATTGCATCAAGGTCAAGTAATTTTGCCATCTTAAACTCCATGTAATAAAAAGGGCTTCAAATAGAAGCCCTATAATATAATAGGTATAAACATACTTACCAGATCAAATTAATTAATCTTGGTTTGTATCGCGCTATGCCACAGATTGATTATTCTGAACTTTGCTTCCCTCAGATTTTTTATCTTTAGAAGCAGATTCAGTAACTACTTTTTTTTTGCCATTTTCCCCAATACACCACTGTCATCAGGGTAAGCATTAAATTCAATATTGAACACACGAACATCATCATGCTTGTATGCCATGGTGAAGCTACCTGCTGTAGCAGTACGTGGCAGAGTCAGGACGTAATCATCTTTGTTGAGCGGTGTCAGAACCAGAGATTCAGCGACTTCAACAAGGTTGATGCCAATACCCGTCTTGATGGTAATTTCGTCACCCGCACCGCCGACTTCACTCCCCGGCATTACGGTAGCCAGACGTTCAAGGACAGTTTCTGCCAGTGGTACAGTGACTTTGATATTACGCCCCTGAATCAGTTCAGAAACGGTGGTTTCACCAAACTGGTCAACCGTCACTTTCAGTGTGTCAGTAGTAACCTCCACCTCTACACCGCCTTTGGTATAACCCAAATCAACGCCTTTGAAAGAAACGTTACATGCACCTAGCTTAATATTTTCAACTTTTGAACCTGCCATAAGTATTCCCTTACTTATTTTAAATAACAACTGAACTCTATCACAACGCCTGCTTCAAAAGAACCTCCGTCATTTTGGGGGTAGATAGTAGGCAATGTAATGACTTGTATTAAATTGAAATAAACTCCATTTATCTCAATATCACGTACTGAAAGGTGCTCCATAACCACATTACTTAATTGGTTAACCTTTCCAATACTTTCTGCTCTAATCATAAACGGAAAAATGTCTTGATAGTAGCCTTTTAACTCTGAATCAATTTTAATCCCATCGCTAGGCGACATAACCAGATAGCCACGAGGTATTTTGGGGGGCATATAGTGGCAAAACAGATCTTTTCCTATTTTTCCCACTCCTTTTGATTCAAGATATTTAGTAAATGCTTCTAAAATCATTTCCATCGACCTCGACCAAAACCCGCTCTTATGCCCGCCTCTTTTAGATCATTACGGTAACGTTTCCATACAGTATTACCGGCTCGTCCAATAAACCCTTTACCCACTTTAACCCGCATATTGGTAGCGTAGTTACTCTGCTGTTTAATTCGTGACAATATCCCAAGCCGATATTGTCCATTGTGCATGTATTTGGCATAACGACCGACTGAAACACTCTTGACGGACTTACCACGAATATTAAATCCTTCACGTTTCTTGTGCTCAGAAACATAAAGATTCACATGAACCTCATCCCTTCTATTTACAACATGAGCGAAGACAGCACTTTCAAGGCTACCTGTCTCACGGGGGATCATGGCGCGGGCATACTTCTGCATTTCAACCGCCATTTTCCGTAATTCATTGAGTAAGTTCTTTTTGAGAGCATGCTGACTGTGCGTCAAACGTTTCTGAACACGTTTAAATGAACCAATGTCTACTGAGATACCCACAAGTTTGCCCCCACTTCAAAATGCCCCTCCTTGCCCCTTAAGCCGAATCTGTTGTGAATGCTTTTAATCTCCAACTTCACACCTTCAACCAACAACACATCGTCAATATTGAGCTTTGTTTTTTCGGGGAAGATCAGAACGGCATCAAACAACTCAATATCCGCTTTACCTCGTGATGCCGAACTATCCGCTCGTACAGATGAACGATCATATGCCTGAATAAAACGAACAATTCCGACCGGTGATTTTCCAGCAAACTGTAATTCAGGTTCTCCATAAATATTCAATGTTTCAGATTTACGATAAATGGTTGCGGTTGATTGCCAACTGATATTCATATCACCCTCGGCGAATGCGAATCACATTGTCTGTATAGCGTGCAATTAAGCGCCAAGTTTTACGCGACAATGCCTGTGTTGCTGCCCTGCCGCTACGATACATATTGGTTGTTTCACCAATAGATTCAGACAGTACGCCCTCATCACGGGCATCTGCCGCACCACCGGTAGTCACAACAGAAACAGCCTCAATCATGCAGGCTTGCGCCATATCATTGAGGAAATAATCAGGCAGTGCTCGGTACTCTTCTTCTGTCAGCTCAGAGAAATCAATTGCGTCACCTTTAAATTCACCAGCCAGATAAAACGGTAATGCATTAGTCGCTAACACGTTTTGAGGTCGGTCGTATTCGCTATCCGATATCTTATAAATCCGCTTGAGACTGAATTTCATATTCTTGAGGCGTCTTGTTGCCTCTATTAAGGCCTGACGCTGAGTATGATCACTCAGGAACAAAAATGCATCTGAGGAATACATATCTATAGCAGCTAGTTTTGCTTCCATCAGGGTAATGAAAGATTCACTGGGTACAGCTAATTCTATTGAGACAATAACAGCATAATACTGTTCAAATTCAGATACCCGACCACTTGCTGTAGTTGTTTTTACCACAACACGACGCATGTCTTTGGTTTTGCCATCCGCTAAAACGTTATGTTCACCTGAGATAGAAAAGGAGGCGCTCAGATCGCCGCTATTCAGAGTAATGTCTTGGTCAGCAATAATCGTTTTACCGGCAATGTCGAACAATGAATAAGAGGCTTTCTCTATATCAAGCGCATCAAACATCACAGTAATTTCTGATACACCGCCTGATTTGATTACGTCCAGTTTTGACATTATTCACCTGCCACGTTGAGGATACTTTCGATCATCGCTTCAATTGATTTTTCACGCACATTGAACTCGTTACCAATTTTACGCAAAGCAGCAATCCCGCCTTTATCAGCCAACGCTTCCAGTTCATTTCGTGTGAATCGGATAATAGGAAGATCATTTTCTCCTTCACGCAGTAATTCAGTGGTTGGCGTTGCTTTTGTTTCCAGTTCCAACGCTTGTTTTGCTGTAATTTCACGAGATTCGGCTAATGCAGCCGCCCCACTCACATTTTTACCCTCCACGGTTTCGGCTTTCATAATTGAACATATCCGCTGTTGATCAATAAACGGAATAGCGGTTTTACTTACACCGTTCTCAAACATGACACCAGACATGACACCGGTATAACCGGAAAATGCTGATTCCAAGAGTTTTACTTTGGCGGGTTTCATTTTCACTTTCCTTAATGAGAAGGTGCGGTCATCCCGACCGCACTACTGTTATTACTTAACTTTCTTCGTGTTTGTCTTCCGATACGCTAGGCTCTTTAATCGGTGGTGTGACTGGCGGCATTGTTTCCAACTCTTTCGTTGCCGGTTTAGCGGCAATTTCAGAACGAACGGTAGCCAAAATACGATCCTGCTTTCGTTGAGATACCGGCGTTATTGTTTTGCCATTTTGAAACTCGGTCATAAACAGATGCCCGTTATAACCACGCATTGAACTTTCAGTCAATTTCACTTGCTTTTCGGTCATAATTACTCCCCCTATAAGAAAAAAGGGTGGGCTTTCGCCTCACCCCTTTCGGTCACCTGCGCCTATTACAGAGCTACGCCTGTCAGAGCCGCGATAGCTTTGTCGTGTTTGTTTGCCAGAGAGCAATACCATTTAACACGGGTACGGGTGGCATCTTTGTTCTGTACAGTACCGATATCTTCAACAACGATACCTGCATTATCACCACCGTACAGACCCGTCAGACCGTTCTCTTCGCTCAGATGTAGACAGTAAATGTCGGCTTTCTGCGCTTTTGTATCACTGGTTTTTGGAATGAAATCATTCACAAGGAATGGTACACCGTTGTGAGTCAACATTGGACGACCAAAGTTTTCGATCATGATTTCAGTAGGGCCGACGTTCACGGTACGCAGCAGAGCACGGTATGCACGGATATGCTCAGAACGCATCATGATTGCATCAGCACCTAAGTCTTTGACCGCATCAACCAGCTCATCCAGCATGGAGAACGTCATTGAAGAGTCAGCAATGATTTTCTGGTCGTTGTGGATCAGCTTAGGAATACCGTCAAAGGTTTTAGCGTTAGAGGAGCTATCACCGAGGATCAGGTTGCGACGGAATGCACGAGCCAGACCTTTTACTTTGGAACGGATTTGAATAGCCATCTGGCTATTCGTGTCGCCCATTGTAGAGGACAGGAATTTATCAACGTCCACATCGCCTGCCAAAATGCGCAGTTTAGCAACATGTTCAGAGAACTTTGCCGCACCTTCCGGTACTTCATCATTCACATCGATAAATTGTGCTTCGCTTAGTTCAGATTCACGGTTATACAGGTATGCCTTTGAGTCCACTTTCATGAACGGCAATACCGCAAACAAGTCTTCACGGTCGATAATGGTTTCAATAACACCCTGTTCAAGCGTGTTATTAGACAGCTTTTCAGCTTCTTCTCGTAGTAATGGCATCGTAAATTCCCTTTAGTATACACACAAATTTTGCTAGAGGGGAACGTCCAGTTCCCCTTGTTAATTACTTACCGGCTCGTAACTTGGCAAGTCCGCCAGCAATTTTGTCGAGAGAACTCTTTTCTTTCGACACCGGCTGTTTTTCCAGTACAGGATCACTCTTTGAACCCGCCCCCGGTTTGGCTTTGCTGCGTAGTAAAGCATCAGATTCAGGGTCAGCTTTCAGAATGCGTTCAATGGCCTGCTCAAAACCTAAAGCACTACCGTTACCATCAACTAAGATAGCCCGATCTTTAGTTCCGGCGGGTTTATCATAACCAAGAACACTACCGTCCTCGCCGACTTCAAAATGAGTACCGTAAATCACACGAGCTTTGCTTGGTGTGATCAGCGTTTCTTCACGTAAGAAGTTTGAGCCGGAGAACGCCGAACCTACTGTTAGTTCAAGGATCTGAGAACGCAGAGCCTGCTTTTCGCTGTTCAAAGTTGTGATTTGATCATCACGGCCTTCCAGCTCGGCTTTATGAGCGTCAACCATCTGTTTTTTGACGGCATCAAACTCACCACGTTTCTCTTGTTCCTCTTGTTCACGGCGTTGTTTTTCTTCTTCCGCAGCCTGTTGAGCAGCCAGTAATTCAGATACTCGCTCAGGGGTTGCATCACCAAATGCCGCTAATTTTTCCGCCAGTGTCTTGTTATCAGTTTTGCGTTTCATCGTTTCTTTGATGAGATTTGCTTTTTCCGTATCAGCCACTTTCAGACGAGCGATTAGTTCTTCTTGTGAAAGTTCTGAATAACCGTCCGTGCTTGCATCTGGGATTTTTTCTGGCAGTGAAGTTGGAGCACCACCCCCACTACCGCCCTGTGTACCATCATCAGCTTCGCTCATTAAAATGCCGCGACGAGCCATCAACTTGAACCCTAAATCCATTGCTTACTTTCCTTGTAAATAAATCACTCAGTCTCTTGAGTCGATTTCGGATCGGTTTCTTGATCCTTTTTATTACTTGAATCATAGGTATTTAAATACTTACTTTCAAGCATTAATTGATTATTTTTTGGCGGAAATTCCTCTAAATCCTTATCAAAGGCACTTCGCATCTCCTTAGAAACGTTTGGAAAGATTTTTTCGATCAGAATATCCATCTGGTGACGACGTACTGATTCAGGTGCTTCGATTTCTTTAAGCTGTTTAGCAACATCAAATTCATCCATCAGGCCACGAACGTCAAAACTTTCAGGATATGCGACCAATTCGTCGATTTCTTCCTGTGTTTTCTCCTGCCCCATCCATTTCGCAGCCAAATAAAGCATCTGCCGCTCTGCGCGCTGTAATCGTTCAGCTTTGGTGATCAATAAGCTATTTACACGCTGAAAATCGTAGGCTTTTGCCGCCCCTGAACTGTTATCTATACCTTTTGCATTATCCTGTTTGGTTCGTTCACCAGCCACACCGACTGAGTGGTAAATCTCATTGATAACGGTTTGAACGGTCTGAATGATCATTGATGCCTGTTTCGGATCTGGCGACATATAAAATGGCTGCGATCCACCCTCAGCATCGTAGGTAAAGACGCGTTTTGTGCCAAATTCCAAAACCTTCGTATGATTTTCATCGCCCGGCATCATCGCCTGAACAGGAATAGCCAATTGGCTAAAAGTCTGATCTTGGATAATGGCATCAAGGTTAGAAAGGTAGTTAGCAACAGCCCTATCAAGGTATGCGATATCATCAATTAATGACGGGCTGAAATACCGTGACTGGGCATTTCCCATACAATCCACAGGGAACACAGGCACAACACCTAATTTGTGTTCACCATAATTCTCCAGCTCAATTTGTGCTTGCTTAGCGTTTCCTTTCTTGGCCTTAACTTCACGGAACAGAAACCAACTTTCCCGCGTCCACAGCCGATACCGATTTTGTAAATCACCGGATGAGGTGAACGGGTTGGCATCATCACGCACCAGTTCATGTGTTAGTACCCAAAGCAGGTTGCCATCATCGTCATAGGCGAAGTCCAACATTTGCTGGGGCGGCAACCAGTAGGCGTAAGCACGAGCATCCGCTTTTTTCTCATCGGCTAAAGAAGTCACCTCAACATCTTTCATTGTTGAATCAACGACAATCCAGATCCGACCAAAGATTGATGTTTGAATATCAATTGCAGACATCAGTTCATCAAGCGTCATTTGTTCACGGGTGGCTCGATCCCAGAATGCTTTTACTGCATCAGGGGCATCAGATCGCTCACGAGAAATGTTTTCTCTGAAGATGTACTTGTTGATAAGGTTGACCACTTCGCGTGTGTGGTTGAAGCGATAGGCGCGTTCCAGACGCTCCTTAAATTCCTTATCACCTTCTTTGAAATAACGAAAAATATTGTGTTGGAACCAATTACGTCCACCAGCATAAGTGGCTGCCAAGAAATTCCAATGCTCTAGTCGTCCCTCATATTCGGGATGACGGCGACTGACTAATTCCTTCAATACTTTTTGGTCTAAAGATTCAACTTCCATTTAAAATCCTTTAGATATTTATATAACTACATTGTTAACGTGAACCACCGAGAATTGTGCGTTCTTTGACAGGGAATCGTCTATGAATCGGATAACCTATCGCATCAGTACTATGCTCAATACCCGCTGCCTTATCGATATCCCTAGAACCCGGTTTGTAAATAACTTTTTCAAATGATTCAATGAGATGCTTGCATTTTGGGTCAATATGAAGTCTAACTGTCCCCGCAGCACTCATCAACAAGCGGTTTGTCGCATTGACACGATCTGCAATCGGAGGGTGTTTTTTAGGAAAATCAATGCGCACAAACCCCTTTTCCTTAAAGATATCAATATCCGACTCGCCTCGTGCATGTTGACGGTAGCTACCCGCTGGGTCAGGAAAGATAACAACCTGATTTTTCCATCGCCAATAACGGCGTTCGATTTCGTCACACACTTCAACTGTGTTCGATGAAAACAAGACAATTTCATCTACCGCCCACAGTTCTCCGTTCGGTTGAGGCTGCAATACCACCGACGACATAGGATCAATGTTGAAGTCCTGCCCTATCCAAATAGGTAGTTTCGGGTTGAATTCGCATGGCTTAACGTGTGTTTTTCGTTCAAACGGATAGTACACTCGGCCTGACATATTTTCGAAAGAAGCAAGGTATTCCTGAGCAAAGGATTTAGGGTCCATATCTTCACGGGCCGCCTCAATCTCTGAATCTGGAACAAATGGCGAATCAGCGGTAACGTACTGCCAGCTTTTCCAATGCCCTTTCTTCTGCATCGAGGGATTTTGCCCGATAGTCCAGAGCTTATGGAAAGCGGAATAACCTTTCGGTGTACCGATAATCAGCGCCTTTCCTTTCGTGGATGAAAGAGTTGGACGAATGACCTTGTACCAAGTATCAGGCTTCATGTCCTGAAACTCATCAAGTACAACAAAATGCAATGCGACTCCACGCAGAGTGTCCGGCTTATCAGCGCCTTTTAATCCCAGCTCACTGCCGTTTTTCAGCAAGATGGTCATTGTGGTGTCGTTTTTCTTTTTGATCCATTTACGGGGGATCAATTCCTGCAAATCATCCCAAAGAATCTGCCTTGCCATCTGGTAAGTCGGGGCGATATACCAAACTCGCTGTTTAGGCGCTTTTATAGCCTCTTTCATCAGCTTAGAGATAGATAGGCGGGATTTACCCCAACGCCGACCAGCACAGACGACTTTAAATCGATGAGGTGATTTGAATACTGACATCTGCCCTTTATGGAGCTGAACCAATTGCAGACCACTATTGTTCTGAGCCATCATTCACCCCCGCCGTTTTCTTCACTCTCAGTGTCAAGGTCGAGTTCTTCTGACAGGTCAGCCGGTTCCTCAGCTTTTCGCAATTCCGCAACCTGTGCTTGTGTCAGTTCACCAAACATCAGTGCCGGAAGCTCATCTTCTTCAACATCAACTTTATCCATGTTGAGAGACTTGCTAGACACCTCAAAGCATTTACTCAGTGTGATTGAAGCCCGTTGTAGTGCCTTTATATTGGCTTCCCGTTCAGCAAAACCAATTGCCGAGCCTGTTGCTGAGGCTTTAGAACCCTCAGTGACTTCTCTCATCAGCAGAGCGGCAATATTGAATGCAAAGCGGTCGTATTTACCCCGCCTTTCTTCAATTAACGCGGAGCGTTCTTTCGCCCTTATTTCAGCATCTGACCTGATTGATTCACGAACTAATTTCCCAACAGCATCCGTGCCTTTGATGACCTTCTTTTTTTTGAAATGACGTGAAAGCGTTTCTCGCCTTACACCGAAGCGCCCCTCTAACTGAGATAATGAAAACTCCCCAGAAGACCAAGCCGCCTCAGCTTCCGCCCATTGTGAAGCAGACAGTCGTGTTCTTTCTTCCCTGATTGCCACTCGAAAATTCCTTTTCCGCAGTGTTAATAAAAAGACCTTGCTCCCATAATATTTATATAAATTTCTTACTAAGAAAGACATAAGAACAAAACAAATATCAAAACAATATAGATATCAAATTTATATTGTTTACTAATATATATTATTGAGAGCACGGTATTATTAACTATACATTTTTGCAACTGCTCTACCGAGATCCGTCAGTTCATACACCACACGGTTATACCCATCTGTTGCGCGTTTTCTCAAACCGCTTTTAACAACGATCCCTTTTTTGATAAGGGCACGGATAGAGAATTGCATAGACTGTTTGCTGGTTTTATAAGGCAGCATTTCCAGTAACTCGTCCATATCGACAGGATTACCCCGCTCTACGCCAATCCAGACAGTGCGGATAATTGATTTTTGCTTTTCAGTTACGTCCATGTTTAAGAATCCTTTTTTAAATCACATTTAAACGCTTTGTATCCATTTGTGAGCGTACATCTTGGTTATCGAATACCAGAAGTGGGATGTCACTTGGCAACGCTTTCCCGAAGTCTGGATTTCGATATGCCCCATATAAGGGTGTGGTAAAACTGAGGTTATGGATTTCTTTGAGAAATTTAACGATCGCTTCCTCGGTCGTTAAGGTGTCCAAAATATCCTGAATTGTTGTGCCTCTATTCCGACCGGCTTTCGCCAATGACGAGTTTTTATGATAATTAGCGACTAGATCAGATAACGCTCTACGCCTACGCGCATCAGTCATAGAAAACAGCTCTCTTACGATTGATTCCGTGTCACCAGCATCTGATCGGAAATGACGCTGATATACACGCAACGCACTTTCATAGGTTTTCGGCCGTTCTGGTCGAATGAAATCAAATCCGGCTTTCATTGCAAATGGATTGTACTTGCTCATTGAGGACTGAATTTCAATGATCGGCTTATCATGCATACGTGAGGCAATATTGATTAACCGGTAACTGACGCCAAGACCTCGGTACAGCGTATCGACTACACAACGGCTCATAACTGCGAAATTTGCGTTAACGTATTTTCCCCAATACTGGTTAGCAACCGTAGTGTTAGTGGTCGGTTTCAGTTTTGGAAACATCCGGTGTCGTGGTGCAAGCAGCAGCTTTGGGTATGCCATCACGACAACCCCCACTAAGCGATCACCTAATGTGCATTTGTAGTAGCTCGGTGCAAACGGCTTGCCATCTGTCTTATAGTGGAGTGATTTAAGCTCATGCCAATCTTCGACCGTTCCTTTCGAAACAACCATGTCTTTCATGAAGTCTAAGTGTTTCGGGAAATCTTCCGGTTTATGCCGATTAATGATCACGTCCATATTCCACCTTCACCCGCTCTTTATAGTGCTTGGTAATTGTTATGCTAGGGCGTAATGCATTGATCAGATCCTCATGGGTAGTGGCTACCATAACGGTTGCACCAACATTACGCGCCGCTCTCTGGAAGTTTGACGCTACAGCCTGTGCGGTAACGCGGTCTAACACAGCGCCAAATTCATCAGCCGCCCATACCTGAGCACCAGATTCAATCAATTTTGCAATTTTCAACCGGTAACGGTGGCCGTCAGACATTTCAGACGGTTTACGGATAAACAGGTAAGCATCGTTCAAACCTGCCATTGACAGTAAGCTCAACGCTTCTGTGGTGGTCTTTCCGACCTGATCAATAACATTCTTGTCGTTATCAAAGGTAATGTCATCAATGGATAAGACGGTTTTATTTTCGTCTTTCATTAATCTTTGCAGTTCTCGTAAAATCACCGACTTACCCGAACCAGATTGACCCGTGATATACACAACATCACCCTGATCAATTTGAACCCGTAGATTGTCATAGAGCGTGAATTGTTTATCATCCATACCTAAGCCGAATGATTCCGCAATTTCGAGTGTACGGGTTGTTTTAGTTACGCGAGTATCGAATGCAATGTTGATGATGTAATCGCTCATTGTTGCTCTCCGTACATTTCCTCAGAGACTTTTTCTGCAAACGCCAGAAAAGCGTCTATACCGCTCTTTCCCGTCATTTCTTCCATGTGAGCAAGCAAATCACCAACCACAATCGCAGAACTGGCAGGAATCGATTTAAAGCCCATTACGTCTACCAGCCGGACATCTTCGTTTGCCACTTTATGAGCGACCACATCGTGCTCGTCTTTCTGTCTTTCAGTTTCAACTGACAGATCCACAACTAAGCCATCAGTTGCCATTGAGTCGATCATGTCTTCAACCAATACACTCAATTCACGATCAGAAAATCCGTAAACAGCCACGTCACCGTCAATCAGGTTTTTCAGTTCTTCTTGCAGTACCAGAGCGTCGTAGTCGGTACTGGCTAGGCGGTTATCTTCCAGTCTTTTCGCAGCAACTTCGGATTCAGTCAAGTCATCACGGATAATAACGGGTACTTTTGTCAGGCAGGCAAAGATTGACGCTTCCGTTCGACCATGACCGGTAATAATCACCCTGTTTTTATCAACTGTGATAGGTTGGTCAAAACCACGTTTTTTGATGGCTTCGGCAAGATCTTTAATTTGTTGCTCATTATGCTTTTTTGCATTCTTCTCATATGGGATAAGAGCACGAGGGTCTAAATAGACAATTTCAAATTTCTTTTCCATTAGCGTACTTCCCTGTATTTTTCTGCAATGAATAACAGTGCTTCCCCGGCATCTTCCATCTTGTTGCCCGTTTTAATGTTCTCGTCACGGATAACGGCCGCTATCACGGCTTCAATCATTTCCGCCGCATCTGTCGTAACCTTAAATCGCATGGTTTGGTGAGAACTCACCTCGGCTCTTTCAGCTCTTTCACGTAATAACTCAGAACCGAATTCATCCATTTCAGTGTTTGCCCCCATTTCAGTGCTTAGAGCTTCTAACTCCCGAAACGCTGCTTCTGTCGAGATTGTAGGCATTACGTCTTTGAGAATGTCATCAACCGGAGCAAGGTCTGCAAAACTGTAGGAAAGATCTGTCTGAATTTCCTCAAGCAAACGGGTAAAACTGTCCGCATCGTCTTCACCGTATCGCTCATTGTCGATAACAGAGATTTGTTTTGCGGTTGAATCACTGATTTCACCTAAATTGGCAATCATGACGGTCGGCATACCAAGTTCTACAGCAGCTCTCCAACGATGCTCACCACCTAAGATCTCGTATTTGTCCCTGACCTCACGAACAATGATGGGTTTAAACAAACCGAGGCGAGTGAGTGATTCTCTTAATTTGTCCATGTTCATTAGTGGAACACTGTTGGTATTCCAGCCGTTAGGAACGAGTTTTCCCGTCTCCACCTCTAAAAATTTAGTTTTACTTTCCATTGTATTTTTTCCATACTTTTCCATAAGTATTTACATACATAATATAATATCTGTTTTTTTAAAAAATATAAGGTCTTATTTATGGATATCGTTATTGCATATAATGCAGTCAACGCATTAATAAGTAAAAATGCCGATGAGGGTGTTTTACGCGGTGTTCAAGATGCACTGAGCTATGAGGTTGATGGGGCACAGTTTAAATCAAGCGGATGGGATGGAAGATCGACAATGTTCAACTGGACAACACGCAGTTTTCCATCAGGTTTTGTTCAGGCAGTGACAAAGAAGTTAGAGAAAGCAGGTCACAGAGTACTTTTGCAGCGTAAACCCATGATCCTGCCATTGGGTCAACCTAACCCAAAGATAAACGAGTTCCCGTACAATCCTGATTACGTTTATCAGGATGAAACAGTCGAGCGTATGGTCAAGCAGGGAGGGATGATTGCTCAGATTGCAACTGGCGGTGGGAAAAGCGTAGTGGGCTGTAAAGCCGCCGCTCGTATTAATCAACTGACACTGTTTATCACCACACGATCGGTGCTAATGCACCAAATGAGAGACAATTTTCAACGTTCTATCAACTACAGAGCAGAAAACAGCGAACCTCACCTGAAAGGAGAAAAAATCGGGATCGTTGGTGACGGCATGTTCCACTTTTCGCGCCATATTAACGTAGCAACCATTCAGACTCTTGCTAGCTTTCTTGACGAGTTCCCCCGTTTTGTTGAAAAACTACCACCCAAAGGTAAAAAATCAACCAAGCCGCATCCAACCAAAGAGGAACAACGCAAAGAGTGGGGGGAAAAACGAGAGTTTCACTATCGTAGACAGGCGGCAATCAAAAAACTGTTGCAGGAAGTTCGCTTATTGATACTGGAAGAAGCACACGAATCATCGGGCAACGCTTTTTATGATATCAGCCGCATGTGTGTGAATGCCGATTACCGATTAGGTCTAACAGCAACGCCATTTATGAAAGATTCCGCAGAAGCCAATATGCGGTTGATGGCTGTTACCGGCTCTATTGGAATTAAAGTATCGGAACGATATCTCATAGACAGAGGTATTCTGGCAAAACCTTACTTCCTTTATCTAAGAACAGATTACACACCTGATGATGTGAATATCAAAAAAGATCTTTCTGAAAAGGTTGGAAATTCACGTTTAGGTCGTAACTCCCCATACACACGAGCCGCGCAACTTGGCATTACTTACAATCTTGCTCGAAATAGTCTAATCGTCCATCAGGCAAAAAAAATGGTAGGACACAAATTGACCGTAATGATCCTTGTTAGGCTCAAACGACACGGTCAGATTTTGAAGGAAATGCTGAGAAGTATAGGTATTAAAACAGAATTCATCTTCGGTGAGAGCAAACAGGCTGAACGAATGGCTCAACTTGATAAGCTGCGTCACCGTGAGATTGATGTACTGATTGGCTCTACAATACTTGATGTAGGTGTTGATGTTCCCGGCGTTGGTGGTGTCATTCTTGCCGGTGGTGGGAAAGCGGAGGTAGAACTGCGTCAACGTGTAGGCCGTGGACTTCGTAAAAAAACCGATCAGGCGAATATCTGCTTTGTCGTGGATTTCCTCGACTATTCCAATAATAACTTACTACAACACTCATTTGAGCGAAGAAACATTATCAAAGAAACCGATGGGTTTGTTCAGGGCATTTTATCGGAAGGTAGTGAATTACCTTTTCACTTACTTAACTAATAGATATAATAATATTAAAGGTATTTTTTTATAGGTATATTATGACTGACAAAGCAAAAGTTGTGCAGTTCAGAGCTACACCAAAAGCACAAGAAAAAATTAATGAATTGAAATCTAGACTCAAATCGAAAAACGTTAAACCAAGTATTGAGATAGTGCTTAATGCACTCCTAGAGAACATCACGTTAGCAGAATTCGATAAATGCACTAAACAGATCATTGCCGACAACAGTGTTAAAACACAACTTCTCGAAATGTTCAAAGAAGGCAGGATCACAGAGGAAATGCTCGAAATATTAATGAAAAACGCAGAGCAGTCCGCTGACAATTGATACTTTTCCCCTCTATGAATTCGTTATTATTCGCTCCGCTTAATGGAACATTAAATTAAGCGGAGAGAATAAATATCAGCAATTTAACATCATGCCACTGATGTTAGAGACGCTGAGTATAGTTAAAGAGCCTGCCGAACTGACCACAGCCATACCCTCCACAATACAGTCACTCAGGAGAATACTAGCGCTATCAGGAGCACAGGACATAAACCCGAGAGGTTGGAAACCCGTGATTGGATAAAATGTCGAGTGATGCCCTAGATAGATCTATGCTGAGGCATTAGACTGACGATGTTAGTTGAAGAGTAATGCACCAGAACCGAGGCTACCAATCTCGTATAGCACAAAGACAAATCACCCGCTCCATCATTTTAATTGATTGAATCATCTTGAAATGAATCTACAGTTGTTAGCTGATAAGTCCTGCCCTAGAAAATGGCAGAGAGCAAGATGGTTGGTGTTCTGACTATTACTCTATTAGTATTAAAAATAGTCGGAAAATTCTATTGCATATGTCGGAACTGCTGCGTAATCGTTAAGCTCATGCCTCGGTCCAATATTACCATCACCAATTTTTATCCCTGTTGTTAAAGTTATTTTATTTTCATGAAATTTATATGCGGTCGAATAAAAATTCCAGTCATCATTTCTTTTACTCCATAGAAGATATAAGTCTGTAGCCCTAATCATTGGGGACTTTAAATTTGTAGTAACCACATCATTCTCGCTATTAAAAACAACATTTTCACCATGGAAGAATGGTACGTATCGACTGGAGTAAGTTAACTCTCCCCGTTCATTCCAAATATGAACACCACAACCATCTTTCTGTGGAGTGAATCCAGAGGAAAAAACAACCACATATAAATTGCAATCATGAGACACGGTAACTTTATTGTATATTCTGTCAGTAGAGACAGCACAATTTGGATTATCACTTCGGACAAATACTACTTGATTATCTGGGTTTGGCAAATCTGATGGAACACTCCATGACTGCCCTGCGCTCATTTTAATTTTTTGCCTTAATACACAATAACCAAGCTCTTTTTCATTAGAGACAGTTAAAAATTGATTTGCACCCTTAAAATCTAGACCATAATTATCTTTTCTTGTATTTTTAGAATAGCCATATACATCTATAATAAACTCATCAGTAAATAACCACTCTGAAATATCATAAAAATCCTCAAGAGAATAACTATCAATTCCCCAAACAATATAGTTACCTTGAATATCGAACTTTGTAATTGGTACTGAATACATATCAGCTCTCAAATAATACAATACATAATACAAACAAGAACACCGAGGCACTATGACCAATTGATAGTTTTCAGCATTAGGTACAAAATGTTTATATTGATATTTGACATTTGCACCTTTTCCCTCTTGCTTTTGTTTAATTGTTGTTAATTTTGTTAATAGGTGGCCATTTTCATTTAATAAAAAGGGTTTTCCACCATCCGATGGGTAAACAACTAATCCAGATTTTTCCATTATAATCGACCCAACAGCATCCAATTGCAGGTTATAGTAAGTTTAGACCTTTCAGTTTCCCAAGCTCATGTTGCTAACCTAAAAAACTAATAAAAATTTATCATTACATAATATTTTTTATACAGGTAGTACTAAATTCAAAAAATACCAAACCTATTATTAACCCAGCTGCAATCTATATCGTCCAAGTTCCAGATTTGATACAGCTTGACGCTACATAAACTAAAATCTAAATCACCTCCATTCGCTCCCATAAATGTTGTTTTAACTCTAAATACATTAATTGAGTTGGGTTTTACTTTCACTAACAGAGTTTTCAAAAACGGAAGACATGCCCCTCTTCTAAGAAACTCTCCAATCATATATTCACCACTACGGTAATTGTCAACATAATTGGCACTATTAATGAGTTTAAGAGACCTGTCTTTTTCGTTCGAGATTCAACGTCACGATATCGACCAGCTGCTCTCTCTATCAGTGTTGTTAATGGGGGTGACAACTATGCTGACAATTACCGTCCTCGCCATCACGGTAGATGTCAACATCACGAAATAAAGAAGATGTAGGGTCTTTCATTGCCCTGTTAACCTGTTCTTTAACAGACTCTCGAATATCATCATCGCTAGATGAACAGGCTGTTAATAAAATAGAACCTGCTGCTATTATCATTTTTAGTGAGTGTTTAATATACAACCTTACTGCAAATAGGGAAAACCGTTATTTTTATCTAACCGTAAAACTTTGTCACTAAATAAATAAGCTCTTACACCTCTCATAGCTCTAAATCAGTATGCTATTATTTTTAGCATGGTTATTATGGTGAATATTTAGGCTAATTCGGTTTAGGAATAGGCAAAATCACTAAAAGATGGATATTTTCTGGCTAGGAAATGAACGGTATTCTTCAGCCTTATAACTGCCATCTTCTTGGCGGATCAAAAATATTTTACGTTCCGCTTTCAACGCCTTGCTAATCGCTGTTTGATGTACACCCAGTACATTTGCTGTTTCCGCCTGACCATGTTGCTTTACATATTCTGATAATGGGATTGTTTTCATTTCATTATGTTCAAACATTCAGTTACCTGCTACTTTGCCAGATAATAAGCAAACCGTCCGATATATGGTTTCGACGAGAGCATAAAATTTGGAAAATATATAGATATTTTATGCTCTCTATTTTGAGCAATCACATTTCTATTTTTCTGAAATAACGTTCAATAGAGATTTCGGGGTTATGTATCTGAGATTTTTTATAGAGAGTTCGCTCAATAAGTTGACCATTTTTGTCAAAGTATCGACTAGGCCAGATTTCTGATGGGTGTATTCCGAGGTAATTGGCAATAATCCATTCGCCTTTAGGCCATTGCCTACTGAGGGCATTTGCCAGTGTAGACGAACTAAGTCCTGAGTCACGAGAGAGTGCCGCTAAGGTTGTTCCTTGTTTGCGTATGGCTGCAATAATATCGGCTTGATGCCAGTCATTTCTAGCATTATTCATTCCTGCTACCCCTTTCCATTAATTAGTATTGATGGTGGCGATTCAAGACAGGGTTCGCAGTACCGGGAGTCATCGTCCGGCGAGGCCGAAGCCTCCCCTGCCTGAACCGCCATTGAAAGGGCGATAGCAGACACACTGGTAGAAATATTCTACCAGTGGATGACTCTTTACAAGGCTGCGAAACCTTGACCATCGGATTTTGCCGATGGCAGAAGAACTTTAACCGATTGGTTTATTGGGATCAATAAGCGAACCACTACAATTGGTTGTTTATAAACTTTCTGACAGGTGACAATGATAAGAACCCATTGGGCAGGCAGTGTAAAGATTGGGAAAATCGCGCTTCTAATTAAGGCCATCGGGTGGCCTTAAACATTGAAGTACCAGAAAAGTAGTATGTCAGCCTACCATCTAGCACGAAAGATACGGTTGCTATGTGTGCGGCTACCTTTTCTTGATAACTACAGATAATTTGTCATTTAACCTATTTCCTTTTCCATCTTGCAAATACAAATCAATAATCTTTGAGTTAATATAATAATCAGTGAAGTAACCTTCAAATGACGCATCAAATGTTGCTCTATGGTAATGAGAGTCTGATTTATAAATAAAAGGTGAGATAGGCTTAACGACAACGCAATACGACATACCCTTTAATTTTTTTGTATCAGTTATGTCAGCCGATAAAAACGACCTCATAGATCGATTTTCGGTATAAAACGGACTTAGGGTTAAATATATAAGATCTCTATCTTTATCTTCTACAAACACCCTTACTCCGAAAGAGTTTGCTCTATATCCGCCTTTTCTTTCTACTTCAAAACTCCCCATTCGGATATGTGGTGCATTTAGGTATCTAGTGCTCTTCCAAGACTCGTCACTATCAAAATTTAGATAGGGATTATAATTACCATGAGTAGCACCTATTGATAGCTCGGTTAAACCTGTATCTGGATCAAACTTATAATCAGTAAAATTAATTGGATAACACATCTTCATAATGCCAACATTTGACATTCTTTTTTGGAAGTCTGCATTTGTCTCAAACTCCCCTCTGTCTCCACCTAACTTCTTATAAAGTTTTACTATGTCTTCTGGAGTTGTTGTCCTCATCTTTTTAGAATTCTCAATTACCTCTGGTGTTGTGACCAATTTTTCACCAGTGATATAAGGTTCAAATTTATGGACAGGCCTTACTTGCTTAGGTTGAACGACACAACCAGATAAAGATAAGTAAATTGCGCTAAAAACAACCAATAATATCTTATTTTTCATACAACCACCCTGTTATTGATAATTGTTCGCATTGTATGATTGTATAAGTATTTATTACAATATAAATGTACACCGATTATCTAATTTTTAACCCGTCATGTGTTTGGTATGATCCGCTCATATCAAGAAAATCATTAAGTAGAGAAGAAAATGAACAATGAATTGCCAAAAGTTGATATTACATACGGTACAACACGACATGGTGATAGAAGTTATAAAGGCTGCAAAATAAGACTTAATGCAATTAGCAATAACAATCAATCTGTCAAAATAACCCTTATTGATGGAAGTACTATGGTTACTAATTTTGTCAAAATTAATCGGGGAGGGGTGTTTGTTTTTGAAGATAAACGTATCAGAGATTACAACATCGCTTTCTTTGAACCAGTGGATAAAATCTCAGTAGAAAGTGACACATCTTTGCCAGGCGAAAAAAGAGAATATTTTGATCAGAAAACCTTTCATTTAATCCTCAAGAAAATTCACGCCACTGAAAAAAAAGTTGCTGTTTTCATGAAAAATGGAGATATTTATAAGGGCAAACATGGAAGTAGCGATCTTGATTCTTTTACTATTTTAATAGGCAGTAGGACTCTAACCATCATGTACGATGCCATAAAACGTATTATTCCACTCGAAGCTGACGGAACACTGGCTGAATAATTGCTCTAAACATTAGGGGATAGGTGAAATTCCCCTAAATAAACTAGAGTTTTTATAAGGTAATTCGTCGAGATAATTCTCACGTATTATTCTTTCCAAAATATCCACATTCCTACTGAAAGCGTCTATTAATAACTCTACCTATCAAGATAATCCATATATGAAATAATATTTTATGTATTTATAATAAATATAAGGTTGAATGTTGAAAAACATTATTTATTCAGTCAACACCTTTAGTCATTTTGAAATTATCTCTAAGACTTTTTATTTTTAAGAATAAATAAAAAATTCATAAAAATTCTTGATCTGTTTTTTTAAATCGTTATTATAAGCGACATCAAGTGATGACAACACTATAAAACAAAAATCAAATAATTATGCGCCAATGCGCTACTATATATAAAGGAATCTAAATCATGGCTAACTTGTCTAAATCTATTATCGTTTCTTCTGTCGCTTCTGTCGCTTCACTGTTAGATACACAATATAACGATATCAAGCAACACTTATCCACTATTGCTACTCCTTCCAGTGCGGAAAAAGCAGAATTACAAGCTGCAATTACCAAAGTTAAATACTTTTCTGGATTATCTGAATTAGTTGCGAAAAATGACAAAGCTGTTTCCGCTTTATACTTCATCGTTAAAAACGCTAAAAAAGATCCTAGCGACTTATTAAAAGAAATTGCTATTAACTCTTATAGCTTAAATAAGTTTTGTTTTATTATTAGCGGCGTTGCTAATAGCTTTTATAATTATGATTTATCAGATATGAGCGCATCTAATATCATGGCAGTTTTAGATTTTATTATTATGGGTAAAGTTAAATTTAGTATGCGCCAATATCGTGACCAAATGACAGCACACAAAGAAAAAGCAGACAAGAAAGCAGATAACGGATTCACGCAGACAAATCAGGCGTTAAAACTTTGTGAACGTCTGGGGATTGTGTCTTATACTGGTGGAAAAATAAGTATGGGTTATGGTGAGTATAAAATCAACACAGAAAACGAGTTAGTTAAATATTTAAAATCTATTTTTACCAAAGATAAAGAGACACAAAACGAGTTAGATTTATCAATCGAAAATTAATTACTTTTACAAAATCCACTCTTACAAAGCCATAAAGCACACTTATAGCGTTTTGATTATCTTTCTTGTACAAATCCACCAGCCAGCGAAAAAAATCGCTTAAAATCCTTTTCATAGCGTTCTAGTGCTTTTCTGTTTTGTCGTTGATAAATAGTAATATTGAACACACCATAAAAACGCATACAATCAATTTAGAGACGTTTTTAGATTAAAAACAAAGGAATGTATTAGTAAAAGATAAAATCGCTCATAATGCGATACATTTAGTTCTATTGCCCACCTACAATAGTCTAATTCATTTTGTTGATTGGCTAGATGAATGAATCATAATAAGCGTAACAAAATCATATACGTCATAGTTATAACTTATGTTATTACATTAAAGAATATGATTTCATAATTGATAATTTCTTAATTAATTATTATTAAACTATTTAACTTGCTCTGTGCACCTTAACGTGATGCGACCCTTTCCCCGTTTCCCGAAACCGACCTTTTCCCGAAGGCAGCCGTTTTGAAAGTTTTAAAATACTCCCTTTCGCAGCCGAAGGTTTTACTCCACCTCATTGCACCTATTCCCTTCGGCTGATGACTTACAAAAGAAAGCCGGACTTTCCTCCGCTTTCTTCGTTCCAGTTCACGCACAACACAGTATTACATTACAGGTAAAAAGGCTCTCGACTAAAATCTTTTTTCAATCTGAAAAGCTCAGTGCCATTTGAATAAATTGGCGTTTTATCCAATAGATAGAATGAGAGCGATATATTTTCACAGGCTGATGGATGTTTATAGGTTTCACGTTCTTTTCGTATCTCGTCAGCAATACGCAGTTTTAAACGTAAATGACGACGGTTTTCTTCGATTTGTTCAGCGATTTGATTGTCCAATTCAAGCTCGTGTTCAAGAGCATCATGATCAATAAATAAGTTTTGAGCGTTGCTGTGGTTAAATGCGTTAGAGCGCATATTGTTTACTCCATTTGGTTATTTATATTATTTTCTTAATGGAGTTATTTTCACATACCGAGTACGGTAACAAAGAGATAGCAGACGGGCACAGTAAGTAATACATCTCATAATGCAGGCAAAGAAATACTGAATACATGCGTTAAATAAACTCTCTACGGTTTTCCACGGGAGAGTTCGGTAGCCGGGTAGAAAGAGGTCCATTGCCTACGGGAAAGAGGTGGATAAAAAGCCGCTACATTAGCGGCGTGGGAATGAACCTTGTTTCCGATTTTTTTCTGACTTCTCCCGCTTTAAATGCGGGGGGAGTTCTAATGAAAATGTTAAAGTGAATTTAATTCCTTAATGAGTGCTGGGTGGCGTTCAAGCATCTTAAGAAGTTTCAATGATGAACCAGAAGGAATACGACGATGTTGTTCCCAGCTTTGAATTAGGGAGGATGAGACACCAACAGCCTCAGCAAATTCGCTCTGTTTTAACCCAAAGGATTCACGCAAGTTTTTTACATCGGGTAAACGATGGTAATGGATATTCTCACTAGGGACAGAAAGTTCGCCTTTTTCAATCGCTACCATCTGCTCCATACTTTCAACCAAGTCATTAAAAAGTTCTTTGTCCATAGTTTCTCCGTTGTATGAACATGCCGCGCAAAGGCGCGGCGTTGATTACTGCAATTTGCTACTGATGGCTTTGAGCACTTCTTTTTCTTTTGCCGTTACATTATCCTTTTTATTTTTAGGATAAATCAAAAGAAGATAGAGCTTTCCAGTTTTGGTTATTGTGTAATAAATAATTCTGACACCGCCACTTTTACCCATTCCCTCACGTTGCCAGCGAATCTTCTTACATCCTCCAGTAGCGCTAATGGTACTGCCTTGTTCATGATTCTTTAATAAGTGCTCCTGTAATAGTCTGAATTCATTATCAGTTAATAATCCAGCTCGTTCTCTACTAAATACAGGAGTTTCGATAAAAACTAAGTATTCCATAACAAACATCCTTGCCATCGATGAGAAATACTATACTCGTACAGAGTACGATAGTCAATAAATAAATCGTACTGCGTACGATGTTTTTTGCAATGTAAGAAATGTGAATTCTTTATTTCGCCATTTTCTCTTGGCCTGTTTCCATAATCGCCCATTGAGTTAATGTCACCATTTCGTTGATCGCTTTATCGCGTTCTGACATTGTGTAGTGTTTGGCAACTGTTGTAACACGTCTTCCTGTCTTTACGCTTCAACGCAATCCGTGTATCAATGAGTTTCCCATCAGCTTTGCGATAGATTTTTTCTTCTACTCTCTACGGTTTTTCACGGGAAAGTGCGGTAGCCGGGTAGAAAGAGGTCCATTGCCTGCGGGAAAGAGGTGGGTAAAAAGCCGCTACATTAGCGGCAATAAAATGGCATAACTAGGGGTATAACCAGCAGTTATTGTTCAACCTTCTATCTATGAATTAACCCATCACAATACGTATGGTTGCCCCACATGCAGCGGCGTATCTCTCAAGAGTAGAAATACTGGCTTTACGAGCATTTTTTTCCAATTTACTAACTGCCGGTTGCGTTATTCCCATTCGTTCAGCAACCTGTGTACTATTTAAACCAGCTCGGCGGCGTAGATCAGCCAAAAGTTCTTGCAATTCTTCCTCTTTCTTCTCTGCAAGATAAGCCGCCATTACATCTGGATTCTGCAATGCTTTTGCCTTTATTTCAGAATAAGGAATACCTTTAACTTTCATTTGTCAGCTCCTCAAGTCTCTTCAATGCTAATTGAATCTCTGCCGGGGGTGTCTTCGCTGTCTTTTTAATAAACGTACGTAAAATATATATTTTTTTACCTTTAGTAAAAGCAAAGAAGGTACGTGTAATATCCTTTTTACCTGCTCTCAGCTCAAACAGACCATCCTGAATAATATCAGTGTGGGGGTAACGTAACTGATTACCTTGAGATTCAAGTTTATCCAATGCGGAAAATGCTTTACCTTGCATAGCGCTATCAAGGTCTAATATTTCCTGTTGTGCTTCAGGATGAAAGATCAGTTCAAACACAAAGTAGTTCCTTCCCTAACTAACCAAAGAAAGTATAACCTATAAGATATGATAACTCAAAAGTTATGTATAACTTATAGGAAATGAATAATTATCACTTAGATGGATGTATAGTGCCACCAGCAGATAGGCATCAAAGGAAATGTGTTAGGGTCAGTAAGAAATAGAAAGGCGTAGTTTTTACTCTACGCCCTCGGAGGTATCAATCTATCGACCGTTATTTGCCTACTTCTGCCGTGGGTTGTTCAATCGGCTTTTTGCCAACCAATGCCAAGACTGATTCTGGCAGGTATTGTTCGGCAGACATGTCACCCATAATGCGAAGGCCATAAGTGCCAATCCATGTGGAATTGTTTAAGCCGCTTTCCAGCACGTCGCTCACTTCAATCATCAGTTTTTTGAATTGACCTTCTACATCTTTGCGATAGTGTTCGATTACTGATGTACAGAACCGATCATTGCCTCGACTCAAACGAATAACACCTAAATCAAATTTCTGGCTGCGATCTTTACCAGTGATACGTTTGAATGTGGTGGTGGTAACTTCTTCACCAGTAGCGCGATCACGAACAATGGTGGTGATTTCTGCAATTTTCTCACCGGCGACTGCATTCTTGCCGGATGAATAGTACATGTCGAAAGCGAGGTTTGAGCGCGTAATCTCTTTCATGATAACAACTCCTTGTTTATTTAATTCCATTATTGGAGTAATTATCTTAACTTTTACAATTTGTTATTCAAGTTGTTTTCTTATTTATTTTCTTAGGTTACCAATAGAAGAAATGGAATGAATAGACCTTTCGTTGTTATAGGTTGATTATGCCGCCGTAGGCAACCGTTCCCCATAGGGAGAGGTTTCTTATTTTACCGTTTCTTGCCGAATGCTACCGTAGGGGAGGGGAGATGTTTCACCGAAGGCTTAGTGAGGGGGGAGGAGGTTCAGGGTTGAAAAATACGGGAAAAGTACGCGTTCCCTCCTATATTTTTACCTTACATACTCCACTTGCTACTACTCTCTCTACATATTCGTTTCTTGTAGCTTCCTGTATGGATGTAACCCGCCGTCTTTTTAATCTTTGTCTTATTGGATTGATGGTTTCTCTTACTGTATGGGTTATTGTCCGTCACCTCTTGTTTTCTTCTTTGTCATTTTGATTGAAGTTTAAATACTTATCTTATTTTGTTATTTTTAAACATAAGAAATTCACCTAGTTTTCTTAGTGATCTTACTGTTGCGCATTCCTTGATTCTATAGTTGGAATATGGTGATTCCTACTTATCTTGCCTCTGCTGATTTTCTGTAGCTATTGGTGTTGACGTATTCAGGAAATTGCCTGAATTGTTACTGTTAGATTTTCCGTTGGAAGATTAGGTTTGGTCAGTTGCCTAGCAGAATTAGGTTGGCCATTTGCCTGAGTTTATCAGGTGGGATTGTTTCTATTTGAGCTTGCCGGATTGGGATTCTTATTGATAGATTCAGATTAGAGAATTGGAATTTAAAACTGTAAGAATTAGCCTGCAAGTAGATCAACTTTTTGGTATTGGAAAGTTGATTTTTTGTTGATATTTCATTGACCTAGTTATTTTAATACCGGAATTAGTATATCTAATTGATTTAATTGAATTAAATTGATTTCATAAGACTAAAGGTACAGGTCAATTCACACTTATAGAAATGATCAATCATAGGTAATGTTTTGACACCATATTTGACGAGCTATTATTTGCCGAGAATATCAAATATAGATGGAGGTAATTATCAAGTATTCCCTCCATCCTTTGACCTTACTTCCTATCGATGATAAACACGTTTACTGTCACACCTGTGGTTTCGTAAACGTATCACCATTAGTCACTCTGGTTCTTCTTAGAGACTTACTCCCAAGAAAATGTAGCCTTTCTTGGATTAAATGTCAGCCTAGCTTTCTTCCAATTTTCTTTTGTCAGAACCATCTCTATACATTGAGTAGGATAAAGGTCATCTGCTGGGGAAAATGTTTCATATGCGGAATCTGCATTAAGTTTAAACTGATGCGTGATTTTCATTTCCGTTTTACCATCAGGGCGTTGTAGTCTCTCGCACTCGATGAACGCTTCATCAAAATCATCAGGTAATCCTTCAAGCATACAGCCTTGTGCCCATGAAAGGAGTTGGTCAGGGGTGTATTGCTCCGCTTCTTCGTCTGAGGTTCTAGGTTTGTTTAAGACACGATCTAAAGTATTCATGAGTGATGACAACATTATTGTGGATATCTCTGATAAAGAATTTAGTGAGCGTGTTATAAAATAACTGCCACAATCAAGCAACCGAATTTTTGGATACGGCTATTCCACCATGAGCATTATGTAAAATCAGTCTTTGTTCCCGAAGAATATGTGCAGTGATGGGATATCTGAATTCAAAACAGAAACGGTTGTATTTATTGTTTACCTCTCGATGAAAATAATAAAATTTTCTTAATGAGACTATTTTTATGCATATGGAAATTTATAAAATAAATTATTTAGAATATTTGGTTATCAGGAAACTGAGTCAGTAGTAACTTTAGGTTTATTTATTCACCCATACATGGACGCAAGAGGGGGATTAGTATTATTGAGGAATGATTTATGTGGAAAATTACGTAATGACTGGCACCTTGTCACTTGAGCGGTGGAGAGGGAATCAGAAAACCTGATCCCACTACCCCGATTTTTACTCATCCTGAGTAATACAGCTGCCGCTGAGCGCATCATTCCATGACGATGGCAATATAACAGCACAAATACATTAAATTCAATATGTATTTAATTACCTATCGTTATGGATATTATTTTTAGAACGATTTTATTCAAAGAATACATTAGCCCCTATTAACGGAATGATTCTAGCTAAAACTTCATCCATTACTTCGAGTTCAGCTTGGATAACGAATTTTGACTTTCTTTCTCTCCATGACAGCGTTTGGATCAGACTTGAGGCCACAACGCTCGGTTTATCCAAATTATCAACCGAAACTTCCGTTGCCCCACCTCTAATGCTTGTGCTGATAGGACAACATATCACAAGCCCTGTTTTTTTGCTGTATTCATGGCTCGAAAGAACAAGTGCAGGGCGATATTTACCGATTTCCTTACCCTTTGTTGGTTCAAAATCAAGCATAATAATATCGTTTCTGTTTGGGATATAAGGGAGCATTATTCACCTAACTCTGTACTGGAAACACTTGCAATCTCATCAGAATGAGCGGTATGCTCATTTAAACCGGAAAGCAAATAACTTTCTGAATAAACAGCTTTTCTTTTACGGGGGGACAAAACAATCTTCCCTTCATCTACAGTCAAGTCCATGACTTGACCAACTTTTACACCTATTTTGCTCAGAATATTTGCTGGAATTATAATGCCCTGACTATTACCCCATTTTTTGATTGCTACACTCATAGCAGCCTCCAAATAACTTAGTTGTTTAAACATAGTATAACTCACTTTATCAGTTTAGCACAAAGACTTTATCGGTCTATTTATAAGCTAACGCTCAAAATGTATGTATATACTTATTGATTGCATTAAAATATGTATTTATCATCATCCGCCATTGGTAGTCACCCAGCGACTGAATAAATACCGCCAGTTATTCAGTAAGTGGTGATGATGGTTAGGTGGTAGCGTTTCCTCCCCTGAAAACAAATAAATTGCGCTCAAGACCAATGAAAAAGGCGGAAACTTACGGGCGAATGACTTTTTGACCGAGGATAAAGCAGGTTTATGGTGGCAGCGAGTTAATAACTAACCATGCTAATAAGCCGGTGTCCTTGAGAGATCTATCTAACCTTGATGGATCAACCAAGACCATACACCACGATTTTTCGTAAAAGCTGCATGGATGCCGGGGACGACCTCTCCCAAATGAGGTTCTGCATATTTGACTCTCGTATTTTAAGACAGATTCTTCATGTTGGTATGGAAGGCTGAAAGCTGCTAAAGCCGTAAGCTCCCTAATCCTATGCCACCATAAGGTCATTAGACTTTTATTGCCGTTAGAAAATGAAACGCTACTTAGATTAGCGCTTCAGATTAGTTTTCAGACTCATTTATCGTTTGTCTGCTAATTTATAGATCTCATCATCGGCACGTTTTCCAACAGCAATAACAAGAAGTACTATTTTGTTATCATTTACCTCATAGACCAAACGATATCCTGACGATTTAAGTTTGATCTTATATCGGTTAGTCCTTCCACTCAATCGAGAAGCCGGAACATGAGGATTTTCCAAACGTTCAGCCAACTTCTTTTTAAGTTGCTCCCGTATTGTGTGACCCAAATTTCTCCACTCTTTAAGCGCTCGCTTCTCAAACTCAAGTTTATAGATCATCGAGGCTAACGCTCACAAATTCAGAATCTGCCAGCCGTTCATCTGCAATACGGTTTAATTCTGCATCTTCCGCTAATTCCAGATAATAAGCGTAAAGTTCAGGAGGAACACAATAGAATGCGGGTTCATTGCGATTCAGGATAGCAACTGCCCCACCTTCCCCTTCTTCAATGGTTCCCATTGGATTACGTTTTAAATCAGTAATGCTGGCCGCTATCGTCGTTAATATCTGGTATGCCATATTGAACCCCACAGTTAACTGCATTTTTAATGTCTTATAATAGCACTTTTAAAAGCATCAATAAAAGCATCGTTATCGGCGGAGTATACGACGGTTTGCACTAACCTATAGCGAGTTATTGTATTAATTGTATGAAATCTTAAACTTCAAACAGAACTTTTAGTTGTTTCTTATAAAGTTATCTATGTCTTCGATCATTTTACGCTGAAAAAACACCTCATTGACCAGCACACTAACCAATTGCCGCATATTGTCTTTGTTCTCACCAGTTTCAATACACCTAAAAGCCCATTCCGCCAGCTCAAAAGACTGACCTTTATCTTGAAGTCGTTCACGTACATGGGCAGTGAAATCAGTTTCAACGAAAGCAACTACATTAAAAGGTTCTGACATTATTTTATCTCCGCAGGTATCATCATTTACGCAGTTTTTCTAATGCCGTGCTCCTATAATATCTATATGTATTTCTTTAAGTGATTTTAATAAAAATCTATTAAATATATATGGGAGCAAGGCTACTAAAACTAAGCTGCGGCTTTCTCTTTTTTGGATATAGATTTAACTGTACGTTTTGCTCTGACAGGCGGAACATAACCACCGATTGTCTTCATGACTTCAATTTCAATTTCTCGGTTAATACAGCCAATACCACCGGAATAGCCACGAAAAACCACCAGCATACTGCCGCCAGTGTTCATGCGGCTTTCTTTTAATCCCAGCGTTACATCTGGCTCCAAAAACGCCACACGACCACCAACAATCATCACAATCTCATTGGCGAATTTTCTAGCTTTCAAATACCACTTGGTATCAATGGACTGAGGGATCAACATAACCGTAGTTACTCCCTGAATTTGCTCACGAATGGCGGCATCAATCCACGGTTCAATTTTGGAATATGGAGGATTTAGAAAGGCTTTCGTGCCTGACATTCCCCAACTACATTTCAGAGCATCCTTTTCAACGCCTATAAACTTCTCAAATAATGCATTCTCTTTGTTACAGGCAATATCCACGTCAAATTTCAGCGAGAGAATGATCTCGGTGGCAGTGACACACCATCGAGGTGTCCGCCATAAATCCTTTAGTGATTTATCTCTTTTCCGAGTCTTAACTGTTGTTGCTGTTCCCATGTGTATTCACATACCTATTAAAAATAATAATTTTATAACAAGTGATCTGATCTTCAAGTGTTGATTTGTTTGTCGGGAACACGTTTATAATCGATTGTGATACGTTTTTGACAGTTAGATAAGGAAACGTATTAAATAATCATAATACGTCCCCTCAGGAGATTCTGTTTACTGAGAGAATTGTTCTCTGAACATCCTTACCAGAGGGCTATCCGTTTTCAATGTCACATTCTTTCCAATACGGTCAGCAATACCCATAGCTGGCAATACAGCCATTAACTGACCTGCCTGAGTGCCAGCAGTTGTAGTTGGATAAGGTCGAGTCGGGTTGCTCATCATGTAAATACGGAAAATTTCAGATGATGCCGTATTGTTCTTGATTAAACATTCAATCCCTAACTGCGTATATACTGACAGTTCGTTACCACGTAATGCCCACTGAGCTAAGTTAAGTACTTTGTCTTTCGCCTTAACCGGACACTTATCAACCGCTTCTATCATGACCTCTTTTGTTACACCAAGTTTTTCGCAATCTTCAGTGGTTAAATCAGATAGCTGGAAACGGGGGCGCACGACTGTTTCACGTCTACGAATCGCCTTTTGGCGAGCAGGTTTGATTTTTATTTCTGGTTCGATAGGGTCAATTGAAGGTGTGTCTGTGACAATCTCATCAGACAGCGCAGCCAGAGTTGCCTCTAAATTATCTTCTTCTGCGTAGGAATTCAGATCAACTGGTTCAGAAATAGATCCTAGTAGTTTTGAAATTACCAAAGTTTCCATCTTACCGTTAACAACAGGTAAACCTTCAAGCCGGATAGCATCAGAGATGTCTTTCACATCTAGATTTTCCAACTCTGTACTCAATTTATCCAGCTCACTCAACCCGCCTACATCGTTTTTAAAAGTGACTGTTTCAGATTTAGAATCAACGCCTTCTGAGTCAAGAATTGCTAACATTTCATCTAAAGACAGATCGCTTGAAGTGTTTGCTTGTGTTTCAGTATTCATAGTCACTTTATTTTTTCCTTTAACATTTAACGTACTACTTTTTAAGTAATTATGACCAAATTGATTAGGCGATGAAGTTGAAATAATAGGCAAATGTAGTGACCGAGTAGTTATAACTGCTCGCATTTATCCACTTTTTCTGCTCTTGCTGATTGTCTCATAATGGATCTACCTAAATACATATCAGGTGAAACTCTAATCTACCGAGTCCTAAACACAGTTAAAACTACTAAGCTAATGAACAAATTGTACTATCACCGAAGCTCTGGTCTTTTTAGAACTATACTCCGTGTATATGCACGTGTAATATGCACGTATAATTAATGATGGAGATAAATCATGACAGCAAAACAACGCAATACACAGAGCGTAACAATGACTATTGAACGAGGTTTACTGAATCGGGCACGTGAAGCGGGAATTAACTTTAGTGCAACACTTTCTGCTGCTCTAGATACAGAATTACGTCATTATGAGGCAAGGAAATGGCAAGAAGAGAACACAGAAGCTTTGGAGGCATTAAACCGTTTCCATGATGAACATGGTTGTTTCAGTGATGAATACAGGACGTTTTAACTATGCAATTCACCGTTTATCGTAATACTGGAAGAACTGCCGTTTACCCACTGTTACTGGACGTAACGAGCGACATTATAGGGCAGTTAAACCGCAGAATTGTTATTCCACTATTGCCCATTGAAAAATATCCAGACAACCGTCGTCCAGATCGTATAATTCCCCTTGTCAGACTTATAGACGACAAAGAATATGCTGTAATGACTCATGAAATGGCAAGTATATCTGTTCGTGCCTTGGGTGCTGAATTTTGCGATGCTACGCAATACCGTAACCGGGTTAAGGCTGCAATAGATTTCATCTTTGATGGTATTTAAAAAGGTAGATTGGCTATGAAGCACCTGACTTATAAAGGTTATATCGGAACGATTGAATTTGATGTCGAAGATAATTATCTTTTCGGAAAACTAGCGTATATCCGCGCTTTGCTATCCCCGCAAAGACTTTATGTCGAGGGATGCGAATGTTATGGCAGACACTCAAACTGGTGGAATCAATAAAAGCAATGCCTGTGGGTTTCCCTTTTAATTGAGTCAGATAGCTGCATAGTGGCACCAGAACGGAAGAAGCCACACTGACAAAGCGAGGATAGCTGAGCAAGGTTGGAAAATCCTTATGGTGATATTTCCAAATATGCTCTAGATAAAAATGTTTAAAATCACGGTAATGCGACATATGAAAAAGGATCAAAAGGGTCATGATTTCACTGGGGTACATATGACCTTGTCGGCGGCGTAAACGATGCCCGCTATCGAGACAAAATTGTTCCCATTGAGGGATGAAAAAACGGCAAAAATCATCGACATCACAGAAAACTTCAACTAACTTGTCCATAGCCTGTTCCACCTCGGAGCGGTTTTTGGTGTGCACCAAAACTTTGCTCCCGGAACAGGCTTCTCGTCAATTTCTTATCCAGAATTCGGGTTAATTAAAAAAATAAAGATATTTTACCGGAAGGATTTTGACATTCTGTGCGGTGCGGTTTATAGTTCACTTATGCTGTTAATATATACAGTATATTTAAACGGACTTTTAAATAAAAAAAGGAGTTTTTATGTCAGATAAACAAGACCTTTCAGACGGCACTACCCATCTTAAGATTACTGTGCACAGTGACTCCCGGGATAATGACGAATGGCCGTCTATTGATAATTTTAACGTGTTCCTTTATCCCAGCTACAACCGCCCATCCATTCTGAAAGAATATCTGAATGAGGCACGCAAGGAGCCGGAGCGGATGGTATATCTCAGCAGTGCCGCAGCAGCTGTCGGCCGGAGTGCATTAATATTCCCGGTTAACGGCACCTTGGCCGCAACCATTGCATCATGGATTCAGTCTTTCGATTTCAGTCCACTTCTGGCAGGGTTAAGAGAGGCATTACCACTGGCAGGGCGGATAACCGGTCTTGCCACATTATTGTGGCCGACTAAAATGGGGAACGCCGAGTTATATCAGGGCACCAGCCTTATTGATTTAAACCGGGCAAGATTTATCAATCTGAGTCAGGCAGATATGGTTGTCACGCTGCCGTCTGAACTGGTCACCACGGTAAAACCGGAAGATATCAGAGGGAAAAAAAACGTTCCCGCAATGGTTGTGGCGCAGGGTGTTGTCGATGCTGTTAAGCAGGAACATACAGTTGCACTCACACTGGCTGGAAATGCGAATATTCCTGTCATCACGGCACAAAAAACGAAAAAACCGAATGTGTATACCGCAAAGGTTGTTCCTGGTATGAAACCGCTGCGGATAAAAATGGTGTCACCATCCGGTAAGCCGGTTACTCCCTCAGAAAGTGTGAAATTTCCGGCCGCAGAGCATTATCTTCCTCAGCCGGACAGCGGAAAAACCCACCATGCGTTTATTGATTTCGGAGATGACCATCTGCCGGTTTATATTTCGGTGACGCGGAAGGAATGGTGGATAAAGCCTTATGTTGAGGCTAAAAAGGCGGAAGAAGAAAAAAAAGCCGCTGAGGATAAGGTCAAGACAAAACGGGATGAGAAGCGTAAGCAGCCGGGTACCGCCACAGGGAAAGGTCAGAAAGTCGGTGACAAATGGCTTCATGATGCGGGTAAAGGATCCGGTGTGCCTATTCCTGACCGGATTGCGGATAAACTGCGGGGTAAGAAGTTTAATAACTTTGATGACTTCCGGAAGCAGTTCTGGGAAGAGGTATCGAAAGATCCTGAGTTAGCTAAGCAGTTTAGTAAAAGTAATCAAAAGTTAATAGAGAAAGGCTATGCGCCTTACCCTATTCCAGAAGAACAAGTCGGTGGACGAGAAACATTTGAACTTCATCACGTTAAGCCAATCAGTGAAGGTGGTGGTGTTTATGATATTGATAATATTCGCGTTACAACGCCTAAGCGCCATATTGATATTCACAGAGGAAAATAAACATGGAACAGAAAAACAGTATCAGTGATTACACCGAAGCTGAGTTTTTAAAGTTGTTACAGGTGATTTGTAATGTAGAGGCTTCCAGTGAGGAAGAACACAAATCATGGGTTAGACATTTCGTTAAATTATCGGAGCATCCTCGTGGGAATGGCCTGATCTATCATCCTAATGATGGTGAGGATGACTCTCCGGCAGGCATTTTGAAAACAGTTAAAGAATGGCGAGCCAAAAATGGTAAGCCCGGCTTTAAAAAGGGTTAATAAAATTACGTTAACGGATTAACAAAGTAGTCGAATACCCGTTACTCACGGATGAGAAGCGGGTATTCATTCACAACAACACAGGGAGTGTGTGAGATGAAAAAAACAAAACGGGAGCCTGTACATAGATTTGTTAAAAACGCCCTCCAAATAGTCAAGCCTTGAACTGGAGCCAAGAGAGGCTGGCTTTAACTAAATTTTATACAATTTTCATCTGGTAATCGAAATAACCCGTATTTCAACCGAGCAATGAAAAAACAATCCATCATAAGCTGAGTATCATACAAAGCACCATGTGCCTTTTCTTCGTCGTATTCAAAGCCAAGCGCAAAAGCTAATTCACGTAAGGTCGGGCGTTTACCATCCTGTGTAGCCCATAGGCCGTGAAGCATAGTATCCATCCAGATGAGATCTTGTCTCAGTGTCACACCGTTCAGTCTCATTTCATGGTCAATAAACGGTTTATCAAACCCTAATCCGTTATGTGCCACAATCACTGTGGCATTATTCAATATTGCGGCAATAGAGTGGCATTTGCTCTCAAACAGCGGTTCTGCAACCAAGTCAGACAACCTAACACCCGTAATTTCCTGTGCTTTGGCTGATATTTCCCTCCGTGGATTAAAACGCATAGCAAGATCTTTAATAACTGCGCCTGTAGCCAAATCACGAGCACATAATGCAATTTCAAAGATACGATGCCCGTCAGCGTATTCTAACCCCGTAGTTTCAAGATCAAGCCCAACGGCTATTTTTGTCATAGTCGGATCGCCCCATTTTTACTAAACGTCATAGCCTTAGAAATAGCTGCTTTCAATGCGTCCGGTTCATTCTCAAATGATTCTGATTTCTCCGCTTTTTGGCCTGAACCAGTGACTATCATAGAAGTTAATGTGTGGCAGAACATATCCAGTTTCAAAATCACTACTGTCCCCTTGTGCGCGAATACCATAGGGAACTTATCTTGCTTATTGGATTTCTGCATTTCGGTGAAAACAACATTCAGTGTTTCTCCGACTTCACGGCTAACCAGACCTTGCACAGAATCGAATACGGCAGATACTCCAACAAATGCCTCACGCCTTGTAATCATGTTCTTCTCAAATCGACCTACAATATTTTCAATAGCCACTAGTGCCTTGCGATCTATCTCTTCTCGCAAATCAATCAACTCATCTTCTGATCGTGTTGCTTCGTCATTGTTAATAGCTTCTGACATGCTTTAAATCTCCGTTGTGTGGTCAGCTAATTTTCAACTAACCACACAGGCATAAAAGGATTAATGAACGGTACTGGTTTCGTAATTAAATGAGTCGATATAGCGGTTGTACACCCCAATCAACGAACTGACACGACGTTGAAGTTCAGTCATATCACGAGGGATCATGCGAAACTCAACATTTTTTGTGTTTGTAAAATTAGAAAATCGACCAATTTCACCCTCTATGAGACTTTCCAGTTTCATTCGATAACCCAAATGCATTGAAGCTCTATCTTTGCGCTTCATATTTTCTTCATCGACCTTAAAGCCGCCATGCACCAAAATAACGTGGGAGAAATGACGAGCTACTGCCAACCGTGATTGGGTTAAGATATCGTTCAGAGAAAGCTCAACAGACTTACCGTCCTCTGAGGCTTCAACAATAGTTGGTGGTACATAAGCCAGCGTAAAGGCCATTACATCAACAGGCGTGCGATCTGTTATAAAGCTCTCATCGGGATAGCTGCTATACAATTCATGAGCAACTGTCTCCTGCATATTGAAATACTGTTTAAGCGTCATTTCAGAACGACAATCAAATCCGTTGCGTTTGAGAATACCGCGTACATTGGCATCAAAATAACGAATACCTGTCTGTTCTGAAAAGGTTTTAGCCAGAGTACTTTTTCCTGTACCCTGTGCTCCTGTTAAGCCAAGTCGAAATATAGGTTTCATGGTGTTTGCTTCCAATACATCACATGGTCAAAAGCAGGCTCATTTTCCAGTTCATCGTAGTAATTGAGGGTCAGACGGCGACCAAATGCGACTTTCAGCTCATCCATCGGAAAGAATGTATCGGCATCAATGGCATCGACTTCTATGTGGGAAATAAAAGCTCGGTCGGCAATATTAATAAACTGACGATAGATTTCAGCACCACCAATGATGTACACCGCATGAAATTCGGCTAATGCTTTCACCTCATTAGCGTCACGGATAATTGAAAATCCGGCTGGTACACGGTTAGGGTTACGTGACAGGACAAAATTAATGCGATCCTTTAATGGCTTCCCCAGACTTTCAGCCGTTTTTCTTCCCATTACCACAATTTCGCCAAGAGTTCTCTGCTTGAACAGTTTCAAATCACGCGGGCTGTGCCACGGTAAGGTGTTGTTAATACCTATTCCGTTGTTCTTCGCTACCGCAGCAATTAATGAGATCACATCGCACCCCTCGAAACTGTATAAACGGTAGGGCGATGTGGGTGGTTACGAAAATCGTGCTCATCCTGTCGTTCAGTACACAGGACAGCAATAATCTGACCACCGTTTTCATTTAAATGTTCTTTTACTGCTTTCATTTTAAAGCTACGACCGGATTGTTTTGGTGATGGTAAATACAGGTAGTCAAAGAATACACCGTACTCTTTAAGCCAACTTTCTGTTTGCTCCATATATTCGGCAGGGCGGTCGTCAACAATGAGAATGTCACAACCGGTACGCTGGAAGCCTTTAAGCATACGAATGGACGCGATAATTGCCTCATCACGCTCATGCCGTTCGTTATACTCAATAATGCTTCCCTCTTTCATCAGGTGAAAACGGTTAGTGTTGTCAGAAAGTACACCGTCAATGGTGCATATAACTAGGGGTTGCATGGTGAAATATCCTTATTTCGCTACAGGCACTTTGATCCACGGGTGAGATTTGTAACCGCAAATCTTGATCCCTTGCCAATTAAAATCATTCAGTTCTTTCCATGAGTCAGGGAAAACAACAATCGGGTTGTTATCCGACATGTCAGAGCGGCTTAGATAAGTGTTTACACCATCTTCGTGGTTGTTATACAGGTGAACATCAAACCCAAAGTGAGTGAAGTTACAGGCCATGTGATCGGTAATATGAGCGAGATAGTGGGTAATAATGCTATAACCCGCAATGTTAAAAGGCATACCAACGAAAGTATCAACACTACGTTGCACCATACCTGTATTCAGTACACGACGGGGGATATTGTGATGATCAAGCCATTCATGAGTAAGGCTCGATATGAAGTCATCATAATTTACACTATCTCTTTCCATTATTGGCTTAATCGCCAGAGCAAAGTTAGCGTATTTTGAGTCAATATCATGCTCAATGTGATTGACGCCAATGCGGAATGCCATTACCAGACGAGTAACCGGATCAGTTTCACGGCTCCATGCACCAAACGCAAAATGGCAAGGCGGAAGTTTCATATCTTCCAGCTCACCTACGTTCCATGCTGTCATGATATTACGTCGGTTTTCAGGATCATTACGCAGATTGTCAACGATGCGTTGTAACTGGTCGATTTGACGGGTTATAGCTAAGCGTCCATCTGTCAGAATTCCCTCAATGGCATACCCACGATCTTTAATTTGCTCATATTGTTCAGGCGTAACAACACGAGTATCACGCCATTTGCGCCACTGTTTCCCATAAACGGGGCCGAGATCACCATTTTCGTCAGCCCACTGATCCCAAATTGATACACCATTCTCATTGAGGAAGTGAATGTTGGTAAGCCCTTTGAAATACCATTCAAGTTCTACCAATAATGGCTTTTGGTTAACCGTTTTACCGGAGATCATTGGAATAATGCCACCGTCCAAGTGATAAAAACTTGGAATGAAGCAAAGCCCGATTGTGCCAATACCAGTTCTGTCTGCACTGGACGAAAGGCCAAATTGAGCTATATCTGAAACGATATCACGATATGATTCATCATTGAGAACCGGGAAGTTATTCTGGCTAGTTGATTTATTTGATTCTGTCATTTTAAATTATCACCGTACTCATTCACTTACTACATTTTATATAAGTTAGTTAAGTAGCAAATAAAAAAAAGCGCACTTGTTAAGCGCGCTCAAGGATAGTATTTACTATAAAAAGTCTGTCAATAGTGGTAATTTTATTACCGATAACAGTAAATAAGGCATAACAAATATTAATAGGTATCTATTTACTTATCAATGATTATTTTATAGAGAATTGCATTGCTCGATAAAAGGCATCAAATCAACTGGTGTATAACTCGGTGACTTCAATATCTTACCGTCTGAAATACGATAACCGATCACCCCATCACGAGAGAGACAGGTGCGGAATGCTAAATCTGCCGGATTGTATTTACAGTTAGCAACCTGACTTTTGCGAGTTTCTGTGTCAGCAGACCACAACTTAGACATGTTAGATTCATGAATAGCCTGAGTCAGCCCATACAGAGGTACACCACTTAAATGCAATACGTGCCGGAATACAACCAGACAATCTGAAATGTAATCTGGCAAACAAGAAATTCCCTCACATGCGGAAACTCCCTCACCAGCGTCTAAATAATCAGCGATATCAACAAGCAAACCAGCCGTAGTAATAGCTAAATTAAAGCCTGTCTCTAAATCTCTCACAAAGCACGATCCGGTTTCAGTTGCCATTATGTTGAAAACGGTTTTTGCACCTAATTGGGAATGGTCGAGTGATAAGGCATGGCTCATTGAATTTTTTATAACAACAAGAGTACCAACCAGCACATAAACAGTGTCACCTACAGCATCAAGAATTTCCTTAGCATTACCTTCATCAAGCGCAGTTAAGCCTTCTTCGGCTTCTTCACGAATCAAATTGGCACGTAAGTACAGCATTTCAGATGTTATTTCTGTTTCGTCTATCGGGTGACCAAAAACCTGATGAAACTCCTTCACCAACTCATAGAGTGGTTTAATGTGGTTGTTAATAGCAATTGCAGTTTTATCAGTGGGTTTTAGGCTAAGTGTCGGGTTATTGATCTTCATTAAGTTATTTTCAAATATAAGATATTTTTGTTAATTAGATATTGTTAATAACAATAAAGAGTGACAGAGGCAGTCACTCTTTTATGAGCGGTAGTTGGGTTAGATTTCAAAGCCAGCTAAAGCACCAGTACTTACTTGAGAGTCAATCTGACCTGTTAAATAGTCGGCCTTTTCAGCCTCTTGAGGGGCAACTTGTACATTGTCAGATAACAGCCAGCTATCCATCCACGGTAGCGGATCGCTTTTCACATCATCAAAGATAGGGGTAAAGTGAATACGTTTCATAGCTACATTTGAGCGGTGCTTTACGTATTTCTTCAACATATCAGCGTTCAGACCAATCATTGATCCGTCTTTAAACAGATATTCAGCCCAAGCCATTTCCTGCTCGGCAACAGACTTCATTGTATTAATAACAAACTGGCGATTACGTTCGGCTATACGCTTCCACATATCGCCCTCACGACCGGAATACATCAGTTTGATCATTTCCTGAGTGACGTGACAGTGAAGAGCTTCGTCACGGGCAATAAACTTCATAATTTTGGCATTAGCTTCCATCACACCGCGTTCGCCAAATGCAAACGTACAAGCGAAGCTCACATAAAAGCGGATAGCCTCAAGGGTATTTACAGCTACCAATGTTTTAAACACTTGTTCATGAATTGTCTCAACGCCGTATTTGCGTTCAAATTCCTCAATACCGAGATATTCACGAGCAACAAAGAGCTTAATAAGTTTGTCGTATTCCTCTGAAACAGATGCGGCACGAGTCAGAATCATTTCGTCTTCAACAATGCCATCAAAGATAGTGTCGGGATCATTAACCAGATTACGAATGATGTGAGTATAACTACGGCTATGAATGGTTTCAGAGAATGACCATGTTTCTATCCATGTTTCCAGCTCCGGCAATGAACAAATTGGCAGGAAAGCAATGTTTGGCGCACGACCCTGCACTGAATCCAACAGAGTTTGATATTTTAGGTTAGAGATAAAAATATGGCGTTCATGTTCCGACATAGCTTGGTAGTCAATACGATCCTTACTTACGTCCACTTCTTCTGGTCGCCAGAATAGACTTAATTGACGCTCAATTGCTTTTTCAAACAAGCGATGCTTTTGTTGATCGTAGCGAGCAACGTTTACGCTTAATCCGAAAAACATTGGCTCTTTAGTAGCATCATTCTTCTTTTGTCGGAATACGGAATAACCTGACATACTTTTTCCTTTAAATTTGGTGTTCTTATATTCTTAATCAATCAATTAGGTGTTCAAGACGAATAAAAAGGCGGGTTTTCACCCACCTTAAAGTAGCAATTAGAATCGGTTAGATTTTGCAAGAGTCGCCACAATCGTCACCGGCTGGAGCAACTGGGGTTTCGCGCTCATCTTCTTCGCCAGAACGGTCACGGGTGTTGTGGTAATACAGTGTTTTCACTCCCATTGAATAAGCCATCAGCAGATCACGTAATAACTCCTCCATCGGCACACGTCCGTTAGGATAAATTTCAGGGTCATAATTGGTGTTAGCAGAGATAGACTGGTCAACAAACTTCTGCATGATCGCAACTTTGGTCAGATAACCTTTGTTTCCGCCCATCTGCCACAGGTATTCATACTGATCTTTTAGCAGTTCATATCCCGGCACGACCATTTTCACTGCTCCTTCTTTGCTCATCTTCACAGAGACAGGGCCACGAGGCGGTTCAATACCGTTAGTGCTGTTTGTAATTTGGCTAGAAGTTTCACATGGCATCAAAGCAGATACAGTTGAGTTACGCAGGCCATAGGTTTTGATATCCTCGCGTAACGCTTCCCAATCCATTTTCAGAGGTTCAGTAACGCCACCTGTTATCTTGTCTAATTGCTTACGATAGTGGTCGATAGGAAGCTCGCCGTTCGCATAGCGAGTATCACCAAACATAGAGCATGCACCGAACTCTTTCGCCAGACGGTTAGATGCTTTTAACAAGTAATACTGGAAAACCTCAAAAGTGTCATGAACAAACTGATCCCCCGCAGAATCAGAATACTTAAATCCATTCTTCGCCAAGTAATAAGCAAAATTGGTCACCCCCACACCTAAGCTACGGCGACCTTTTGTAGAACATTCTGCCGCTTTCAATGGATAGTTTTGATAATCCAGTAACACATCAAGAGCCGCGACCAATAGATAGGAAAGATGTTCAAGTTCACTGAGGTTATCGATTCCACCTAAATTAAATGCAGACAGAGTACATAGAGAGATTTCTCCGTTAGGATCGTCCGCATATTCCAATGGTTTTGTAGGTAATGCTATTTCCATACAGAGATTGGATTGGTGAATCGGCGCAAAGGCAGGATTAAATGCACCATGCGTGTTCATGTGATCTACGTTAGCAATGTACACACGACCAGTAGAGGCACGTTCTTGCATCAAGGATGAGAAAAGCTCAACAGCTGGAACAGAAATCTTCTGAATATTTTCATCTGATTCTGCCGCTTCATACAAACGGGCAAATTCAGTTTGATCAGCAAAAAATGCTTCATAAAGACCGGGCACAACATTCGGGCTAATCAGTGAAATGTTTTTACCGTCAATCAGGCGCTTGTACATATAACCGTTGATCATTACGCCATAATCCATGTGACGAACACGGTTTTCTTCAACGCCTCTGTTGTTCTTTAACACTAACAAGCTTTGGGATTCTTTATGCCACAGTGGATAAAATGCCGTTGCTGCTCCACCTCGAACGCCCCCCTGAGAACAGGATTTCACCGCAGCTTGGAAATATTTAAGAAACGGAATTACCCCCGTGTGGTTCGCTTCACCACCACGAATTTCGCTACCAAGAGCACGAATAGCGCCGAAACCAAGACCGATACCGGCACGTTGAGAGATGTAACTAACGATAGCGGCTGCGGTTGCGTTAATTGACGGCAGGGAATCACCAGTCTCCATAACCACGCAAGAACTGAATTGACGGGTTGGAGTACGCAAACCTGCCATGATCGGAGTAGGTAAAGACAGTTTGAAAGTTGAAGTAGCATCATAGAAGTCTTTTACCATTTGCAGACGGGTATCTTTCTTCCAGTTTTGAAAAAAACACATAGCCGATAACATGTAGACATGCTGCGGAGCTTCATAAAGCTGACCAGTAACGCGATTCTGAACTAAATATTTTCCCCGTAGCTGAACAGTTGCGGCATAACCAAACAACTCATCACGATCAGGCTCAAGGTATTCACCAAGTTCTGTAATTTCTTTTTCAGTGTATTTTGTCAGTAAATCTTTATCGTATTTATTAATGGCAACGATTCGCTGAATGTGTTCAAACAGGTCAGGATATTCATAGCCACCAAAAGCTTCCTTGCGAATTAGGCCAATGTTAAGGCGAGCAGCTACTTTGCTGTAATTAGGGGAATCAACTGATATTAAGTCAGCAGCAGCTTTTACCATAAGGGAATGAATATCAGTAGTTTTAACTCCATTCTGTGCGCCTATATGCACTTTCATAGCAATAGCAGATGCACTTACACCATCAATACCTTGTGTACCATACATAGCAACACGATTGAATTTTTCAGTATCGAACGGTACTTGCGATCCGTCACGTTTAGTAACTACTAAGGTCATACATATTTCCATTAATTTGATAAATTTTAAAGATAATAGGTAAGTATTTACCTATTATCAACCACACAAAAACTATATATTGTGTGGTTGATTTTTAAGTAACCAATATATTGGGCTAGCTAGATAAGAGAGGATAGAACGGAGGCTACTTGGCGATACTGATCGGTTTGTATACCGGTATGAATTGCAGCAATGGCATCGGCTAAGTGCTCATTTTTATTAACCAACTTAACTTTGCCTTTTTCTTTACGAGTTAACCACGGGGCTTCTGGGTGTTTTTGGGTAGCCCATGCAATTATTTCTTCTTTAGTCGTGGTCTTTTTATCGGCAACAAACTTTTTGATTTCAATAGGTGTAACCTGAATTAGTGGCTTATCAATACAAGCCAGAACGCCAATACAAATACCGTATGATGTTTGTGCCCGACTTGACTGGCTGCCAACAGGTAACTCGCAGAATATTAATTGAGCCTGATCTATAATGGGTTTTGCCTTTTTCCAAATCTCCGATGCACGACGGAGATCGTCACTGTTCACCCGAACAGACTTTTTGGTATCGCCTGATTCTGTTTGCGTCAGCTCCATGCGTTCAATTTTCACAACCGTGTTATTTCCGATATCCAGCTCTCCAAAAACAATACCAAAATTGGATAGAGAAGGGTCGATACCGACTACTTTGATAATTTTATTCACTGTGTTACCTGTGTTTTTTAACTAAAAAGAGCCAAACTCAAACGCTCTGCCGTTAACAGCAATACTCACAATGGCGTCATCAATAATGCTTCTTTCCGATACCTTAGCTATTTCAATTTTTGTAGTTTCAGGTGCTTTTGTGACTGAATTAAATTTTTCGGAGTTAAGTTGTTCTGACAAGGAGTAGTTTCGTGACAAAGTAGCAATTGCGTTTAAATCCTGAGTGAGTTCAGAACAATCATGCTTTACCTCTACTTTAAAGATGAAGTCACCACACGTTACCCCGTAAATATTGTCTGTATGGTTTGTACAGCGTTTTTTGGAAACCGATAGCCCACTGGTATAACTGGACTCAAAAAAGTTTCTTTTAAGTGTTTCTGTGAGCTTTTCAATTGCAGCATGATAATGAGTTTCCATTTGTAGTGTTGCGTTTAAATCAAGGTGATTGATTTCCTCAATCAGAACACGTCGGTTTTCTTGAATATCTTTTCCGTCTCTGTCAGTCAGGATCGGCATGATGATATATTCGCTTTTTCCATCAAGTACCGTATGCACACGGTGGAAATGAAGCATTAGAAGCTCTTTCCCCTCTAACATTTTCATCGATAACCAACTATCAACTTTTTCAATAGCTGCGGATGACATAACTTTTTGCAATAACAGCTTGGATATACGCCATTTGTCAGGAGTAATAGCAAAACTGCCAGTGGCGTCTGATTTTTCAAACTCCATTCCAGCCTCTGCTACACATAAATTTTCATCAATTGAATGGGAGTAAGCGAAAACCGGAATCTCTTTCACGTTCATTAAGTTGTAGACTCGGCTTAGATTGATTGCATCAGCAACAGCTACCGCCGAAGCAATGGCAGATTCGATAGGTAACTTAGTTGACATAAGAACGACCACCTTTTGATTCAACAGTGATTGTTTCCCTGAACCATGACTTCATTTCCTTGTGGGAAATAATCATCACTGTGCCACGCTCACGAGCCTTAACTTCAAGAATTGCCATTAGACGTTCCAAACCTGCTACATCTAATGCATCATCAATTTCATCACCGATGAATAATTGGATGTTCTTAGTTGCGCGGTTAGCAACGAGATCTTGTAATGCCAGTGCGGTAGCAATACGGACTTTACGCTTTTCACCACCAGATAAACCGGCAAAAGACTTAGACGCCCCCTCTTTGGAAACTGCAATATTAAATTTATCTTTAATTTCGCCTTTTTTGGTAGTTTCCATCGTAGACCAGATTGCTTCGATAGAACCGTCAGACAGCGTATTAAGATATTCCGCAGTGCGGGAATTTAAGAAAGGTGTAACATTAGATAAAATATGGCTTCTGACACCGGAAGGAGAAAAGACTTTCCTCGCGTGTTCTAACAAGAAACATTCTCCATCTAAAATTACCTTGTTCTCTTTTAAATTCTTTAAATTATCTTTTAGGAGCAAGGCTTCTCTTTTGGTTTTTTCAATGAGTACGGTGAATGGGTTAGTTTCAGCTTCAATCTCTTTTAATTTCTCAGTTTCTGCCTTGTAATAAACTTCGGCGGCTTTCTCATTGGAAGCTGATTTTTCAATATAGGTTCGTTGCTTTTGAAGATGAGCAATGTTTTCCATTTGAACATCAATGTTCGGGCGGGAGGTTTTTAAGATTTCCAGCTTTTCCTCTGCTTTTGTGAGCTGGTCGGTGATTATGTTAATCACCGGTATAAGCTCAGCAGTAATGGTAGCCATATCTGTTCTAGCCTTATCAACATGACCTTTTTTGACAGTCGCCAAATCGCTTTCACAGTAAGGTTTACCACATTCAGAACATGGCACACCGACTTGAGCCACAACTTCCGTGGCATTGGTCATAGCACGTTTAGCCTGTGCTTTTAGACGATCTATTTCACTCTGTTTAATCGTCTGCATTGAACGAGTTTTAGCAATGGCAGACTCAAGTTCACTGACCTTGCGATCATGTTCTGTTACGCCAGAAATTTCAGTATGGATGGCGGTAATTTTTTCATCGATTGATTCGAGTGATGGGTTATCTCTATTGGACAACTGTAATTCGACCAGATTAATTTCAGCCAATTCAATGGATTTTTTTACCTCTGCAATACGTACCTTACGTTGCGATTCCCATTTGGCAGCAGAGTGTTCAGTTTCCTCGGAAGTTTCCAGGGCACTGATAAATGCACGGCCGGCAACAGTAATTTTCCCATCAACACCGTCACGTTCAGCAAGTTTTGCGTTATGCCGATCACGAGCTATTTCATACGAGTAGGTAAGACGATCAACCCCAGCAGCTTCTTCAACAATAGCTTTCAAATTCTTGTCGGTCATGCCCGGTAAATCAGGCATGTTTTCCTGACTGGCATAGATTGAAGCCAGAAATACCTCTTTGGAAGCGCCTATCAGTTTTTCGATAAACTCCTGAGTGAGCTTGTCAGTACCTTTTGTCAGATCACCATCTTCACAAGACACTATCAAGCGGTTCTTATTGGTAGTATGAGCACGGTGGTGCATTATGGAATAACGTTTGCTGTCTTCATTTTCAATTACGATAGAAACTCGGCAATTCTTTTCAAACCCTGTGCTTAACACATCATCAGCTTTCAGACCATTAGCTGTTTCACCGTAAAGCCCCCAACATAAGGCATTCATCAAAGTGGATTTGCCTGAGCCGTTACTGTTGGCTGATGTATCGTCTGTATTTTTACCTTGAATCAAGACCAAGCCACGGTCATTCAATTCAACTTCTGCTTCTGCAATACGCATGAAGTTTTCAACAGTCATTTTGATGAATTTCATTATGCTTTTCCCTCTGCTTGGGATAACACGTCCTCACATACCGCTGTCAGTTTTGCCACATCAATAGAGGTATCTGATTTCCCTATAAGCGCACAATAATTACCGACAGATTCTTTAAGGCTGTCGATCTTGGTTGTTCCCGCCGTAGCAGAACCAACACTTACCAGAGAGGCCTCTTTCGTAAAATTACGAGTAATACCACTTGCTCCTAGCAGCTTTGCCATTTCTTCTAACTTCTTGCCGTGTTCATCATCTTTGATGACAGCGCGAATTCGGACGTAATTGCCTTTCACCATTTCAGGAGTAAGTTCGTTATCTAATTCAAGGAAAATAGGGGCTTTAGTTGCATGTTGGCTATATGTTCCATCTTGATTAATCAGCATATAGCCAGCGGTAGTGCCGATATCTCCCCAGTTTTGATGGGTCAGTGCCCCAACCGAAATAACACCGGGAATAACTTCTTTGTGGTTGTGATAATGACCAGAAAGAACATAGCGAAAACCCAAACCGTTAAACTCTTCTGCCTCCATACCTACATCTGGCATACCGGGGATCGCTTTATTAATTGAAGTATGAATAATCAGATCATTTGGTACTGATATATTGATGGTTTTCGCCAGTTCTTTGACTGTGTTCAGTAGCGATTTATGGTCGCTATACCAGCTAATCATGTGAACCTTTACACCATCAATATCAAATGATTGTGGTGCCTTAGAACAGACAATATTAGCGCCTATTTTTGAAAATGAAGCTGAAGCATTTGCTGAGAATACAGAGTCGTTAGTTTCTAGATCGTGGTTACCAGCAAGGATATATACCGGCAAACCGAGTGTATTGATGATTTTGTTATACAGCTCTGATGTGAAATGAAGAACTGTAGGCGCAATGGAGCCACGAACGTGAAAAACATCACCTGCATGAAATAACGCTTTTGCATCGGCCTCTTTTGCTGCGACAGCTGCTTCCCAAGTAGCATCCAATTGAATTTTTAGGCGAGAGTTCATTCCATTGTGCGAAGTGGTCGCAAAGGCATCCCAAACATGGTAATGCGTGTCAGATATTAATCCGTATAGCGCTTTTTTCATTTAGCTTTACCTTTATGTAAGTATTCATATACATATTGAAATTAGGATAATAACAGAATAGAAAAGGCAAAGAAGAAAGAAAATAAGTTGCTATAGGTGTTACGCGCCTTTAGAGAGAATTACTGGTTGCGATGCCGTGATAGATTAATCACGTTCGATTGTATGGTTTCAGGTGGATCACCGAGTTTCCTATCTATCTCATCGATAAGTGAATGACTAATTTTTTCAATATAGATAGCGGTTAATTTGGAATCAGGTTTTAAAAAGTGGCCGTAGGACTTTTGAATAACAGTTTTCACTTCATCGATAGATTTGCCTCCCATAGCAAGATGGTTGAATTGAGCGTGTATCTCAAGCATTTTATCGATAGAACCTGAAACAACGCTACGTACCATTCCAAACCGGAGGATTTCACCTGTTTTAGAGTCAGTCAGCGCAATAACTTTTCCTTTTACTAATCGTTCTTGCCATGTAGTACCTGCCCTTAGCGTATTAAACATAGGGTGTTCTAAGCCAGTGTAGGGCGCATTAAATGAGATAGAGGGTACAAATCTAGCACAAGTACGTATGGTAGCCTCTGCATAGCTCTGAGTGAGTTTTAGCGAGCGTTGGAGAGGGCAGTTAGATATGATTGAGCAAATCCGACAAAGATGATCATTTCTAGATCGCAGAGACTCAGGTTCAATAGTATAGACACCTGTTTCTAAGCGTCTGATTCTTTTTTGTTTCTGTTTAAGATCGATCATTGATTTGCCTTATTTTTCTTTCTGTTTAAGCGCTATAATCGTATCTGAAAAAAATAAGGTTGTACCAAACAGTGCCTTATATTCTGAGTAAATTGGGTAATAGGTGGTCAACATTGGTTTTTTAGTAAATGTTATTCATAGATAATCTATTAGTATAAATCTTATAATTCCATTATAGAACAAATAGTTAATTTTAATTTTGGAATCAAAAAGTAAGTTATTCATATTTTCCACAGGATAGTTCCAATAATAAGACCCTGAGAGATCCATTTAAGATCATAAGAGATCCCCGTAGCTGGAATCCAGCGCCATGTAAGGCTTTAGAATGGATCTGTGACCACTATAAAGAGTAATTCAACCACTGTTGGCAGTACTTATGACTACTATAGAGAGATAATTGCCCGCTGTAGATAGTAATTACGACCACTATAGTGAGTAGGGAAAAATTCTATCCACAGAGCAATTACGATTTATTCAACGCAGTTGTTGAATGGGAAGACTCGGTAGAATATAGAAATATGGTCATTATATTAATAATTTTTGTTGTGGTACACTGATATAACCTATCAACAGATTGATTATTAATCATTTTATTTGGTGCATTAAAGTGCTTCACTTTTTTTTAAACTTGTCTACATGTATTCTGTCTGGGTATATTTTTTTTATATCTCTTCGTGCTTATCGTTCAGCTCCCCCACTGGAAGAAAAACCCCTAAAAGTTATTTTATATTCCATAGCTATTGTTTTATCAGGGTTTTTAGCCTTTACTACTTTTAAATGGTTGGTATTTGGTAATAATTACGTAAGTGAAACTAAAAGCTACCTTGAAGATGAATTGACTGGGCATGACGATAACCCGATTTTCTTATCAGCTATGAGGGCTGCAAGAAAAGCTACAGGATTTGAGTTAACTGATATTGACGTAGACCACGTATGGGGTGGTAAATACTATTTTCATGATAGAAAACTTCCATTTAATATTTATGAGGTTAACGTTAAATGGAAAAACAGGGCAGAAGATGTAGTCGAACGTGAGTGCTTTATGTTTTCTTACGCGAACGACGACGAAAACGGTTATTTGAGAAAAATGCGCTTTTTAGATGGTTGCTCTAAAGAAGAAAAGAACAAATGGGTTTCTAAGGTAAAAGATAGTTTAGAAGAATAACAAATCACTTATCGAATCTAGTGGGGCAGGCTATAGTCCCACTCCTAATGATGATCTTCCCAGCTAAGTAGCGTTTCACAATCTTACTCGCCATAAAACGCACTTCGGTAAATGCTATCATATGACCACTATAGCGAGTGCTATGACTACTATAAAGAGTAAATAAACCTTTATAGCATGTGACATGACCGCTATCGATAGTAATAATACGCGATGCTCGACTTTAACATCCTATAACGTTGGCTTGTTGAAGCCAGTCGCGCTGACTTTTACCTTGTTTAAAATTGGCAAAAATACCCAACGTGTGAGAAAGCAGTTTTCTGGCAATTCGATTACTCAAATGCCACAAATCCCGTGCCCAGCATTTCTCGATAGCAAATTGTCCGGCAAGTTGACCAATCACGGTTTCAATTAAACGGCGTTTGGCATTGATCATGCTTCTCGTTTCCTTGGGAAGAGGATCATCCATATTGGCACGCATCGGCGTAATCATCTCAATGCCCTGCTTCTTCATTTCCTGTTTAAATTCAATACCTAAATAGCCTTTATCACCGAGTAGATACCCTTTTATCGGGGCGGCTAAATCCCAGGCAGCTTC